TATGCCGCCGGATTTTCTCAACCAGCGGTTCAAGTTCCGGGGAAAGTTTCAGGTTCCCACCCGCCATATCACTGCACCTCCTGCAATTCGTCGAGACAGTCCGCAAACAGTTCCCGCAATTTTTGCCCATGCTCGTTAGAGGTAAGCAAAATGCGGTTGAGTTTGTCAAATTCGCGCCGGTCGTCAGGCGCGTCATAACCGTATTCGTCGATCATGTCCCACACGTCGCCGCAGTCAAAGCGGGAATCCACCGATGCGCACGCCAGAATGTTGTAATCGGACGGCTCATGGCGCGGGGATTTCTGCGTGTTGGCAAAGCTGTCTCCGAACGCGAAGGAATACCCGTGGTCGCCGCGCTCCAGCGTAATTTCCCACACGTTGCGCGGTTCGCGGTCATACGGGAAGTACCGCATTTTTCCAACAAAATGCCGGCGAATCTTCACGCCCCATTTGCGCATGAATTCGCCGGCCTGAGCGTCGTATTCGGTTTTGTAACGCTGCATGGTTCATTCCTCCTCCCTGTGCCACTGCAGTCCGCGCGCCTTATACAGCGGAATCCAGTGCTCGTCCATGAAGCTGTAACCGGCTCCATCGATGCCGAAGAGGTAGCCGAAATCCTCCTGCTCGTAGATGCGGAAGCCACACTCGGCCATGAGCTCCAGCCCGTCTTCTTCCTCAAGCCAGTAATCGTCCTCGGAATCGCCGAACGACCACATCGTGCCCCACATGGGGAGATAATCCGCGTCCTCATCTCTGCGGCCGGGCGTAATTTCCCGCACCTCGTCGGGGTCAAGCCGTATCAGCTTTTCAACTACCGTAGTGGGCACCGCGTTAAATGAATTCACCCACGCGGTCGCAGCTTCTCGAATCGTATTGTACATCATGGTTATTTCTGCTCCTTCCACACGTTATAATCCTGCGCCTTCATGACTGCCCAGCCGCCGTCCACCTTGACGACAACTTCATCGCCATAGGCGAATTCTTCCGCTTCCTTGCGAGTTGTAAAAATCATCATTGCGATATCCTCCCTTTGTCAGGTATGCACGTTATACTGGCTATGTCCGCGATAATCCGAATAGATCAGCCCGCCGCAGATTCCACGCTTGCCGTTCTCGCACGTCTCCACGAAGTAATAATCCTGCGCGCCGTCCGGGTACAGCGTAATGGTCGCGCCCTCCCAGCCAAACGCCCGCGCCAAGGCTTTGCTGAACGCGCGCCGCATGTGTGGGTTCTGAGGAACATGGGCGCTCTGCGCCAGTTCAATCCGCGCCCTGCCGCTCCGATTCTCCGGGACGAACAGCTTCAAGGATTCCTGTTCGCCGGTGATGAGCTGTTTCAGCGCCGCGCGGTCTACGCGAAGGGTCTGCGTTAAACACATACCCTTGTTGCCGCCGACACTGCTCACCCAGCACAGCTGCAGGGTTCCCGCCGGAGTGATGCGCAGCCAGTTTCCGCAATCAGAATCGTAGAATTCGTCGCCGGTATTTGAAGCCAGCCATTTGCCCAGCCGGTCTGCGTTGATTAAAAAGCGGCCGTGCCGCCCGTCCAATTTTGCGCAGGTGCTCAGCGCGATGAATTCGCCGTCGCAATCCCGGCGCAGTGTGGCCAACATGGAATTTCCGTAAATGGACATGGTTATTTCCTCCTCCGTTTAATTTCGATTTCGTCCCAGTTGTTGCCCAGCTCCGGGTCAAGCAAATGTTCCCGCCATGCCTGATGAATCGCGTCCTTGCGTGTCGGCGCAAACACGCTGCGCTTGCGCTCTCCGCCGGCAATGGTAACGTCGTAGGTTCCGCGATTATTGGAATTTTCGCGATTATCCAGCCCGAAAAGGTCTGCCGTTTTGAGATTGCTCATTTTATTCCTCCTAACCAATCGTCTCCCGCATTGCTCAGCGGGTTCAACAGCCAGATTCCGTCCTCGTCCACCGACACGATTAACAGCCCGCTGCGATGTTCCGCGATGTCCCACGCATGCTGCGGGCAGGTATTATAGGCCGCCGACGCGGCCATGCTCAGCGCCAGATACAGCGCGGCAAGTTTCGCAATCATTCCATCCGCCCCCTCCAACTGCGAATTTGCCCGGCGTTATGGCTGAACACATTGCCGAATACCTCCGCGCGGACTTCTCCGCCCTGCCGGGTGTAGACGTGCATATGCGTGACCGCCCAGATTCCGCCCACAAAAAATGCGCCGGTCATCAGCACGATCACCAGCGCCACCGCTCCAACCTTGCGCCCAATTTGCGCAGATTCCCAGATTTTTCGCATGGGCTATTCCTCCTCTTCCTTTGCGCGCTCTTCGAATTCCGCGAGAAACTCGCAGAGCTTTTCGGCTTCTTCGATGCTGCATTTGTACTCTTGCATAAGCTCTTCTTTGTCCTCTTTGCGCCAACCGCCGTCATACAGATATGCCGCGCTGGTTTGGAGGACGATGTCCTTTTCACTCATGGGGTTCCTCCTTTGTTTTGCTGTGCTGAATTAATTAATTAGTATTGCTAAACAAGAGGGTAAAAAATAAGACCAGCATCATGGCTGGTCTGGTTTGGTTTCGTCAGACGGTGATAGATAACCGTCGGCGATGAGCTGCTTTGTCAGTGCGGCTATAATATAACTGTTAGTAGAATTGCCTGACGCAACTACATTTTCCAACGCTGCAGGGATACCTGTCTTATTCAACACACGAATAGTATATTTATGTGTGTTTTCTTTTTTCCAAGCTTCATTAGACACATCAACCGCCCCCAATCATAAGGGCATTATATCATGGCCGTCCCGGCAAAGTAAACCCCCTTCAACATCCGGGCAGATAGTGCATTTGGTTGAAAGCTCCCGCGCCGCGTCAAGGCATGCACTTTATGCGGGAGAAACAACGGCTTCAAGCTGGCATCAGAATAACCCGCATCGCAGCCTATTCGAATGAAACCGCCGCCGCGTACAGAAGTCGGGTTCTCTCACCACGCCGCCACTCATACACTACACGCCCGGCCGCAGCTCGCAGAATGCAAGCCTATATGCAGCCTCCTATGCCATGTTTTCATGGCGGTACGTGCCCGTGTTTAGCCAAACCAGCAACCGCTTAACCATGCGGTCAAGCAAATGCCACGCCCTTCTGTACACCGGTATTCTGTTATCAAGGTTCGGTTGATTTTGGTTTTCATCCGCGCTGTAATGGGTCATGGAGTTTGGCTATACGACAATCGTCGAACCATGATAGCGCGGGCAATAAAGGGATTGCATTCAACCGCCGCGGAGTTTGGTTATACAGCGTTCGCTGAACCGCGGAATTTAAGGTTTCCTGCGACGGCCGCAAGGGCCGTTTCGATTGCGAACCACACAATCATCATCAGGCAGGGTTTCAGGCAGCGACGTTCTGAGCATACCACTCAGGCAGGGAAGGGAATTCAAACTTTCCGGCCGGAGCGTCCAGCGGCTTTTTCAATTCGGCATAGTCAAACTGTCCCTTTGCAATGCGCTTACAAATGTTGTACTCGCTGCGTTTCGCCTCAATTTCAGGCGCAAGCTGAACCTTTTCAGCCTTTTCGCGCGGTTTGCGTTCAGGTTTCGCCTTTTCATCCATGTGTTTCGCGTCAACAAACACATCAGACGCAGCAGCAGCGCGGACAATCGAAGGAATGTTTTTCATGTCGATATGAATCGCGCAGGTTTCCTTTGTTACTTTGATTTTCGCGCAGGACATGCGCACAATTTCCTCCGGAACATGGTAACGAATTTCGTTCATGTCCAGCATGGTGAAATAGGTTTCGGACAGGTTCGCCATAATGGCGACCATATCGGTTTCGGGCTTTGCGCGCAACAAGGCGGAGAAGTAGTCAATGCAAGCATTGCGGTAACGGATTGCGGCATTCCCGGCCAGGCGTTTCTGTTCGGTTTTAGAAATGGTTTTCACGGTTTCGTTCGCGTTCATCGTTTTACTTCCTTCCTGCCCTCTATGGGGCGGTTCATTGTGGTGTTGGGGTGTCTGTCCCCTTGACGATTGCCATTATAGCAAGGTGTCTGTCCCCTGTCAACCCCTTCACGCAAATTTTTTTTCGAATTTTCGCAACTTTTTTGTTTCGCGGCGGTTCTTTCATTATATAGCAAAGGGAATAATGTTAGATATATTTAACTGGTATTATAATGCAATATAATGAAGGGATAGGGAAAAGATGAAGGGAAGGGAAGGAAGGGAAGGAAGGGAAGGCAGGGAGGGAGGAAGGAAGGGAAGGAAGGGAAGGAAGGCGAAGGACGGCGAAGGACGGCGAAGGCAGGACGGCAGGGCATCGGGGGAAAACGCTTTATCAGGGTAGAGCGCTTCCCTCCGAGGGGTGGAGGGGTGGAGGGGTGGAGGGGTGGAGAGGTGGAGAGCCAAGGCAGACGCTTCAGCAAAGTGAAGCGCTTTGGGCTGGACTACGTTAAATATTTAACGAAAAGGTAAACAGATGTTTACTGTTGTGAACAATTAAATGAGTGTTTAATTGTTAAATAAATAACTATTGCCATGATGTGAACGCTCGTTTACCTAGGGCGATGCTAGACATTCCCTGCCATGGCTTTTATTCGCTTTATTGTGTATCGATATATATCATATTTATTTGAAAAAGTATGGGCAGGGACAAAAAAATAACAGGGCATAACAGTATATTATGACCTGTTATTGTATTTACGTTTGTGGCGTGTGGCGGCCTTCTAAATCCCCCATGCCTGTTACATATCAACATATTTTCGCATTTTCTCTCGTGAACTCTCACAACCTTTCCTCACTTCGCGCCAGCTGATCTGGCAGAATGCCTTGCCTTAACCCATTTCGCCGTGAATTGGTTATAAAACTATATTATAAAATGACCGCTGAAGCCCCCTAAAATGTCTCCCAATTCCCCTGAAAAACGTCCAAAAATTGCCGTTTTTGCTTCGATAAATATCAAAATAAATTTCGGCCTTGACCGTTGTTGGATATGTCGGGGGTGGGGTTCAGGCATAACCTTCCCGTTGCAGAGATATTTTTTCTTTGAAGCAGCAGCCCCAAGGCCGAGCCCCCAGAGCGAAGGCCAAGGCTGGGCACCGGTTTGCAATGTGAATTATTTAACAATACTTCTATGGAGTCTGCAGCCGCAAGGGCAAGGGCGGAGTTGGGGTCAGGTTGGGGTTCGGGGCGGTAGACCATAAATCCCTATACTTCAGAGCGTAGCGAATGAAGTTTAGGGATGCCCCTTTTCCTTAATTATAATTTCTTTGGTATATATCTATCTACACTACGTAGTAGTATATACTATTGACGGGGCTAACTCTATTTAGATCACCAAGAAATTGATCGCATAACGCAGGTCTAAATTTGGTATCACAAAAAATATTTTTCAAAACTGAAAAAATGGGCATTAGAATGTTCCCTTTATTAATGATTGATTAAATCAGGGGGACCTGCCATGGAAAACTTTTACGACGTTGTGAACCGCCTCTGCGACCTGTATATCTCATACCGCGGCCGTTACGTGATGATGCTGCCCCAGGAGGGGAAGATCTTCATGCCAAAGACCAGCTCTGGTCCCGCGAAGCTGACCAACCGTGCGGTGTGCCAGCACCTGAACCGGCAGATCGCAATCAGCGTCTTCGCCGGCGCGTATAGCAGCAAATTCATCTGCTTCGACGTCGACTATCCCGATCCGTTCGAGGTGAAGAAGCTGATCGAGATCCTGACCGGGTATGGTGTGCCCCGCGATCTGATTTACGTCAGCACCAGCGGCGGCAAGGGGTATCATGTCGAGATCTTTTTTGACGGGCTCGTGTACACCGAGCAGCTGCGCAAGTTCTACGACTGCGTATGCGTAGACGGCAACTTCGACCCGCACAAGATAGAGTTCAGGCCAACCAGCGGGCAGGCCATTAAACTACCGCTGTCGGTGCATTGCAAGACCCGGCGGGTGTGCTGGTATTTGGATCAGGATACGCTGCAGCCCATCGAGGATCCGGCTTACGTATTGCAGATTCAGCAGATGGCGGTCGCCGATTTCGAAAAGGTGCTGGAAATCCTGCCGCCGCGCAAACCGTTCGATATGCCGGAGAATGAAACAGTTCCCACGCGAAAGATGAAGCGTGCAGACCTGGATCGGCTAGAAGGCGACGGCTATCCCGATTTGTTAGAGCCGGGGCATCGGCATAACACGATGCTGGCTATCGGAATTCATAACCGCTATCGCGGGCTGAGCCAGGAGCGTAATCGCGAGGAATTGCTCGCCTGGGCGGCGCGTCAGCCGGAGGATTTCCTGCTTCAGTCGCCGGCGGCATTGGAGCGCGAGACAGACGATATCATGCGTTGGGTCTACAGCGAGCAGTTCGCCATGAAGGCGGCCGTTGACAGGCCTGTCGTGTTTACACCCAAGGACATTGCGTATTGGGCGGAGCAACCGAATCGAATTTGCCGGCGGCTGATGTTCTTGCTGGTATGGGGCGGGAAGTATTGGAACTGCTGTCAGATGAGTTATGAACGGATTGGGAAGTTCCTTGGCGTTACAGACGTCAGCGCGTCAGGCGCTGTACGAAAAATGGTTGAAGGAAAACAGATTTCTGTGGAGCATGGGCGTGTGCGGATAAAGGACGGACAGCCGGTGCGAACGGCGAATCGGTACTACCTCTTCAGTCCGGAGCCTGATCCGATCGCGTGGGACTGCCTGGCGGACGAATTTACGTTGGAGCCGCAAATGGCTGCTCCTACGCCGGAGAATTTCAAGACGGTTTACAAGGCGGTGCTGCAGGCCATGGTGCCGCAGGCGCGGCTGAAAAAGATTATGGGGGCGAAGGAATATGCCGAAATACAAGCCGATGAATGAAGCTTATGCGGCCGAGCAGGCGCAGAAGTGGCGGGAATTCTATGACGCGAACGCCGCGCTGTTCAAGGCCGACCCCGAAGCGCACAAGGCCGGAGTCCTACAGATGGCGGCGGAATTTGGGGCAGGACTGGATGAGGACGAAGATCTTTCGGCCTGCTATGCGGGGCTGATGGCTTACAACTGTATCCGGTTGGGGCTGAAGCTGCCGGTGTCTAACGGGGAATTTGTAGCCGCTATCCAAGGCGGCGTTAAAAGGGAATAACCCCTTAAAATCGATGGGGTTGGTGTATCCGGAATGAAGAGAACGGCTCCCTTATTCAGCCGTACCTCTTGTTTCTGAAAGCTGTTTCTGCGAATAAGGCGCAGAGAACTTTTATGAATGTGTATACAATGGAGACGCATACGGCCACCGTTGTAATGAATCCAAAGAAGTTCAGGCCGAAGTCCTACACCGCTGCTATGCTGCCAACTCGAATCATTTGTACGATCGAGAGGAGCAGGCTGATGTCATTCGCAGCTTTGTATTTCAGGAGCAAGACGTCGAACAGGGTGGACAGCTTTTCAGAGTGCAGGTTCTACTTCTACATAGGCAAATACCTCCAAATTTATTTGCCAAGGTATGCTATGCGGGAGAGCCCGACAACACGTTTTCTTTATTCTGGATGGGATTGGGTGGGGGAAACCTTGAAAACTGAATAACAATTTGGTTGACACAAAGCAACACGCGACGCTGGATTGCGCCGTTCCCAGGAAACCGGCGGTTTATCCTCAGCAAAGCATTACGATTTTACATTCCCAAAGTATGAGCAATATTTCGATTACTCATGCCGCGGAAATTGGGCAGCTGATGCCGGTTCGTTGCCCGACATCGCAATTGCCCATTCCTAGAGCGTGAGCAATAAGCCTATTACTCCTACCGCGGGAATAATGCAACCGAAGAATGCCAGCAGAAAATCAACCACAGATATGTCTGTACATTCCTTGAGCATAATAGCCAAGGCCAGAAGCGCTCCGACAATGGATATGGCGGAGACAAACAATCCGACGCATGACAGGACAAGGCAAATACAGGCAATGATCTTTTCTTTTTGAAGATTCTACAGATACTACATAGGCAACTACCTCCTGAGATATATTGCCGAGGTTTGCTATGAGGCGTGAACCTTCAAGTTCATTATATCATGCGTTCGTTGCTTTGCGTAGGGTTAGGGGCGGGTAACGTTGGAAACGGAAAGAGGCAACCTCCAGGAAGCTGCCTCTCTGGCTTATTGACTTTGCGGCGGTGCAAATAGAGCACAGAGCAGTTCTATTACAAGCAGCACCTATGCAGCGCAGTTTGCAATTTCCGTAGAGTACCCGGCGCAAGATAAGATAAACTCTATTGCGCCCAATACAGTTTCGGAGGCCACCATTTGCACGATGGACCAGAACAGCGCTATGTCGTTTGCCGCACCGTATTGTATTCCAATGCAAAACAATGTGATGCCAAGGAATACGATCAATAAGTCTTTGTGCCAGGAATTCTACTTCTTCATAGACAAAATACCTCTCTTTTCAAAGTATCGCTGAGGCATGCTATGGGGCGAACCCGGCAAGTTCATTATAGCACATCTTTTCGTTTCCAACATCTCTTCTTTGCTGAGAAACCCTGTTATTATACGGGTTTCGAAAGATATGCCGACGAGGTGGTACAACCTATCTACCTCGCCGGTGGAACTCATTGAACATCATGAATTATTGGAGGAAAACACATGAAACAGGAACATTACACCAATCTCACGGACGCGCACATTGCTTATGAATCTGCGAAGGCGCGGGGAAACGGTATCGCCGGCGCAAAGGAAACACTGAAGAACCTGCTGTTTAATTACGCGCAGGAAATCATTGACGATCTTGGCGGCCAGCAGGCGCTGCATGATAAGATCGCCGATCTGGAGGCTGAGGTGGAGGCGCTGAACGAGGCGCTGGACGAGGCTGATAAGGAACTGGCTGGCAAGAAGAACAAGTAAACGACAACAAACAGAGGAGGTATTCAAGGATGAAAATGGTTGAAGATCGTGAACTGCGCGGGTTCTGGGAAAAGGCTGAGGGCAAGGTTGAGCAGATGCTTTCGCGCATCGAAACGCTCGAAAAGGTGAAGCACCTATTTACCATTCCCGGCACAGATTTTATGACCACACGGCAGGTGGCGGAATATTACGAGGTCGATATCGAAACTGTTCGCAAAGTATATCAGCGTCATAAAGCGGAAATTGATTCGGATGGCACTGCGGTGAAGAAGGCGGCGGATTTTTTAACTGAACCTGAGGTTCAGGTTAAAGATGCAGATAGGCCAACTGGGCGGGAAGTCACGTTAGGGCGCGGCGATGGTAATGTTAGGGCTGGACAGCCTGTCCAGTCCAAAGGTTGTACGCGCGGGGTTACCTCTCTCGAATTCCGCAATGGTGTTGTGATTGAAATCAATAATGGCGGTACCCGCGTCTTTTCCCGCCGAGCTGTTCTTCGCATCGGTATGCTGATGCCGGGCTCGAGGGTTGCAACTGAGGTGCGCACGCAGTTGCTGAATGTGTTTGAGAAGGTGCCCGGCTTCGCTGCGGTTGAAGATCTTGATAAAGAGACGTTTTTGTATAAGCGTATTGGGGAAGCCTTTACGAATGGCAATGTGGTCGAGGCGTCGAGCTACATGACCCAGCTTACAGAGTATCTCAGCCGGAACAACAAAGCGCTCCGCGAGGCCAACAAAAATCTGGCAGACGACAATGAAAGGCTCGATGCTGAGAACAAGGTTTTGCTCAAAGAGGAGATGGAGTGGGACACCCGCAAACTCATCAACGCCGTTGTGCGCCGTGTTGCCGGCATTCGTTTCCCTGATGGCGGGGAATGGAAGTATGGCAAGATGTGGAATTACTGGAAGAGCCTGATGTATAACAAAGAGGGTATCAGCATTGGGCGGCGCCAGGTCGGTTGTAAAGGTTCTTATCTGGACATGCTGCGCGATGACGAGTGGCCGGCGGCAATGAGCTGCACGCTGACGTTTGCGAAGCAATATGGAGTCGATATTGCCGACCTGTTGGCACACGCGAAGGAGGGACTGCTCGATGAATGTAAATGCTGAAGGGTATGTCAGCCTGAGTGAGCCGCGCGTGGTATCGCTTCTGATTTCGGGGAGAAGCAAGCTCGATCCATCTTTTTACCCTGAACTGGCGGCGGTGGGACCCACGGAGTCAACCGGGGTTCCCCGCTTCAACGACGCCGTAATCTGCACATATGCAGATCTCGACCGGCTGATTGGGGAATGCGGACTGTCGAAGGCGGAGCAATATACCGTGAACAAGCTGATGCGCGGCTATACGGTTATGGACATCGCTGAAATAAATAACGTCAAGCACCCGACGGTGAGCGTCTGGTTTCGGCGGGCGGTGCAGAAAATTTGTAAATGTAACGAATCCCGGTGGGATGCTACTTATGTGTCTACGAAAAACTGAACTTGTTTGATATTAATATAAGGGAGGGACTGATTATACTCGGTTACAATATTATTACCCCGAACGGGAAAGTAAAGAAGCTGCGCGTTGCAGACAGCGAACAGAGATCTAAGGCAATAGCTGAATAGATCGAAGTTTGGAAGCAGTATTGCGAAAACAACTGGATCAGCACGCGGCACTATGATCAGCGGACTCCGGAGGATAAGGTGAAGACCTTCCTCGACGGACTTGCATATTTTCTGATGCGTTCCGACACAGAAGGTATCGTGACTGATTACAAGGATATTCTGAATGGTAAGAGGGAAGTCCCGGTATCTTCCTGCCCCCGCAGCGTGGAATATACTCTTTACGGCAATGGCGCTCCGCCCGAAGACGAAGACGAGAGCGGGTTTGGGATTCTGCTTGAGAATCTTGACCGCAAGGCTGAGCGCATGGAGCGGCGCAGAGCTGCGCAGAAAAAGAAGCCGAAACGAGTATCACGCATTGCCCGTTCTGAGCAGATTCGAAATGAGCTCGGAGCGTGTGAATTCTTTTTCCCGGTTGTCGACACAGATAATGAGTTTGAGCTGTTCGGCAACCGATACCATATTTCTTTGCAGGCAGAGCAGTATGGCGTGAAGCAGACCCGTGAGGGCGAGCTTTACGATATGGATCACATTGCGTGCGCTGTAAAGGGCGGAAACGTGGTTGCGTTTTTTGATGCGGACTTGAACCGGATATCGGACGAACTAATCGAGAGGGTGAGCTGAGATGGCAGCGAAGACTGCGGCTGGACTGGTTGCGTTTGTGAAAGAATGGGTTGGGCAGCCTTATTGGTATGGCACGCACTGTCACGATTGCACGACCTCTCTGTTAAAGCGTAAAGCTGCTCAGTACCCGGCTCATTACACGGCAGCGAGGATGCCGCGCTATCGTGCTGATATTGAAGCCGGTAAAAAATGCGCGGACTGTATTGGGCTTATTAAGGGGTATATGTGGATGGACGAAGAAACCGGCAAAGTCCGATATGGGTCGAACGGTTGCCCCGATAAGGGCGCGAACGGGATGTTCTCCTACGCAAAACAGCGCAAGCTGAAATGGGGAACAATCAACACGTTGCCTGAACGGCCTGGTTTGGTGTTGTGGCGCAGCGGACATGTTGGCGTTTATATCGGTGGGGGAAAGTTGGTTGAGGCGCGCGGGTTTGCTACGGGTATTGTTGAGGCAAATGTTGCGGATCGAAACTTCACACACTGGTTTGAGATGCCGGCGCTCGCATATACAGAGCATGATGAACCTGTGAGCAAACCTGTTGCCGTAACAAGGATTACGTTGAAGCGTGGTATGAGCGGCAATGAGGTTCGCATGCTTCAGAACCGGCTGAATGAGATTGGCTATTCCTGCGGGGCGGCAGATGGTAAATTTGGTGCGCTTACGCAGCGGGCGGTGAAAAGATTTCAGCGGGACAACGCGTTGCCGGTGAACGGAATCGCAGATGAAAAAACTTTGGAAAAAATTGAAAAAGTTTTTGCAAAACTGAAAAAATGACCCTCAAAATGTTCCCTTTAATAGTGAACGCAAAAGTTCACGGCGAACATTGACAACTGAATATTGGGCGCTGACAGCAAACACAAGTGATATAAGTTCTGAAAACTTTCAAGTCACTGGTTCCCACCAGTGATTCATCAAAAACATGCGCCCAGTCTTATTACGTTATCCGCATGTAGCTCAGAAAGGTAGAGCAACAGACAAAAAGAAAATGCGCGCAGTTAAAGGTGCGCTGACAGCAAAAGTTATTGGTTCAATCTGTGTGTCCCCGGTTCGAATCCGGGCGTGCGGAAGCGGGCGCTAACAGCAATCTATTTGGAGAAGATTCGTAATCTTTATTTCATAACGCGCCCAGTATTATTCAAGAAACAAGAGTCGCCCTTACCGGGCAGCCCCTGTTTGTTTGCGCCGTTTGGACCTTCTTATCAGGCGAGTTTTCCAGCGCTTCCGCCCAAGTGGTCGTTCCAGCTACGTGGCATATGTCGCAGGAAAGAGCAGCGCCAAGAATTCCCTGGCGGCGCAAACACCTTTTGCTATACTGACAATCGCACGAGGTAACGGAATATAATCCGCCAGGAACGATACGGCGAACGCCGCACACAAAAGGACGACGAGTAGGATTCTCTATGTTTTCATTGGTTTACCTCCATGTAATGTTTTCTCGCCTAATAAAACACACATGCGGCGACCGCGGAAAGCCAGAGCGTTCCAACCCGTACGAACAGTATAGCATATTATGGAGAGATACTCAAGCGGTTTAAGAGGTCGGTTTGCTAAACCGATAGGCCGTAAGGCGCGCCTGTTCGAATCAGGCTCTCTCCGCCAGTAAATAGCAAAAGCCGCTCCTTAACGGAAACGGCTTCCGGTGTTATGTCGTCGTTTTCGCCTTTTCAGGCGGGTCTTCCACTGTTTCTGCGGATTTGTCCATTCAACAAACTTAGTGTACTGAGTCGGAATGACCAACGAAAGAATTTCGTGAACGACGCACAGCGCACCTGCTATGGCTGCCCACCATGACGGCAAGGAGAGAAACTCTCCAAGGAATGGAGTCATGATGGCAAGGCACAGCAGCTATACAAACAGTTTCTTCTAAGTATTCATGAGAAAACCTCCTTGAATTATTTCGCCGCCCTGACAAAATAACCAAGGCTGTTCTTCACAAAACCTCGAAGTATACTGCTGTGCCGTAATTATATCACACATCGCGCGGTAGTGCAAAGGCAGCACGCGGGATTCATATTCCTGCGATCCGGGTTCGAGTCCCGGCTGCGCAATGGCACCTGTGTTCAGAGCCAAATCTATTCTTCTTAAGGCGGCGAGAAGTAAAGCAAGCCACCCCAATTCGAGGTTGGGATAATGCGTTATACGCAAAAGAGCCAAACCTCACCCCGTGCGATTAATGTAACGGTAACATAACGCCCTTCCAAGGCGTTGTAGCGGGTTCAAATCCCGTATCGCACTTTGCCGTCTTAGCTCATTTGGCAGAGCAGCGCTCTTGTAAAGCGCAGGCGCTCGGTTCGAGTCCGAGAGACGGCTCCAGCATCGTGTCGGCGGAGAGTTGCTGCCTCGAGGCCGGCTTTTCATTGAATACCTCCTTTCTGGGCGCCGGGAAACCGGCGTTTGGGGCCGTGACGCAATTGGCAGCGTACTCGCCTTGCACGCGAGAGGTTAGGGGTTCAAATCCCCTCGGCTCCATTTGGACGCTTACAGCAAATATTCTAGAGCAAATTTGTAACTTGCATTTTAGAAACGCGTCCAGGATATCTTGACTTGGGCGGTTGGTGCAATTGGCAGACACAGCGACTTCTAATCTCGCGAGTTGAGGATTCGAATTCCTCACCGCTCACCAACGCCAATGGCCAGAGGCAACAAGCAGAGGGCGCGCAGATGCGTCCTGCTTCGGGAAGCGCTCCCGAGCGAAGCCTTCCGGAGGGTCGTCTGCCGGTTAACCGCGTCGAACCGAAACCGCTGACGCGGATTCCATACAAACATGGCGTTCAGCTTCCTGACGAAAAAGGAAAGCACAGGGGTCGAGTTACGTACAAGACCCCGCATCGCACGAAACGCGAAACGGTATTTTCGCTCCGAGCTTATACCTCGGCTTAGTCAGTTCGACTCTGAATCGTGCGACCACGCTCGTATAACGGGCTATGGCGGGCGGCTTGCTTCAGGTGGGGCCGGGAAGCCGGAATCCCATCAAGGCTTAGCCTCTATCGCATAACAGCTTGGGGCTGTTACTTCAAGCGACCTTCAAGATACCGTTCGATAAGAATACCGACAAGTATCCAGAAAATCTCTTTGGCAATATTGAGCTATGTAGCCAAGATTGAAATCAAGATCATACTGTTTGTTCCTTTCCAGGATTGAGATTTATTTCATCTCTGGTCGCTGACAATTCTTCCCTTCCGCCCGCCCCAACATTTTAACACAAAACGGAGGAACTTTTAATGCTGAAACCTGTTATTTCTATGAATAAGATGTCTATGAACGAATCGATCGCGACCACGTGCTGCTATGTCTGGAACGGCAACAGCCTGCTTGGCGCGGCGACGCTTCCTCACGGCGGCAAGCTTGTAGCGGACGCGAAGACCGATTCTTTTGTCCAGATCGAGAATACTCGCTACCCGCTGAATAGCACATGGTGGGATTATACGGACGGCCATGCTGCAAGCGGCGTGGCTGCACGAAGCGTTGTGACAAAGACCACGGATGGCAAGTGGGGCTATCATGATTATGCTAACCCCGGTGCGTTTACCCTGATGGAGAATGGCCAGGTGACGAAGGAATTCTGCGACCACAAGAATCCGGAGATTTGTCCGTATTTCAAGGTTACAGAATATCTCGGCACGTTCACACACGTCGGCGCTACTTCCGCTCATTATAATCTGACCAGCGGCAACGAATGGCTGGCAGATCATCCGGCGCAGCAGTACATGTCCTGACGAATCGATGTTTCACTGGGCGGCACAACTTCTCTGCCGCCCTCTTTTTGTAACGGTGTTTCATGGATAAAGGAGCAGACAATGAGCAGATTGTTGGAGGAGCTGACGGCGCAGGAAAAAAGAAACCTGATTGGCGTCATTGAGGAAAAGAAAAACGGTCTGAGCGACAAGGATTGGAGCGAGATCGTTGAGGAATATGGCCTTGGCATCAACGCTGAAACGCTACGCAAGGCCGGCGTTGGAATAAAGCTTGCGGCCGACGCGGGAATGCTGGGCGGCGGGCAGGAGAACGGTTTCATCGAACGGCAGAAGATGCGCGACTTGACGAAACAGGTTAACCAGATGTACCGCACGCAGTCTCGCAGTGAACTTTTGCGGGAGACAATTCGCGAGACGGTGAAAGCGCTGCCTTCGGCGGGGCAATACAAATGGACTCCGGTGCGGCTTGACAGCGACAATGGCAATAAGGCGTTGACGCTGGCTATCGGCGACTTTCACTATGGGGCTGAGATAAAAATCAAAGGGCTGCGCGGAGAAGTTGTGAATCAGTATGATCACAATGTGTTCGAAAGCCGAATGGAAAGACTTCTGGCCGAGACGAAAAGGATCGCAGTAAAGGAACATCCGCACACGCTGTATCTGTTCCTCATGGGCGACATGCTGGATGGGATGCTCCGACAATCTCAATTGATGCGGCTGGAATACGGGCTTGTTGAGAGCACGATTCAGCTGGCGGAATATCTTGCGAAATGGATACAGCGACTGTACATTGAAACAGGATGTCTGGTTTCTGCGCATGCGGTAAGCGGCAATCATTCTGAAGTTCGCCCGCTGAAAGCAAAGAGCCGCGAGTTTGAAGAGGAAAATCTTGAGAAGATCATTATGTGGTATCTTGAGAGCCGGCTTGCAGAGGACGGAATTTATATCGACGCGAGCTGCGAGCGGATGAACTACGTGAGCGTGGAAGGGTTTAATTTTCTCTTGCTACACGGAGACGAAGAACGCTCCATCTCAGATATCGCGCGCAATGCGGTGAACCTTTATGGGGAGTCGATCGATTTTTTCATCTGCGCGCACAAGCATCGGGAGCAGGAATATCCATCCGGCCTTACGCCGGACGGGAACAGCGTGATTGTTCGGGTGCCAAGCATTTGCGGACCCGACCGTTACGCACAGACAAAACATTATGGAGGAGCCGCCGGGGCGATCGCTATGCTAATAGAACATGGTTACGGTCGCCGGTGCGTGTATCCAATCAAATTGTAAGTTCTACCCCTGCCGTAAGGCCGGGGTATTTTTATTGGAGGAATTATTATGGCGCGGCAAAAACAAGCGGGTGTAATCACCAAGATTTGTATGCGCTGCAACAGGGTTCTTCCCCTTATCGAATACTATCCCAACAAAGGCTGGAAACAGCAGCTATATCGCGACTCCTGGTGCCGCGATTGTGTAAAGGAATACTGCACAGATAAGGAGAAGCTGGAGCAGTATTGTTATGAAAACAACCGCCTTTGGAAAGATAAATACTGGGAAACTGCAGAGAAGAAAGCGTTTGTGCAGCTTTCTGCCGACCAGACATATTGCAGTACATCCACGCCGATTGAAAAGAAACGCGAGATGATAACGAAGTTCACGATCAAAAACTTCTGGGGGATTATGAACCTGTCGAACATCTATGTGTATGTCGACAATATGGGGAATTCCCAATCAACCGACGGGGAGCAGATGATCGATGACGCTACAAAGGCGGAGAAGATGGTATACAGCAAAGTCTGGCGCGGTTATTATACACCGACCCAGATTGAGTGGCTGGATGATACCTACGCTCGGTATGAAGAGGACTTCGTATTGGACAATATCAATATTCAGGATTACGCACGCAAAATTGCGAAGGCGAGCCTGAACGCCGACGTTGCGGAAGACAGGATGCGGCGCGGCGAAGGGTCCTATCAGGAATACAAGGAAGCGCAGAAAATATTTGACGACCTTTCAAAGTCTTCGAACTTCGCGGCATGCAAACGCAAAGCAGGCGAAGCGACGGGGCTTGGATCGCTTGGCGAAATAATCCTGCGGCTCGAGGTATCGGGGAAACTGAACACGAACGGCTTTACCTTCCCGGAGGACGACGTGGATAAAATTATACACGACTTTGAGCATACGCTCCGGTCGGTCGGACTGGAGGGGCAGCTATGAATCCCATCGACCACAGCCGGATTATGAAGGCAACTCAGATCCGTGAGATCAAAAATGATCCTGGCTGGGAAGAGCAGATCTGGTATTGGCGGACACATCTGGATGTATTCATTGAGGACTACTTCAAGATAAAGCTTAAAGACGTCCAGAAGGTTGAAGCCCGGATGTTTGGAAACCGCGAGACAATCTATTTTGTGCAGAGCCGCGGCTTCGGTAAGACATGGCTGACGGCTGTGTGCTGCCTGGCTATGGGGGTGCTGTACCCCGGAAGCTTGATTGCGGTTATCAGTGGTACAGCCGAGCAGGCGACGCTGGTCATTAAAAAGATTGATGATTATTTTGTACGGAATACGGATGTGTTGCGGGAGATAGAAACGAATGGGCACTCCGCCGTGCAGCTTTCGCGTAACAAGGGCGTGTGCCGGTTGAGAAATGGAAGTAAGATTGAAAGCTATTCGATCGGCACGTTCCGTGGCAACCGCGCAAAAGTTATCGTTATTGACGAGGCGCCGGAAGTGAAAAAAGAAGACCTTGAAGCTATTGCGAAGCCGGTTCGAAATACAACTCGCGATAATTGTGTGCAACTGGGAATACCGGATTACCCGTCCAAGATGATCAGCATCACAAGTGCGTGTTTGAAGAGCAACTACTTCTTCGACGCTTTTACCGGGACACTGCGCAACATGGCGAAAGGTGAGAAAGATTGTTTCGCCTGCGCGCTCAACTATAAAGCGGCGGCGCGCGTTGGAATCTCCCCGCTGTCCTTTTTTGAGAAAGAACGCCGGGATATGGAAGAATCCAAATTTGCGATGGAGTACGACTCGATATTCGTTGGCGCGGAAGCAGGAAGCCTGTTCCCATACGAATTGACAGAGAAATGCCGGGTATTGAAAGACGTTGAAGTGGCGATGCCGAAGTCAAGCACATCGGATTATATTATTGGCGTCGACTTGGCTACGTCGGCTTCGAAGTATGCAGACAACGCGGTTATTACGGTAATCAAATTGATCGAATGCGACGATGGAGGCTACATTAAGAAACTTGTCTACATTCGATCTTTTCACGGCAAACGGCTGGACGCGTTGGCTGGCGAGGTACGAAAGTTGCTGGTGAAATTCCCGCGGACAGTCAAGGTTGTATTCGACCATCGCGGCCTGGGTGACGCTTTCCCGCAATTCCTGGCACAGCCGTGGGTTGACATAAATGGGAAGGAATATCCGCCGCTGGTAATGGACACAGAGAAATCTATTATCCACAATGCGGTGCCGCTATTGCATCCGGTTATTGCGAATATCACGGTAAACCAGCAGATCGTATCCGCCATAACAATCGCTCTTGAGCAGGAATCGCTTGAGCTACCGGTTAACTCGCGCCATGTGCTTGGGAACAAGGTGATGCTGCGCGACGAAGAAGATGACGAAACGCAAAGCAAGTCTCTGACGCAAGAAGAGAAAGCGATTTTCATCGAGGCGGACGCGCTCCAGATCGAGATGGGCAACGTGGTTGCGAAAGCGACACAGGCGGGCGCGGTCGTGTACGACGTGGCAAAATCAACGCAGCACAAAGACCGGTACAGTTCGCTGGGCATGGCGTTGCTATATATCAGCGGGCTGGAAGAACTGCGCAAAAAGAAATACATCCAGGGCTCTTCTGAGGAGTGCATTGGGCTGGTTACAAAATTTTAAGGAGGCGACAGGCGATGGGATTTTTTAACAGGCTATGGAACCGTTCGCCTCAGCAGTCTTCGCTCGCCCCTCCGAGGGAAATCGCGGTGGGCGCGGCCAAGGACGATGTGAGTATTACATTTAATAACCGTAACATCACCTACACAGGCGATCTTGCGAGTTATGACTATGATGCGATACTGAGGGATAAACAGACAAATATTACAAGTCTGTTTCAGCTGAGCGATTATTACGTAGACGCCGATCCTTTGTATCGCGGCATTATCAAAGAGGTATATACGCCTTTTAGCATCGCGGATGACTTTCGGCTTGTTGGCGCGAACGAGAAGGTTAAGAAGAAATATCTTGACTATTATGACAGAATTCACCTAAAGGACAAGATGAGAAGTATCTTTCTTCAGTATTACAAATACGGAAACGTATATGTATACCTGATGGAAGATGGTTCTCTTATTACCTTGCCGGTGCATATGATTCGCATTGCGAACGTCATGGTAGATGGGGAACCGGTGCTGGAATTCAACTGCCGCACCATTACGCAGGACCTGAAGCGCGAAGGTATTAAGGCAAAAAAGGATTATCTGGACGACGAATTGCTGGACGTTCGGCTGCGCGGCTTCCCCAAAGAAGTGCAAACGGCCGTAAAGGAAGGCAAGGAATATGTCCAGCTGAATCCGGCGAATACGTTCGTACTGCAGGACTTGAAGGAAGACTGGGTGCGGTATGCGGTGCCGATGGTGGCGACATGCCTGCGCGCTTTTTCTAAAAAGGAAATTATTTCGCAGTATGAAGATTCGCTGCTGAACTTGGGCGCGATGGCTTTTCTTCATGTAAAATACGGTGACCCGAAGAACGAAGTAGTCCCGACAGTCGACGCGCTGCGGCAGGTGTCGAACATCTTCAAGAGCGCTATGACGGGCACTGCGCTGGCGGTTACCAATAACTGGTGCGCGGCAGAAGTGATCCAGCCGAAGATGGACGACATGTTCGAGTACGATAAGTACAAGGGCGTGAACGCCGAAATCCTGAATGCCGGCGGAATCAGCGGCGTGATCGTCAGCGGCCGGTCGGAAGACGGCTCGACGTTCGCGAGCGCGCAGGTCAGCATGAAGACGGCGGCGATGCGTATCCGCCAGGCGAAGGACAGCTTCTGCGAGATGATGAACAAAATCAACCGCAGGCTAAACGGCGCGGGCGGCGCGGCTTCTATCCCACATAGCGCAGAATCCAGTATTCCCCTGTTTACATTCCCGCCGGTCGACCTTTCTGGCGACAAGGACTTCCGCGAGGCGTGTATGAAGCTGTGGGAGAAGGGTGTGGTGTCTGACAAGACACTGCTGCAAACTTACGGCTATGATTACGATCAGGAAGTCGAGCGGAAGAAGACAGAGGACAGCAGCGGCAATGCGCATGTGCTGATGCCGAAGAAAGAGACAGACGCAGGCAACAGCGCAGATAACAACGCGGCTTCTAATATGGAACCGGATGAGCCGCTGATTGAAGGAAAAGTTGGGCGGCCTGAAGTGGACGAATCGGAGCGCACGAGCGATCCGGCGAACGCAATAACAGGCAAGCAGCCGAAGCCCAGCACAGATGGGTAAAAATTTTTTGATAGATATGGCGAAAGCCATGTTTATATAACTTCACAAGAAACTGTGGCCCTCCTAACGCAGTTTTGAGGAAGGATTGTGGTTATGTTGACGGACGAGAAACTTTACTTTCTTGCTTCCGACATCTCCATCTCTGAACAGAAATCGAATGACATTTTTCTTTATGTCACGATGAGAATGTTGTCTACGCGCCCGAATGGAAACCGGGAAGGCGTCACGCAGGCGTTCATTGATGAAATTGTTATGAACCCTGCGAAGTATGACTGCCTCCCGCTCTATGTCGATATCAATCGGCTGCGGGCGCGCGACTACAGAAACCTGGGGCATATGTACAATCCGGGCACCGGAAAGTTCGACTCTACCCAGATTGGCAGTCTCTGCCGCTTCTGGAAGGAGAGCGACGAGTATGGCATATCGCTGATGGGCGAAGCGCGCATCCCCAAGCGGGAAGCGGACGTTTGCCAGTGCGTACTGGAATTGTACAACATTGCCGCGCTGAATTTTTCTTTCGAGATCAAGTATGTGCCGGATAACACGGTTGTGATCGAGGGCGTTCGCTATGTGGACGCGGCAGACACAAACGCGTTGACGGGCATGGCGATCGTATCGACTCCGGCTTATCGCGAGTCTACGGCGCTGTCGCTGGTGGCGGAGGAAAAAGCGGATGGAGCGGAAGTGGAAAACGCGACTGAAGGAGTTGAAAACAAAGTGACGATTGAAGAAGCCAAGCAGGCAATTGCTGAAAAGGATCAGCTGATTGCGGAGCTTCAGCAGCAGAACGCTGCGATGGCCGAAGAGAATGAAAAGCTGAAGGAAGAGGCGAAGCCCGATCCTGAGGCCGAAGAAAAGGCCAAGCGCGATGCGGAAACCGCTGCGGCGGCGGAAGAGGAGCGCAAGCAGTGCGCCGAGAAGCTGGAAGAGGCGAATGCGGCGGCCGCTGAAAAAGACCGGAAGATCGAAGAGCTGAACGCTCAGATCGAGGAACTGAATAAGGCCAAGGCTGAGCTGGAAACCATTAAGGCGGAACAGGCGGCGACCGAACTGAAGGCCAAACAGGAAAACGCGAAAGCATTCGCGCAGAAGCAGGGGCTGGACGTTGAGGACGAAAAGGTTCAGGCGGCAATCGCGGAACTAAACTATGAAACTATCGCCACGATGGCGATGGAAATTTCCAAGCCGGAAACACAGACTGCTACGGCGAGTTTTGTGATTACCGAAAATATGAAAGTTGAAAGCAAGTACGGCGGCCTGCTTGAAAGCCGCTGATTGCGAGGAGGAAAAATTATGGCAGGATATATGAAGAAGCTGCAGGGCTACGTTTACGACGGAGCCAATACCGCCGCTGCCGCAATGGAAAACGGCGTGTTTGTTGAAATCACTACTGATGGCGTGAAGCCTGTCGCAGCCGCAAAGACCAGTATGGTTCTGCGCGTTGTGGAAAAGACCACGCTGTGGAACCGGCCGGCGGTTGTGCTGGATGTTGTGAACCACGGCGACGACGAGGTCTTCTTCCTTGAAAACGAATGGGATATCAACGACGCGGAAGCTTACGACACCGCGAAGTACACCTGCAAGGTGGGCGACTATGTCCGCATGCATCGCTGCCTTGACGGCGAACAGCTGATTATGACCGTTGGCGATACCGTGTACGCGGCGCTGGCGGTTGGTGATCAGGCGAATATTGCGGCCAACGGCACCATCGCCAAGAAGACCACTGGCCAGGGCGGCGGCGGCTAATTCGCAGATACCGGAATTGATAATTTGAGGTGAAAGATAATGGCTATTGAAATTCGTAAAGATTCCAAGATTGTCGATGTTATGGTGGCACAGGCCAAGCATGAGAATGTCGACTCTAACGTTGCAGCGGAGGCCAGCAACCTGATTAAGGATCTGGCATCCAATCCCACCCCCAACAACCGCTATCAGATTGCGCAGCTGGTTGGCTTTGCGGTGAACGAGATCGTTCGTCCGGCCACCAACTTCCTTGATATGGTCGCCGATGTGAAGCGCGTGGGCTTCAACGAGAAGGCCGCCTTCAAGGTGAAGCAGGAAGGCATCCGTGCCTACATCCAGGCGAAGGGCGCCACCACTGCCCGCAGCAAGGTTGCCAACAAACAGATTACGTTGGATACCGTTGCCGTGTCTGCCCGTCCGGTGATCAACATCGTCGAGCTGAAGACCGGCCAGACGCAGATGGCTGACCTGATTAACGATGCGGCATACCAGATGGAACTTAAGGAACTCGGTTACATCAAGGGCGTGCTGAACGCTGCGGCCACAGCTTGGGCTTCTCCGTTCTATGCTTCCGGTTCCGGCGTTGTGAAGGCGACCATCGACAACCAGATCCGTTTCTGGAATCGTGTGTCTGCTGGCGGTGGAGCGGTTATCGTCGGCGACATCGATATTGTTTCGAAGCTCGCTGAGCAGACCGGTTTCTCCGCGAACACCACAACCAAGCAGTTCGCTGACAACCTCATCGAGGAAGCGAACCGCATGGGTTATGTTGGCATCTACAACGGTGCAAAAGTTATCAACATGATCAACCCCATCGTTGAAGGCACCAACACCTTTGCTCTTGATACTGATAAGCTGTATATCTTCCCGGCTGGTGCTGATGCAGCCATGCGTCCGCTCAAGGTCGTGTTCGAAGGCGATATCTTCTCTCAGGAAGCGACCAATATTGACGACAGCTCCTACGAAGTCCGTCTGGACCAGTATCTGGGCGCCGGTATCGTCTATGGCGATCGCCCGTATCTGAGCGTGTACGAAGACACGACTCTCTAATCTTCGCAAAGGGGTGAGGGGAAGTTCCCCTCCCCCTATTTTAATAAAGGAGCAAAGGCTATGGCAGAAAGAATTAAAGTGTACAACCCGCAGAAGTTTGATGTCGGCGTCGTAACGTTCGACCGCCCGATGGGCCTGAACATTGCCCCGGGCAGTTTTGCGCTGCTGAGTGAGGACGATATCAGCTATATTGCGTCCATCAGCACGCTGTTCCAGCGGGGTTATTTGCGGGTGGACAAAAAAGAAGAAGCCGTGATGCAGGCGATTGGGATCGACCCCGAAACAAATCCCGCGTTCATCACTGATGAGGAAATCCAGAAGAGACTGGGCGGGACGCCGAAGAAAATTGGCGAATGGCTCGACACAGTGAAGGAGCCGTATATCCTTGATCGCATTTATGATATTGCGGTTAAGATGAATCTGACAATGGGGAAATTGAAGGTGTTGCGCGAGCACATGCCTGAGCGCGCCTTTGTTGACGAAGAGTAAAAGGAGTGGACGCCATGACTGACGTGATTAATCTTGCGCACCGGCTTTTTCAGCGCATTGAATGGCAGAGCGTTCCGGATACGGTTGGCGAGGATGAACTCATCGAGTTCGTGGTGGATGCTATTCGATATTTATATGTGATGACAGGGCGTACGATGCAATATTCTGAAGATATGTTCGTTTTTGACGGATGTATCCGTACGCAGTTCGCGGCCGACCTGTTGCTCGACGAGCAGGAATATGTGCTTACCACGGCGGAAATCATGTTCTACCGCAAGGTGCAGGCAAGCGTGGACGACATCACAAGTTACACGACAGACGCGATGGCTGTAACACACGGCGATAAACCGTTTGCGAATCTTCAGCAGAAAATCACAGACCTTGACGCCAGGCAGAGGATGATCTGGTACAAGATGGCGCGCTACAACATTCTGTGAGGTGACGCGCATGAAGGTTAAGGTTACATATTATAACGAAAAGCTGGAACCGCTGTATGAGAAGAGCTACCGGCTGGATGAGTACACCGGCATGTTGCGAATGGATTAGCTGCGGCTGATTACAGACGTTGAGGATATGGCTTATCTGCTGAATGATAATAAGCCGAAGAGTGAATGGTCAAACGAATCATGGGCGGCGTTTTGCAAGATCAAACACAAGCTGCTGGACAAGGCCGGTGAAATTGAGCGCCTGCCGCAGAATATTGTGGAGGGCGGTGAGTAAATGGCATTTGTTGTGTGGGGGCGAACAGACGAAATAAAAGACGCGAAGAAAACCATCCCCGCAATTGTTAAAGGTTCTCGCCGGGATTTTCGGCCGCCGCCCACATTGGACGCGGATTTCAGGCGGCTGTTGCAACATGATATTCCGTATGTTAACTTTACATTTGAGCTGATACACGACTGGTACAAAGCGCAGGAAGCAGACTATGTGCCGACTTACCTGCGGGCGCAACAGACGCCGATTGACTGGAAGTCGAAGATTGGCAACTCAGACATGTCCACCAACTTCAAAGTGACGCATGATATTCCGATCTATAAGGGTGACATGGTTGTGCGGGACGACGGCATGATTTTTCTGCTGAACTGGAATGTGCAGAACCATCCAAACAATCAGGCGACACAGTCGATTGAGTGTAATACAGTGTTTAAGTTCACCCGGCCGGGGGAAGAGAAAGTTGACGAAAACGGGTTCCTTATCGAAGGCGCAAAAGAAATTATTGTCGCCGAAGACATCCCCGGCGTACATGCCGAGTATGCCGGCCGGCCGGATTATTCTATGTCGCAAGGTATCCCGGGCATTCAGGCGGATCATTTGATTTCGTGTTATTTGCAATGGAACTCGCAGACACAAAACATTGAGATCAACGACCATTTTGTAATCAATGGGTTTACGTACCGTGTTATCAATATCTCCGCGGCGGAAGTGGAAATCAACCGGCGCTTTGGTGTGCTGACTATTCACGCAAAACGTGTCGCTGGCGGGGATTTGGACGAGGCTGGTGAATGACCGATGGCAGAGAGCAAGATCAATCAGTTGACGCTGAATGAGGCAACTGTGAGAGCCGAGCTGCGGGACTATTACGTGAAGGTGCTGGAAGGTATTGAAGACCAGTTGATTGATATATTGAAGCAAGAAGTCATGGTTACAATGCACGGCGATGGTCCCGGTAAGCCTGCGTGGCGGGAAGAGTTGCGAGATTCTATGGCGGAAGTTCTGCGTGAAATTGCGACAGACTATATTGAGCTTGGCGCTGGAGCCCCCGCTCTGTTAGGGAGGAAGGGGCTAGCGAAGAAAGTTCGGGCAATGATTATTGCGATCGGCAGCGGGTCAGTTGTCGGCAATCCTTTTATCACAGCAGGCCCTCCGGGGCGCTCTGTCTGGGACGACGACATCACCGGGAAACAGCCGTCGGCCGCGAAGTCTGAATACGCGTTGCCTGAACAATTCAATCAGGTTGGCAATTTTTTTATCGAGAACGCGGCGCAAAGAATCGCTGTGCGTGCGGCAAACGCGCTCGATGAAGCGTCTGCAAATATACCGGACAGTATGTTTTCCAAGAATATATACACGCAGTAAGGAGCTGATTGGATGCCGGATGAACGTGTGGTTGAGAAAACCAGAACTTGGGCGGACAACTGGAATAATGTTATGCGTTACGTCCTCTTCCGGGATGAAAAGCTCCGTGCGCTGATGCTGATCCCGGAGAAGGCAACCATTATAGATTTTATTACGAAGTATTTCATAGAGGACGCGAACCCGGATGAGTTGTTGACAGATGAAAAAGTCCGGGTTATCTGCTATGACTCAGACGGGGGCGCGCTGCGTAACCCCAACGTAAAATTCCATTATAAAGAGATGGACATTTACGTAAAAGATGACGTGCTGTATAACGCATCAGACGACCGGCTTCGGCGGCGTTATCACCTGATTGCCGAGCGCCTGAAATATCTTTTGCTCAGGGAGAAGAACATACAGCATATGAGTTTTCGATTTGAAAACGAAAGTAATTTGTGGACCAAGGTTGTGGGGTACAAAAGGTATCACATAACCTTTTCCTATAAAACTACTGTGTGACGCAACTGATTTTAGGAGGAATCGGAAACGGAACACACCGCAAGGAGGAACTCCAACATGGCAATTTATATCCCGAAGTACGACGGTTATATCGCCGACGTTGCGACCGTTGACTTTATCCGTTGCGACGGTGCGGTCTTCAACTTTGATGAATAGACCAGCACAAACTTCTCGAACACATCCAACTCGATCTCCATCAATGGCGGTCACAGCTTCTTCCCTCTGGCGGTTATCGATACCGATAAGACGCTGGAAATGAGCTTCGCCAGCGCGCAGTTCACCATGGATATGTTCGTTATGGCTAACGCCGTCACCGACACGACCGCAGACTATGGCAAGTTCGAAACCAAGCGTTATGATGTTGTGGATAATAAGATTACCATCCCTTATGAGGTGCAGGTTGAATCCGTTGCTATCCGTAACATGACGCGTGCTCAGGCTGCTTCTGCTGGCAAGTTTGCCGTTGCGGTGACTAAGGCCACCGCGTCGTCTGACCCCAAGACGGAGATTACGTTTGCTGAGGGTGATTTCGCAGAGGGCGAAACCATTCGCGTCTCTTACAAGCGCCGCAGCGTGGGCGCAACCCGTATTGCTATCAGCACAACCACCCCGATGTCCAAGGGCGAAGTGTATGCTACATGGCCGGTTAAACTGAATTGACCCTTTAAGGAGAGATCCTTATCGAATAACTCATCTAAACGGGGAAAGCCCTCTGGCGAGGGTAACCTGCCGTAGTAATCAATCGACCAAGCGTCGATTGTGAAACTCTAACGACTATCGAAAGCATAGGGAAACCGAAGAAGCGAGTAGAGTAGGACGCAAGCTATTGGCGTTCGAAATGGTGAGGCTCCAAGTTGGAGCATGATATAGTCTGCTCTGCATGTATGTATAAAGATGCAGCGGCTGCGAAGTTGTACACCGCAGCGGCACAAGAAGTAGCGATCTTGTGTGAACATAAGGTATTCCAGTGGTACAGACTGCACAGAGTCCACACAGAAGGGCGAAATCCAGGTCCACCTTTACCGCGTCCGCGTAAGTGCTGCACCTGGTTTTGACACGAGCTTAACAGATAGGTTCCCTGCACAGAAATGTGCTTGACAAAACCTTCCTTAAACGGAGAAAGTCTTATCGGTTGATGCAGCGCCGGTAAGATAACTCACCGTGCTAAAATGGATTAATTCCATAAAAGCCTAACGACTATCCCGCAAGGGAGTAGGGCGCAAGTTATTGGCGCTCCAAATGGGAAGACTCCTACCTGAGAAGGAGGAGGAAGATATAGTCTCATCTGCATGTATATATAAAGATGCAGCAGCGTAAAGACGCGGGCATGGCATAGCGAACCATGTTGAAGATAAATGATAAGACAGCTGCAACCAACAGTGTTACTTTCAGCTCCATCGACCCGAAGCGTGCCGACGGTAAGATGTGGTCGCTGACCTATGAGCCGTTCGACGCAAATGGTAACATCGTTACTAAGACCGAGGAGACAACTGTCGACTGGGCGTAAAATTTTTAGGAGGGGATCTGAGAAATCAGGTCCCCTTTCTTTTTGGATAAAGGAGTAAAGGAATATGGCCACAAAGAAAAAGGAATTGCCGAGTGCTGAACAGCAAGAAAAAAAGCTAAACACAGCGCCGGCGAAAACAAAAGAACTTCCGAAGGTTGGAAACCCTGAAAATACGGTAATGATCGGCGGCGAGCCGATTGAAATAAAAGCGACGAAATTAAAATACCAGCGGAATCGAACAGCGATGCTTTACAAACTGCTTGACGTATATCCGGTGACGGATGTGCTGGCGATGGACGCGGGGGCATTTGGAGATGAGCGGGATGGCGACAAAGCATTGATGGACTGGCTCATCGCGGCGACGGATAATGAAGCGCTCATCCTTGCGAACTACGACGAGATGGATACCGCGACCATTGAAAAGATTCTCGCTATCTTCCGGCGCGTAAACAAGATTGACGAGAAGGAAGAAAAACTAAAAAACATGGAGAGGACCAGAAAGGCGGCGGTATAAGCCTTGATCGGGCTGTCGCGATGGTGGCAACCTATCTGGGTGTTGTGGACGAAGAACAGATTAATAACATGAGCTACGTCTTTTTCGAAGACATCTTGACGGAACTGGGGTACCGGCTCACCTATGACGCGGTGGTCAATTATGCCGGGAACAGTTTCTGTGAGAGTAGCTGGGATATGATATTAGAGCATAACCCGTTCAACGTTGGTGAACAGAACGGTATGAACAATAAAGCCATGAACGCGCTGGCAGATTTCTTTGGCAGCGCCGATGTGCAGATTAAACCGAGCAGGAAAATTAAAGGGGCGAAAGGGTAATGGAAAAGATTAAGGTTGATATGACGGCAAAGTCGGAAGTGTGGGCAGACGTTACGCTGGAAGACGGCGTGCAGGTGAAGGTGCGAAATTATCTGCCTTATGCGGAGCGGGAAGAGGCGGCGGCTGAGTATGCGGCGCGGGCGCTGATAGTGGCAGATGAAGAGAATGGTATTGCTTATGACAGTTACCGGATAGATATTGAGGCGGATTATATGATGGTGAAGTATTACACCAATATTGATGTTGACGGTATCCCGACGGAAGATGTGTTTGATTATGCAAAACGGACGGGGTTGCTGGATAAAATAAAACTGGTCACTAACGATGATACCTATCTCACGTTGGCTATGGGCGACAAGATGGTATTCGCCGCGACAACAGCCATTGAAAAACGCGGCTCGCTGCCTTACTTTATTAAGAACCGGATGGGTTATCTGCTGGACGCGGAGAAGACGGCTGAAACGCTTGCACAAGCAGAAGACCTGAAGGAGAAGATGATCGATATTCTGGGTGCGGTAAAGGAACGCGACATGATGAAAAGTGTGCAGAAGAAGCCGGCCGTTATCCCGGGCGGGGTGAATTTGGCAAAAAAATAAAACCGGAAGATCCGGTTTTATTTTAAGTGGTAGTTCCCATAGGGGTCGGGCGCGTTTTTGCGGGCACGGACTAACTCATCATCGATTTTCTTCCACTCGGCGTAAGTTTGACCCGGGGCAGCGTTAAACGAATAGGTGCGGATATAGCGCATTTCCTTATCGGCAGCTTCACAGAACTCTTTCGTTTTTTTGATACGGGAAGAGCCAACGTTCTCAGTCATGTCGAAAATAAAAGCGGGGGAGTAGTGGCAAACAACACCATTGCGAATCGGTGTAATGGTTGGCTTATACCCATCAACCCGTGCGTTGAAGCCTGTGATGCCGTCGTACTTTGTTGTTACTGATGTATTGCCAATGCGGGTCGTCACATATTGGGTCCTGCTCGATCCGCCCTTTAAGGGAGTGGGATCTTTGAACCAAGCGTCAGGATAGAGTGAGAAGAAATCGCTATAAGGGATAACAGAAAAGCGGTTCGACCTCCCGGCGTATACAGCAATACGTTCGGATTTATCGTCGCAACGGATGAACGAGGTGCTATAGACGTCGGAGAATTCTTTGGTGCGTTGAATGCCGAGGCGGTCACATTCTCTGTGGAAGTCTTCCTGGGCTTTGTCATGTATTGGTATCATTTCTTTAGCAGTACGCCAGTGCTTATATACAGGCCATAAAAACGGAAGCGCTACAAGGAACCACACAAATATACCCAGCAAATCAATACCCCCTTTATTGATAATATAGCAAGTTCGTTTGCTTTTGTCAAACGAATCCCAATAAGACAAAGGAAGTGAAGGAATTTGGCGGATGAAAAATATATTGCCTCGTTGCGGCTGGATCTGAGCAAGCTCAATAAGGACATCGAGGGAGTCAATAAGCTTCTGAAGTCTATTGGCGCCGGCGTAAACCTGAATATGAGCGACGTGGTGGAGAAGCAGATTAAGGCGATGCTGACACGGCTCAAGAACGAGGTTCAAAGCGCGGCTAAAACGGGCGGGCAAGCCGGGAAGGAAATGGCTTCCGGATTCGCCGGGGCGACAACCGAAATCGAGCGGGTGATGAGCGTCACCTCCAAGCTGGCAAAAGACGGCAGCGTGACGCAGACCACAAGGGGTTACAAAGATCTTGGAACCGCGATAACAGAGGTTCGGAAGCAGGGAGAATAGCTGAGCCGGACGACCACATCCAAGGGCGACCTTGCAAAAGAAATCGACAAAGCGAATGCGCTCTACAAAGAGCAGATCGGTTATCTAAAAGAAATGTACTCCCTGCGGACGCAGCGACTTTCCGCTACGGATGGCAGTGACCAGGCGAAGCGCTTGGACGCGGAAATTCAAAAATACGGCGAGCTGATTGCGAAAAGCAGAGAACAGTCCTCAGCGTTGAGTGATGAGGCGAAACAGCTTTCGAACTTGAATAAGCTGAGCGAAGAGCGAGCGAAAATTATCAAACAGTATCAGAGCGCGCTGAAGGAAAGCGGCAGCGGAGAAACCGGACTCAAGCAGATGACGGAGGAATATAAGCGGCTGTCTGAATATGTCCGCAACTATAACAGCGCGCAGAAGAGCGGGCAGGATACGTCCTACTGGCAGGAGCGGATTGAGGCATCTAAAAAACTGCTGACACAGCAGAGCGAGGAAATCCAGAAGCTTGACTTGACAACCGAACGGAAGCAGCAGCTGCTTACGCTGGAGCAGAAAATTTCCGACGTGCTGGCAAAGCAGAATACGAACACTGGAAACGCCGGGGCGGAGCAGCTGGCAAAGGCACAGAAGGCGTTGGCGCAGATGCAGACCGCGCTGAGCGGTATCGGCAGGTCGTATGCGAATAAAGATATGGACGGCATGAAGGCGTGGGCGAAAGTCGGGGATGAGGCGAAGAAAACCACTGATGAAGTAGCTGAACAATTGAAAAAACTCCAGCTCTCAGAAGAAGAACTTGCCGCAATTGAAAACGCGCTGCATCAGGTCAACGACCTGTATTCCAAGCAGGGCGAGATGCTGGATATTAACGGGCAGTTCCTTGATAAAATTGGGACGAAGCTCGCGGAGCAGGCGGTCACCTGGACGACCAATACGCTTAAGAATATGTTCCAGGATGCGATCTCTTACGCATCGGAATACTACGATCTGATGAACGAGATCCGGATTGTTTCGGGATACAGCGAGGAACAGGCGGCCAAGCTGGGCGCGGAATACCGCACGCTGGCGAAAGAGATGAGCGTATCTTCTACCGACATTGCGAAGGCGGCCGTGGAATTTTGGCGGCAGGGTCTGGATGAAGACGAAACAAACCGGCGTATCAAAGCGGCGACGCAATACGCGAAGATCAGTTCGCTGGAATTTACAGAGGCGGCTGAATTGATTACGGCGGCCACTAACACAATGGATATATCTGCGCAGAAAGTCGCGGATGTGTTTGCGTACTTGGGAGATGAATCGGCATCGGGTTAACGACAAACAGCCCGTATACACAGTAATGTGTTATAAAAGAATCCACTTGTTCGGGGAAAGCCCTGAGGAGGGTAACTCCGATGCGCGTTAAGCGCGGTAACGACTGAATGTTGTATTAGTAATGATGCAGCTACGGTGGACTCCCTATTCGGGATGAAGATACAGTCTGTTCTGCAACGTACCTTATTGAAGTTGCAGAGGTAGGATGAAAATCCTATCCGCCTACAAAATATTTGTAGGTCATAAAAGTAACAGAAAGGCCGATGAAATTGGTGTGGCGATGCAGAAAGCATCTGCGTCCGCCGAAGAATTTGGCGTGAGTTTTGAATGGCTTGGCGCGTATATTGCGACCGTCAGCGAAAAAACGCGGCAGGCACCTGAAGTAATTGGTACGGCGTTCAACTCTCTGATGGCGCGCATGCACTCCATAAAGCAGAAGGGTTTCAACGAAGAAGACGCCACCCAGATCAACGACGTGGCGAAAGCATTAGGCACACTTGGTATCGAACTGCTGGACGAAGAGAACAACTGGCGCAGCATGTCCGACATTATGACGGAAATCGCTGGGCAGTGGGACACACTGGATGCAAAACAGAAGGCGTATATTTCGACCACTATCGCCGGTGCAAGACAGCAGAACACTTTCCTTGCGCTGATGAGCGATATGGCTAAGGGCGTGGAGGGCGGCAGCCGTGCGTTTGAGCTTTATGAGGGCGCGCTGAACGCGGCCGGCACAGCGACGCAGAAATACAGCGTGTATATGGAATCGGTTGAGGCGGCACAGGGACGGCTGAAGTCGTCGTTGGAAAGCCTTTATGGACTGCTGAGCGCGGACTGGATGAAAGGCGCTTATGACGGACTGGCCGGATTTGTTGACCTGATCGCGAGCGGTACGGAATCCCTGAAGGGGCTTAACGTTACGATCCCTGTGGTGGCAGCCGGGCTTGGAGCGGTTGTGGTGGTAATTACCAAGATCGTTTCGCTGATTAAAACAATCAAAACTATGGGGCTTGTTGCTGGCATTGCGTCGGCATCGAACCCGATCGGGCTGATCGTCACCGCGCTGGCGGGGCTCGTTACGGTTATCACGGCCGTTACCGGTGCGATCAAAAAAGCGTCTACGGTAAAACTGCCGGATTACAGCGAACAGCTGAGCACGCTGAAGGATTATACGGGGACGATCTCCCCGCTGATCGACGAATACACGAAACTCGCCGGAAAGCAAAACAAGACGACGAGCGACACGGAGCGGATGGACGCGATATTCGCGCAGTTGTCCGGAACCTCTTATACTCTGCAGACAAAACTGGAAGGGCTGGAAGGCCAGTACAACAGCGGCAGCGAAGCCATACGGGCGATGAATAAAGAACTGCGGGAACAGGTAGACCTGCAGAATTCGATCTCACAGCTGGACGCGTTCAGCAAATTTGCGGAGCAAGTTCAGACGGTTAAGGACGCGTACTCGGAGATGGATAAGGTCGATCTCCAGAAGAATGCGCTGAAGTATTGGAGCGAATATACGCAGGGACTGGAGAACCCGTTGGATGCGACGAAGGGCGGGTTTGAAGATTACCTGCAGAGCAAGTATGTGGAATACAGCTCCAAGGGAATTGACCGGGAAGCGAACGGCATGAAGGACTGGGCTGGGCAGCTGTACGCCCTTGCAGATGAATATAATGATGCGTTTGCGTATGTGGACAAGTTGGGCGACGACATCAATACAGAGATGATGAACCTCAACACGTTAGTTGGGGCGAGCGCGGAGAAGGCAGCGGCTGGCATCTCTGACGCATGGGATGGCATTGAACAGAGTCTGAACGCGTTCGGGCAGGACGGCAGCTTTATGGACGTGCCGGCGGAAATTACGAAGAATATCGATTCGTTCATAGGCACGATCGTGGATTCGATGCGGAACTCGGTTGGTGGAGACGTGGACGCGTTGACGGAAGAAATGCTGAATAAGGCCGCCTCCTTGATCAAGAGTTATGTGGGCGCGGTTAAACAGAATCTTGAAGGGGCCGATATGGCTGACGTGCTCCCGGACAACTTCAAGAGCGCGCTAAGCGAATACAGCGACGAGCTGTTTACATTCCTGCAGAAACTGTACGAACAGAACCCGGCGGCGGTCACAGAGGAACTGCTCGGCTCGGTCACGGAAATGTTCACGGTATGCAGAGATACGCTGGCCAAGCTCGCCTCCTCGCCGGAATTTACCAAGCTGATGGACGAATATAACGAGATGCTGAAAGCGCCGGAAGCTGTGGATTATGACGGCTACAAGAAAATTGTTGACGGCATTAACGGATACATTGCCGAATACAACGCGCAAGTTGAAAACGGCGAAATTGAAGGCGCGAAGATCGACTTGCTCCCCGACTATAATGAAGAGGAATTCGTCAAGTGGAAAGAAACGGCAGTAGCTTCTGTTACAGCTGTGGGTGAAGCGGCAGATGCGGCGGCCGAAAAGATGGGGAGTTTTGGCAAATACTACGCGGAATGGCTGGAGAAACAGAAGGCGGCTGATGCGGCGAAGAACAATTACCGGGACGCAACGAGTGATATCTTGAATAGGTCGATAAACGCGGACACGAAGAAATTTGACGTGAGCCTTTTCAAAGCTGCAATGGATGAAGCGCACGCGGCGAACGCAGACCTGGTGGAAGAGATGACGAAAGCCTATCCGATGCTGGGCGATATTTACGCCGGGCTGATGAAGGAAGGCGACGCGTACAGCTATCTCAAGAGCATTATCAACGGAACCACGGTGGCGTACGCTGAAGAACGTTCGGAGATGGCGGAGAACCTGAAAGCGCAGGAAGCGCTGGCGAAAGCGAAAGAGGCCGGGTTTGCCGACCAGGTGGGCGCGCTGGACAAGGCGTTCACGGAAGGTCAGGTACCGACGTTCGCCAATGGCGTGATGGGACTTTCGGGCGGACTGGAAAACGCGCGGAAGGAATTTAACACATGGTCTTCTGACATGCAGGAGAGCTTCGCGCAGACCTATCCTGAACTTTACAATATCCTCGCCGGGACGGTAGAAGTGACCGACGAAACGGGTGCATGGGCAGAGGCGCTCGCAAGAGTTTATGAAATGCTCGCAAACATCTCTTCAGCGTCGAAAGAAGATTTCTTCGCGGAGCAGACCGAATATGCGAAAAACGAAAAGCTGAACGCGGAAGCGCAGACCGCGGCGGATAACAGTTACTCTGGGCAGATCAACGACCTGGCGGGCGTATTCATGGATTCGGCGAATATGGAAGATAAAGCCGAGGCCATTGAGATGTTGCGGGAAAAGATCTACGAGATGTACACGGAAAACGCCACGCTGGCAGAAGGCTTCCGCGAGGACTACGGCAGCTTCTGGAACGTACTTTTTGACCCGGACAGTGATTGGGAAGACGTTGTATCGGCTTATGTGGAAATGCTTGAACAATGCCGCGGGAGTTTGCAGGAAACAGCAGACGCGCTTTATGAAGCGCAGAATGGTACGGCGGAATACAATGCGGCCTTGGCGAACATTCAGGAGGCGTTGGACACCGGCTCGGAGGAGGCGTTTATCGCCGTATGGAACAGCCTCGGTAAGACGATGCAGAAGGCGCTGCTGGAAGGCTCGGATGCGGTTAAGGATTATGTGACCAGCCTGAGCGATATGTCGGATGCACACGAAGATGCGCTGGACGCGGCGAAGAAGCTGACGCGCGAAGGGCTGACAAAAGAAGGCACACAGCTTGCCAAGCAGAATAAAATCTGGGAGGAAGCCGTCGATGTAATCAGCGACAGCGGCAAATCACAGGCGGAGTACCTGAAATCTATCGCTGGTATTGGAACAAGGCTGAACGACCTAGCGCTGGCACAGGCAGATCTTGCGACCGTGATGGATACAACCCAAGCCGGCACTGACGCATACACTACAGCGCTGGCGAATCTGGCGGACTATTGCGGATTCGCGATCAACTCTGAATATGATTTGGCTATGGCGGCGGCATTGCTGGCAGGCGACACAGACATGGCAACCAGCAGCGTGGAGTGGTTGATTAATTCAATGCTGACGTTAACCGGCATTGACTTGAATCCTAGCACATGGATCGCACAACTACAAGCGCTGGCGGCTCAAAACGACGTGACAGCAGACGCTGTTTTGAACTTGATTGAATACCTCGCAAGCGTAAACGGCGCGACTGTGAGCCTTGACAAGAACGGCAGGGTAAACGTCACCGGGCTTGGCTCGAAGAGCAACGGGCGAAGAAGCAGCTCCAGCAGCCGACGCAGTGGTGGTGGCGGAGGCGGAAGCAGCCGGAGAAGCAGCACCCCCAGCAGCTCTTATGGAGGAAGCGGGAGCGGTGGCAACAGTGGCCCCTCTGAAATTGAACGCTTCCTGGACGTGCTCGACCAAATCCAGACGATTCAGAACCACAAGAAAGCAATTATTGAACTGGAGAAGGCATACTTTGAAAGCCGCGGCGAAATTCAGGGCGTGCTGAAATGTATCGAATATGAAAAGCAGGCGATACAGGCTAATACGGATACCATACAGGCGAACCTTTCCAAAGTTGAAGCCCTGATGGAAGCCAAGCGGGCAGAAGTTAATATGATGGACACCTCCGCGGAAGGGTATTCTGAGGCGGCGGACGATCTGAAGAGCTTGCAGCAACAGCACATGGAATACAGCAAGCAGCTGAAGCAGAACCGGAACGACATCGAAGCGCTGAACAAGGAAATTAAGGAATGGAAGAACAAGATCCGGCAGATGGAAATTGATCTGCGGAACACCATTCTGGCGGCGATTGAGGATCGGGAAGAATTGAAGGAGCGCATGCTGCAGGGCACGATCGAAACAGAGGAAGCGATACTCGATATCATCAAGGCGCGATACGAGAAAGAACGCGACGAGATTCTTGAGACGGCGGACGCAAAAAGAGACGCACTAGAAGAGGAAAAGAAGGCACTGCAGGAGCAGCTGAACGCGCGCAAGGAAGCACAGCAGGAAGAGGAAAAACTGATTGAGCTGAAAAAACTTGAAGCGAAACTGGCTCGTATTTCGGCTGACTCGACGCGGCGCAAGGAAGCGCTGGAGCTGCAGGAGCAGATTAAAGACCTGCGCGACGAAATCGCATGGGATACGGCAGAAAAGGAAGTTGAGGCGCAGCAGGAAGCGATTGACCAGCAGATTACGAGTACGGAAGAATACGCAGACTATATCGAAAAATACTACGAAGACCTGCTGGAAAACCCGCGCAACTTCATCGAAGAAGTGCAGAAGATCATGGCGCAGTCCGATGAGGAAATCCTGCAGTGGCTGAAGGAAAACAGCGAGGAATATAAAAACTCCACAGACGCCACGCGCACGGATATCACAAACGGCTGGCAGGATATGCTCAACGACATGCGCGGCGCGATCGTCACATATTGGGATGAAATCGAAGAAATCATTTCGAAGGGCGACGATGCGATTATCCAGTTCCTGATGGACAACAGTGCGGACTATAAGGCGGCGGGCAAGCTGCAGGCGGAGGCGTATGTCGATGCGTGGAAAGAGCAGCTAGAGAACCTGAAGAACGCCTACAAAGATGTTGCGGTAGATATCAGCAGCTATGACTACCAGCCGGTAATGCCGGCGTCTGGAAGCCCTGGTGGCGGTTATGACGGAGGGTATGACTATAGTCCGAGTCCCGGCCCCAGTTCCCCAGGTGGGGGGTCGAAGCCTAAGACACTTTGGTCTTTTACGTTTGATGGGCAGGTATATAGTGGTTATTCTTCCAGATCGGCTGCGAACAGCGCGGCTAAGAAGGCCGCTCAAAGCTGGCTGAACAGACATATGGCAGCGGCAGGAGGTGCGGCTGGGCAAGCGCAGGTACGCGCCCAGTACAACACAATGCTCAACAGCGCGATTCTTTCCATCCGGAGCTATAGCAGCGGAAACGCAAGCAGTAGGGCTACGAGTTCTGCGACGGACATTTTGAACAGATTGAAGTCGGGGTCTTCAAGCGGTGGAAATTCTACGGCTGGTACGCGTAATACCACTGTGTCGAAATATGCTACGGGTGGCCTGAGTACCGAAACCGGACTTGCATGGCTGGACGGCACGCCGAGCAAACCGGAGCGCGTCCTTTCTCCTTACCAGACCGAATTGTTTGAAGACATGATCGACACGCTGCACGCAATCAAGACAATCAACGTACCGACAATGCCGGCGTTTGGCGCGGAGACGAATTCCCGCTCTCAGCCGACGCTGACATTTGGGGACGTTGTGATCCAGGTGGATAAGCTTGATAACGACACGGACTATGATGAGCTGGCTGAAAAATTCTTCGATCATGTTTTGGAGAAATCCGGGCGGGTTCAGTCTGTAGGCGGCATAAGGTTATCCAAATGAATAATGGGGGAGGGGAATTCCCTCCCTCCTCTCCGCTGTAAAAGGAATGAAGTTATAGAACCGGCCGAGCTGTTCGAGCGGCTTTGCCTCCGGGAATAAGAATGGCTGAACACCGTATTTATAAAGGATAAAGGAGTGAACACCGTATGGATGGATTTTCCTACAATGGGATTCACAGTGACGCGATGGGAGTTGGATTCGCTCCGGCAGCCGACTCCAGACAGCGGAAATAGGCGGCATATGAAGTCGCCAGCGATGAAATTACCGGCCGTGACGGCGGGTATTTTTATTTTACCCGGCTGAAGACGCGCGAGTTCTCTTTGCCGTGCTGGTTTGAAGAGATCACAATCAAGCAATGGGAGAAGATTAAGCACTGGCTTGACCGGAAAACAGAGGGGCGGCTGATATTCGACGACGCGCCGTTTATGTATTATAATGTGCGCCCAACAAAGGCGGTTACATACAAAATCTACCCGGCAGACAAGGGACGCATCAGCGGCACATTCACCGTGACGTTTACGGCCTACGACCCGTGCGGATATCTGCTTTATGACAGGTTGGATGTGGCAAATGACGACTGCCTGAAGGCGGCTGAATACTGCGATATGCTCACGCCCGCGTTGATGCCCGAAACGCCCAGCAAAAACACAAACGACTTTCTTCTATACAACTGTGGGACGGAGCCGTGCGACACGCGCATTTGTATTTCTGGCCTGATAAACGACAAGGTGCAGATTCGCAACGCAGCGAACAACCAGGTCTGCACACTGGTGCCGCTGGAAGGCTATCAGCGGATGCCAGTGGACGATAATAATGCCGGGTCTTATCTGGAGATTGACAGCCAGTATGGATCAGTGAAGCTGCTGGGGCTTGGTTCGCCGACGTTTGCGTTCGGCTACCATGACGACGGCTTCATTAAGCTGGAGCCTGCGAACCTGGAGCGCGACGGTGTTACCGCAACCACCACGGAAGACAGCAACGTTGTGGCGGTGGCAGGAGTGACACTGGACGAGAGTTATGCCGGGCGGTATATTTGGGTTGAGAGCGCATGGCGAAAAATCCTCAACGTAAAGCTGGCAGACGGCGCGAATAGCGTTGTGATCGACACGAAGGCCGCGACCTCTTCCATGGCGGAGACAATGATCGCAACGCTGAACCGGATACAGATTACCGGATTCAGCAAAATGGAAAAACTTGAAGTTGAATACAAACCGAAAATTTTATAAGGAAGGAGCTAAGCGATAATGAAACGTGTATCTCTTTCCGTTTATGATTATAAGCACAGAAAGCTTTGCGACCTGTACGACTCGGAGGTGCAGGCTGAGGGGCAGGCATACGACATCGTATACAAAGAGGAACTGAACGGTTGGAAAGAGCTTTCCTTCAGTATCCCGCCGACCGGATTCCGGTGGCATTACATCAAGAGTGAGTACCTGCTGCGGCTGAAAATCGGGACAGCCGAGGATTGGTTCATTATTCATGCGCCGAAGAAAATAAAGGGCGGCCGGTACACAGGGCAGGAGGTCAGCTGCTCCCATCTTTCTTCTATCTTGAAAACGAAGAACCTGTATCTGGCTTTTGACGATGAGAATGGTATCGGCACGGCGGACTACCTGCTGGGGCAGATTCTCGCGAACACCGGCTGGAGCATCGGCACATGCGACACGTTCTACGAGCGGGACGGCTTCAGCGAAAGCGGTGAGAAAGTTGTCAAGCAGCGGTCGCTCAAGACGGAGAGCAAAGTGGGCAGTTATCAGCTGATCAATGAGCTATGCGGCCTGTTCAACGCCTATCCTGTATTCCACGGCGATACAAAAACGGTCGACCTGCACGCGCTGAACGACCGGGACATTATGGAAACGCGGGAGCTTTACATCGGCAAGAACCTCGATTCGCTCTCGGTGGAATATGACTCGGAAAGCATTGTGACCCGGCTGTACGTGGAGGGCGAATACGGCGACTACGGCTATGTGGGCATTGACGACGTAAACCCGACGGGGCTGAGCTACCTGCTGAACTTTGATTATTACAAAGAAATCGGCGTGTTCACAGACGAGCACCAGAAGGCGCTGGACACTTATCTTGCAAACATGAAAGAAGCCACGGACAAGATCATGGCGAAGACGACCGAGATCAACGAGAAAGAGACGGAGCTGAATGGCCTCTGGGGACAGATCCCCTACGTGATCTACAAGGTGGAGAACGGCCAGATCGTTAACGACAGCGCGGGAAACCCGGCGGCTGTATATGGCGGGGGCGCGACGCTGGAAGACCGCGACCTGAAACAGGGCGACAGTATTATTGTTCTTTATACGGCGAAGCGGGACGGTGTGGTGGAAGACACTCCGGTGGCGCAATGCGCGTATGAAACTGTAGACGACAACAAGGAATTTGACATCCCGACCGGTTCGACTTATATACTGAAATACGCGAGCAAAGCCAAATCGAACAGTCTGGTTGGTGCGAAGGAATGCGCGATCGAGGCGAAACTGAAGCGGCTGGAAACGATCACGAAGAAATACGAAGACCCGAACACGAGCGAGAGCGCGAAGAAGGAATTCGAAAAAGAGATCACATCCATCCGCGCGGAGCTGGCAAAAATCCGATTCGGCGTGGAGGCGCAACCGGCACAGGATGCGACGGAGGACCAGGAGGCCATCCCGGCGCAGGAAGCGATCGAGGGGCTTTACAGTATGGTACATCGTGCGGTGGCGCTGGCGCTTGAGATCGACAAGCTGAAGAACGACGGCGCGGACAGCCAGGCCGGCCTTTTGCAGACGCAGGCGCAAATTGAAGCAAACTTCATGAACGCGATGGGCGACATGCTCAAGGACGGATACTGGTCGGACAGCAACTATACGGTAGGGCAGGAACGGTTCCTCTACGAGGACGCGGTCGACGTAATGAAGCAGGTGAGCCGGCCTTCCGTGTCTTACACGATGTCGCTGGTGCCGCTTTCGGAAGCGATGGGCTACAAAGAAGGAAACCTGACGCTGAACTGCCGGGCGCGGGTTTATGACACGGAGCTGGGTGTGAACGATATCGTCTATGTAAAAACGGTTACGCGTTATCTGGACGACCCGAGCAGGGACTCGGCGGAGGTTTCGAACGAAGATGTGCTGATGTCCGGCAAGACATTCGATAGTGTGCTGAGCCGCATCACCCGCCTGTCTGACATGGTATATCAGAAGAACAGCCTGTACAGCCGCGCCGGGGCGATTAATGGGGATGGCTCCATTGCGATCGACCGGCTGGAAGGACAGCTGGATATCCTGAAGAATAAACTGCTCTTCTCCCGCTCCGGCTGGTACACGGACGACAACGGCAATATCATTCTGGAATCGGCGACCGGACAGAGCGCGATGTTGCTGAGCGGCGAAGGGCTGATGATCGCCTACGGCAAAGACGATGAAGGTAACTGGAACTGGCGCACCTGCGGCACCGGCGAAGGGCTTGTGGCGGACACGATTACGACGGGTTTCTTAAGCTCCGACAGGATTCGGGCGGGCAGCATCACGGCAAATAAGCTGGCCTCAGACGTGGGGCAGAGCCTTGATCTGAGCAGCAACAAATCCATTACGATGATCGTTGAGGATGTAATCCCGAAAGCAATCGAATCGATGACCGACCTGTTTGGCGTGACGCTGACGCTCACCGCTGACAACGGCATCTATCTGGACAATATTCTGACACAGACCACGATCACCCCGATGGTGACACGCAACGGCGCGAACATCACCAACAGCCTGGGCGCGGAAGCTTTCGCATGGACGCGAAAAACCTACAGGACTTACGAAATGGAAATTGGCCTGCGCGCCGGCGGGATTAGTTCGGCGAACGGCGAAGACGTGAACCCGGACGAAGAAAGCGTCACGGCGGCTACAACTGCTTACTGCAACGTGTATTATCCCATCGCCGAGTATCGGATTGGAATTACGCCGATTGAAGGATTAAAGTACGCGATATACGGCTACGACGACAGCAACAAATATCTTGGCTGGACGGGGTGGACGATCGGCAGAAGCTATACACTGCCGGCGGGGACGACAAGAGTCCGGTTCAGTCTTGGGTTTGAGGACGAGCGCGACATCACGGACGAAAACATCTCTTCGCTCAAGAAAGTCGTGAACGTGACGGAACTGGCGAAAACGGACGAAATGTGGCGGCCGAAACATCCGGCGGGGGATCCGTACAGCATTGTGTTGACAAACGAGGATGTAGACTTCCACGCAGTGTTCAGCTGTAAGCTGGAATACACGACGGTTGGAACATATTTCGATATTGACCACAACAATGAGCTTTCCTACTATCGTTCCGGTGACTACAAGGGTGGCGAATTTGCCATCGAAGACGGTCAGTTGGTGGTTTACAGCGCGGGTAAGATTCAATATTCTATCGACGGCTCCGATCTCTACACGGATACATTGGGAGAAATCCACAGCGTCGAAACAAATATGACGATCGTCGACCGGACAGACGACACGTATAACGCGGAAATCCTCAGCCAGACGCGCTCCAATTTTGAAGTGCTCTCGGCCAAGATTAACTCCGAAGTGGCGACATTGGACGATCGGCTCTCCTCCCGCATTGAGCAGACGACAACCAGCATCACGCAGACCTTCACGGAGCAGGCGGAGGAAATGGACGGGCGACTCGGATCACTGGAAACCTATATCCGCACAGATGCGAGCGGCATGGAAATTGGCAAATCGAACAGCCGGTTCAAGACGAAGATCGACAACGAGAAGCTGGCGTTTCTGGAGGGAGATGAAGAGATCGCCTATATCAGCAACAACAGAATGTATATCACAGAGGCGAACGTGACGAACAAGCTCACGGTAGGCGCGAAGTCGCTGGGCGGCGTATGGGAATGGGAAGCCGTTACCGCGGGTATGGGACTTAAATATAAAAGGACGTAAAGGAAGTGTAAGGCATGAGCGTTGAGCAAGAAACCGAGGGTTGGATTAAGGTACAATACGACACCTTAAAACCGGGGGAAAAACAGACAATAACATTTGGCGGAAACATGAGGTGGCTATATAACCATCTGCGGTTTAATGTCGGCGGAAATGAGTACGACCGGATGTACACACACGACATGGAGGGTATTTTTACATTCATCATCCCGGAGACGCTGACGGAATCCTGCTCGGTGCTGGTCACGCTCAGCATTATTGCACCGGACACAGAGCGTACGCTGGCGACGAAGCAAGTCCGGTTCAATGTGGAAGTGCCGCCTAAGGAAGCAGTTACGATCCCCAGCGCTGTATTCGGCATACGGAACCTGAGCGGCGGCGCGGCGGAGCAATGGGAGCTGCAGGACGGTGCGCTTTACTGCATCCGCAAGATGAGCGACGTTGTAGTTACGGCAACATTCAAGGCGGGGTATTACCACTTCGGCGACCTTGCGGTATCGGTGGGGCGCTATTATAAATCCTTCTCGGTCAAATACACGTCCGACGGGGAGCTTGACTCGATACCGGCCTCGTATGATGCGGTGCCGGAAGCATCCCGCAACAGCTGCGTGTATGGCAACAAAACCCAGTTGACCGTGCGCCATGTGTTCGAAAAGATTGACATCTTCGGCGACGAGGTGCGGTGCTACGCGTCGTCTACAGATTCGGCGAAACGGCGTGTAATAACGGAGGATGTAACGTTCGAAGTTGCCAGCTCCACAACGGGGGTCGATTTCCCAGGGCCATGGACGGGGAAGACGCTGAAGGTGCTCGACTACAGTTCGCCCTCGATCTATGACATAAAAGCATACCGAAGCACAGAAGACGGGCTGCCAGACGACGAGAGTAATCACGTGAGCGCGAGCTGCAGCGTAAACATTTACTCGTTGGGTGAGAAGAACGCGCTGGAGCCGGCGGTAAGCGGCGGGAAAGTGGTGGAAGTCGAATTCCGGACGGTTGGCGATGAGGCGTGGACGGCGCTGGGCACGCAGGACGTGGATATTACGCAGACCTATGCGGTGGAATACCCAACAACAGAAGACCCTGTGGTGCATGAGGTGCGGGTTACAGTAAGCGATAAGCTCTCGACAATATCGAAGATCACAACACTTTCCTCGGGTGTATATCCGATTTTCTTCCCAGCCGGCGGGCGCGGGGTATCTTTCGGGATGATTGGGAACGAGCAGGACGCGGTGCAGATTTCGGGGGACTGGAAGATGTATCATGGCGTCGGCACGACAAAGCGGGAACTGACGGACGCGTTCCTCCGAAGCGAAATCTGGACGGGGACGTCGGAGCCTTCTGACAGCTATGTACTGCCGAAAGGCTATCTGTACCTGCAGCTGGACACGGGGGAGTAAACGAGATGGCGCTATATATTGGAAACGCGGACAACAAACCACAATATGTGGCGGGGCTGTTTTACGGCGACGCAAACAACAAACCTGTACGCGTAGTCGCGGGGTGGATTGGCGACGAAAACAACAAACCCCGGCTGTTCTATTCGCCAAACCTGGAATACACGGTAGACGCTTACGGCGCGGACTGGTGGGGCGGAGAATTCTATATTAATATGCTGAACGTGAGCGGTGGCACAGGCCGATACAGATACAAGTTCACGCTGACAGTTGAAGGGAAAGACCCGCTTGTTTACGAATCACCGGAGCCGACGCGGGCAACCTCATGCAGCCACACGTTTACGCTGCCGAATGCTGGCACCTATGCGACATGGGAAGCGACAGTTATGGACGCGGCTAACGCGCATTGTATGGGGAGCCAGAGCGGCCGGTTCGATGTGGTGCGGGTGCCGTTTGTTATGGGGTGTGAGGCGGCACAGATCAACCTTTATGCGAATGGCGTATGGAAGGCAACAATTTACAGCAATGTTCTGAAAAACTACGACAGGAACAAAGCGAAAGCCAGCGTCAAAGAAGTAAACGACGACCTGACGGTAGAATGTTCGATCGATTATTATGACGAGAATTACGCCAGCCCGGAGGTATGGTTTACGGCTGAAAGTCCTGGTACATACAGGTTGGAGTATTTAACGCTTACGACCTCTAGAGGGGTAACCGCTACGGCTGGTTCTGGCGCGACCATCTCGGTGTACGTCAAATCAAAAACAGTTACCAATGTCGTCAACTTCTATGGTTCGTCTCCGCAACTTTACTTTAATGCGAACGAGGACACGCCGTCCATGGAATATGTAGACGCGGTATACGGTGTCACCAAGGTCAACAGCAAATGGTATTCTTTCAGCCATACGCTTGTCTATCAAAACGGTGACCTGTGGGACGGCAGTTATATTGGAACATTGTACTTCCTGGCTTCTGATTTCTACGGCGAGATCATACCCAGCATGGACGTATATTACAGTTAAGGAGGGTGAATGGATATGGCAGACAAAATTTCTCTCGGCCGCGTTGTGACCGTACCGCGCGGCAAATATGACGCGAGCGCGGAATACAAAAAATAGGACATTGTGGAATATGAGGGCAACGGTTACATCGTGCTCAAGGACGTGAGCGGCACGGCGCCGACCGGCGCGAACGATGACCCGAACTATTCGCTTATCAGCCGGCGGGGGGCGACTTATACCCCGTCGGTGGACACAAGCGGGAACCTTACATGGGCAAACAACGCCGAACTGGAGAACCCGACGGCGCGCAACATCACGGGGCCGAAGGGCGAACAGGGCGACCCCGGCAAGAACTTTACGATTAAGGGTGTATATGCGACGCTTGCAGCTTTGCAGGCAGGCGTACCAGCTCCGGCGCAGAGCGACTTCTATGCGGTGGGCACGGCCGGAGCGTATGAAGTTTACATGTGGAACAACAGCGCGTGGCTGAACATGGGATCGCTTCATGGCCCCGCAGGCCCCGCGTTCATTCCGAGCGTGGATGACGCCGGCAACCTGAGCTGGAGCGCGATTGAAGGCTACACCACGCCGACGACAAAAAACATCAAAGGCCCTGCGGGCGACGTATGGAAGCCGACAGTGGCGGCGGATGGCGGAATCAGCTGGACGAAGGACAACACAGCGACTGCGCCGGCGGCTGCGAACATCAAGGGGCCTCAGGGCATTGCGGGGCCTGCGTTTGTGCCTACGGTGGCGGACGACGGCACGCTGAGCTGGGCACCTATTGACGGTTACACAACACCGGCATCGAAAAACATTATGGGGCCGAACAAGATCACGGCGAACACGGCGACCGATTTCCCAAACACATCAGGGACGCAACGTTCCGGCATGCTGCGGGCGACCGGCGGAAAGGTGACGCTGGCTGTCGCGGGGCTGGATTACGCGGCTCCTCCGACCGTTACATCCATCACCCTGACGGCGGCGGGATGGACAGAGAAGGCGCAGACCATCAGCACAGGGCTGAGCATGGTGACGGCGAGCAACACAATTATTGTGGAGCCCGCGCCGGCCTCTGTCGCCGTATGGCGGGAGTGCGGAATTTATTGTTCTGCACAAGCTGCGGGCAGCCTTACATTCACCTGTGTTGAGGACGCTCCCACGGACGCGGTAACTGTGAACGTCATGGCGATGGACACGACGACGGCATAACACGTTGTCTACCGAAACCTGTTTTCGTTCGATAATATACAGAGGGAGGAGTTTTTAATTCCTACCATTTTTTGTAAATCATGGAGGTGAGAAGCATGTGCGATGATACCTCTGCAATTGAATTTGTGCAGGGCGATTCTGTCGACCGAATTTTTCTGCTGCAGGACGAAGCTGGCGAAGCGGTAGACCCCACCACAATCGCCGCTGTATATTTTACCTGCCGGGCTGCGAAATTCCAGCAACAGCTTTTTTATGACGAAACCCAGCAGGCATATCTGCTTACGATGACATATGACGATACGCGCGTTATGCCGAAAGGCCGATGGACGTACGACTTGACGGTTGAGTTTGTCGACACAAAACGGCGAACGGCGACGTATAACGGAACTTTTAATATCTTGCCAAAGATTAATTGTGTTGCTTACGAGGGGGGATAACTATGGCCGGGTCTACCGACTCTCCGAAGATAACTGTAAGCGTGCGGGAACCCCCGAAGATCAACGTTGTAATCGGAACCGGCGGGGGCGGCAGTTACACGCTCTTCCCCGCGACCGACAAGACGCTGGGCGGCATCAAAGTGGGCGACGCGCTTACAATTACGAAAGACGGCGTACTGTCCGTGCTCAGAGCGGACGCCGTGGAAGAAGACAACACGTTGCCCATTACATCCGCGGCGGTGCATACCGAAATCGGTAATATTGCCGTTTTGCTATCTACAATATAAGGAGCTGATATTATGCCTCAGACCACAATTGCAACTGAGATTGCGCGTATACAGACAGATAGAAATACAATCAGAACAAAATAGGTCGACCTTGGCCTTGCAACTTCGACGGCGACGCTGGACGATTTAGCAGCCGCGATTGAGGGGATCGAAAACAGGGGCGCGGTCAACGCCAGTGTCACTGAAGGCAACACCTATACCATCCCGAAGGGTTATCACAACGGGAGCGGCACCGTCGCGGGCGTTGCGGGCGGCGGCAACTACACGCTGCAGGCGAAGAGCATCACGCCCACAAAGAAGGGACAGAACGTCACTTCCGACGACGGGTATTACGGCCTGTCTGCTGTAACCGTCGCGGCGATCCCCGAAGCTTATCAGGACGTTTCGAGCACAACTGCTGCGGCCGGGAATGTCTTGGCTGGTAAAGTGTTCGTCACGGCGGCGGGCACAGTCACGACCGGTACGATGGTCAATAACGGCGCGGTTGCAAAGACATTGGATGCATCGACGACCAGCTATACCGTTCCTGCCGGATACCACAGCGGCGCTGGAAAAGTGCAGATCGTGACGGAAACCAAGTCTGTCACGCCTGCGGAATCTGCGCAGGACGTCACGCCGACAACCGGTAAGGTGCTGAGCAAGGTAACCGTCGGCGCAATCCCGGCCAAGTACGCGGACGCGACCGACGTGAGTGTTACGGCCGATAAGCTGCTCAAGGACGAAACCGCAATCGGCTGGGACGCGGAGGCGGAGGCCCCTGTGGCCGTGACCGGCACCATGCCGAATAACGGGGCTATCTCAAAGACACTGGACACAACGACAGCCAGTTATACCATTGCGAAGGGCTATCACGACGGTACCGGCGTGATTAAGCTGGTAACGGAAACCAAGTCCGCTACCCCGACCGAATCCACGCAGACAATTTCCCCGACAGCCGGCAAAGTACTTTCGAGCGTCACTGTGAATCGTATTCCGACCAAGTACAAGGACGCGACCGGCATGACCGCCACGGCGGCGGGGATGCTGGCGGATACGACGGCGATCGGCTGGGACGCCGCCAAGTCGCTCCCTGTTGTGCTGACCGGTACAATGGCAAATAATGGCAGCGTTACTACCACCATCGACGGCCTGACGACCACTTCGGTTTCTATCCCTGCCGGTTACACGACTGGCGGAACTGTTTCTCTCACTGATGATATTTATACCGCTCTTGCGGCGATTTAAGGCGGTGAAATAAGATGGGAAACGTTCAGGGTGAGATTGATCGCATTAGCGGCGCGAAGACCACACTGGGTGACTATCTCACCCAGAACGGGGTCAGCGTGGCCGACAGCGACAAGATTGACACGATGGCAAGCAAGCTTTCGACCGTAACGGCGAAGCAGGATAAGATTACTGCGAAGGGGATCCTTAAAGGGGATGGCGCGGGCACCATCACGGCGGCAGTGGCGGGGACGGATTACCTGACCCCGCAAGGGAACGCTGCGACGGCGACAAAACTGGCGACAGCCAGAACCATTGCCCTTGGCACCGGCGCGACCGGTACCGCGACAGGCTTTGACGGCAGTGGGAATATTACGATTCCGGTTACGGCTGTGAAGGAAAAGTATCTGAGCTGGGGCGGGAAAAATATCGTTGGAGATATTGCGCCTGTTGACGCGAGTATGAGCGGAATGCTCGGCGCGGTTCGCAGCAATTTCATGAATCCTGCGGGAATTACAGTCGAATATTCCACGGATAGCGGCGTGACTTGGACAGATTATGGAGCGTCGGATAGTGATAAACGCGCACTTGTTAGCGAGTGTGCTTCTATGCCCAACTTTAAGCTGGGCAAGTACACCGATGGAGCTACGAGAGCAACAGACCAGTTAAGGATTACAATTGATGGCGTTGCTGGCGGCGTTTACTTTAGTTTGAAGACGCTTTGTATTTATATGACTACAGGTGGGGCTTCGGGCTGTAAATGCAAAGTTGAACACGCTCAGGGTAAAGCAGGTGCAACCGGTTTAAGCGATCTATCTTTTGTTACTGACGGAACTTATGATGTTGCTGGCTGGTCTGGTTGGAACAGTATTCCTTGCTCGTTAGCATATGGCGGTAAACGTACAAGAACTGATAATTCCAATGCAATCAGATTAACATTTTCTATTACAACGCCATATAGTCAGAGCCAACAATGCTGTATATATCGCGTTTTGATGCTGGGTACTACTTGCTGGGTTGGAAACAGTAATCAAGCAACATATGGAACGGCCTATCAATTAGATGTGAGCCAGAATGTTGTTTTCCCCGCACAAGTTGCCGCCACCAAATTCAAGGGCGCGCTAACGAACGCTCTTAAGATCAACGGCAAAACCTACGACGGTTCCGCTGCGGTTAACGTGGGCGTTATCGGTGCGGCATACGGCGGCTCGGGGAAGACGACGCTTACGGATAGCGCGAACGCGTTTATAAACGCATTGACCAGCGGGACTGCAACTCCATCCGACGGAGACTATTATATCAGTCAATGGGCAAATGCGGCAAGCTCAACGGACGTGCAAAAAGCTACGTATGTGCGGCGACCGATCAGCTCGCTTTGGACATACATCAAATCCAAAATCCCTTCGTGGGCATTGGCAGCGTCGAAGCCGACCTACACGGCAACCGAAGTGGGCGCTGAAGCGAGCGGCGCGGTGAGCACGCACAACACCAGCACGTCCGCGCATAGCACGCTGTTCGCGAACAAGGTGGACAAGGTGACCGGCAAGGGACTGTCCAGTAACGACTATACGACCTCTGAGAAAGAAAAGCTTGCTGCGATTGAAGCGGGCGCGCAGAAGAACGTACAGGCGGACTGGGCGGCCACCAGCGGCGCAGCCGCCATACTGAACAAACCCACCTTGCCCACCGTCGCACAGGCGCAGGTCACGCTGACGGCGGCGGGATGGAGCGGCACTACTCAGACCGTGACTGTATCCGGCGTGACGGCTGATAACATGGTCATCGTCACCTATGCGCCCGGCAGCCGCGCGGCATGGACGGACGCGGATATTTACTGCTCCGCGCAGGCGGCGAACGCGCTGGTCTTCACCTGCTCGGATACGCCTACAGAAGACGTGACCGCGAACGTGGCGATCTTCGGCTAAGGGGGCGGCGCGCATGATCTATAACAGCTCGACAGGCTCGACCGATATTCTGGTCTGGCAGAGCGTCGAAATCACCACCCCGCCCACGCGGACGACGTATAACATTGATGAAGCGTTCGACCCGGCGGGAATGGTCGTTTCGCTCGTTTTTGCGGACGGCACGCGCATCGCAACGAACGCCTATACCGTCTCGCCTGCCACGCTCACGCTGGAAACCACGGCCGTCACGCTGACGGTCTCCTTCGGTGGAGGGACAAAAACCGTCACGCAGGCCGTGACGGTGCAGGAAAAGAAGTCGATGAGCTATTCCGGCGCGCACACGGTGAAGGAAATCACCGTCGGTGGCGTGACGTACACGCAGTACACAATTACCGGTTCCGGAACGCTGACCGTCGAAGGTACGTACAACGACGCTGCGATATGGCTCTGCGGAGGCGGGGCAAACGGAACCACTCCGCAATATTCCGGAGGGCCTGGCGGCGCGGGCGCATACTGCGCGCAAGCAGACAATCAAACACTGCATGGAACTTATGTGATTACAATTGGGGCCGCATCCGCCGCTACTTCATTTGGAGATCTATTGAGTGTCGCGGCTGTGTCTGGTGCGAGCGGAGGTACGGGCGGCGGAAGCTCAGGCGGCGAGGTCTACTGGGCAACTCAATATGAAACATCGGAGAGGCTGTGGTATAACCAGGGTGCTGGTGATAAAGTTGCAAAATATCCATTTTCTGATACAGCCAGTTTCCAGCCCCACTGCGCGGGAGGAGGCGGCGGTGCGTATTATCAGCGGACTCCCTCTCAGGACTTTGGGGCTACAGGTGGTGCAGGCGGCACAAACGGCGAATCTGGCAAAACAGGCAGCCTGGTGTCTTACTCTGGAATTGGTAGCTTCTATGGAGGGAGTGGCGGGAGTCGCGGCGGCGGTAGCGGAGGGTCTTCAGGCAAATCAGTTGATGCGTCCGCTGGTGGCAATGCAACGTTCTACGGCTCTGGAGGTGGTGGTGGCGGATACTATGAAGCGACAGCGATAGGCGCCGCAACACAGAAGAAATCCGGCGGCGCTGGCTATCAGGGCATCGTTTACATCCGCGTGCCCGCTTAAACATAAGGGATAAAGGGTGATTTTATGATTTTCAACAGAATGATCGGCGGCGGCGGGAAAGCGACGATAACATACAGCGGAACCCACACGACCGAAAGCTATACATTAAACGGGCAGACCTATACGTAGTATAAAATTACCGGCTCGGGTACATTAACCGTCAAAGGCAAAGCGAAAGGCGTCAAGGTGTGGCTTTGCGGAGGTGGGGCAAACGGATTGGGTGGAGATGCTTCTGGTGGCGGGCGTGGCGGCGGCGGAGCGTTTTGTGCTCAGTATGACAGCCAAAAGTTATCCGGCGTATACACGATTGCAATCGCAAGTGGCGGTGGGAACAGCAGTATAACCACAAACGGGAACGTTGTTTTCTTAGCAAATGGAGCTAGCGGCGCGAACGGCGGCACGGGCGGCGGCGGCTCGGACGGCACTGGCGGCACGGGTGACGGAGTGACGAAGTATCCGTTCAGTGATTCCACCACTTTTCAATGTCATTGCGCGGGAGGCGGCGGCGGTTCAGGTAAGTATGTCACAAACTATGATTGGGATAACTACACAGAATATTCTAATGTAGCTTACGCCGGGAATGGCGGTTCCAACGGCGCGGCAGGCGGTAAAGGCTCGTCACCCGTAACTTACAGCGCACGTAATGCTCCCGGAGGAAGCGTCGGCGGCGGAACCGGTGGCTCTAAGTCCGCGGGAAGCGCTGCGACGTTCTATGGGAGCGGTGGAGGTGGCGGCGGGAGCGAAGATTATTCCATTTCGCACGACCCCGGCTACGCAAACCGGAGTTACAGCGGCGGTTCCGGCTACCAAGGCATTGTATACTTACTCGTTCCAATTGAATAACAGGAGGATATAAAGGAATGAAATTTGCAGTTTTATCGACGGACCATACGATGGTTGAAAATGTAATTGTGGCGCGCGAAGACCAGCAAAGTGAGCTGCAGATCGCGCTGGGGCGCGTACTGATCGACGCAGGGCCTCTTGGCTTGACGGTCGGTGATCTTTTTAACGGCAGTGCTTGGACGCGCAATATAGAAGGGGAACAGGTCACGCTGCCCATCGGCGACAGCGCGGCTGTCACGGAAGCAATTGCAATTCTGGAAGGAGCGGATGACGAATGAATATGAGCGAAAGCCAGCGAACCAAACTGAAAGCAATTCGAGCGGCGATGGACGGCGGCGTAACGCTTGCGGCGGCGCAGGGCGCAGTTGAAATTAACGCCGTAGTAGAAATGATCCGCCCTTGGAAGGCGGGCGCATATGCAGTAGGCGATGTTCGAGTTTATGCAGGCGTCCCGTACAAGTGCGTGCAGGCGCATGACTCGACCGAAAACACGGACTGGACCCCGGATAAATACCCGGCGCTGTGGATGCAGTATCATGGCACATCCAAGGAGACGGCGCGGGCATGGGTTGCCCCGACCGGCGAGCAGGATATGTACCGCAAGGGCGAATGGATGATCTTCACGGACGGTAAGTATTACGAGTGCCTGACCGACACGAACTACAGCCCCACCGATCTGGCGAGTACATGGAAAGCAGACGGAGAAGAAACCGGAACCGAAACCGACGAATGGCCTGCGTTTGTTCAGCCGACCGGGGCACACGACGCATACAAGACCGGCGACAAGATAACATTCAATGGCAAGCATTACATCTGCAAGATGGACGGCTGTACCTATTCTCCGACCGACTACCCGGACGGCTGGACGGAACAGGCATAACAAACAGCGGAGGCGAGGCGGATGATAACAATTAACGCGGCGTTCTCCCAGCGGGAACAGGAGCTTGGCCTGATCGGGCGGCGCGGGGAAAACGGAACAAGGCAGATTGCCTTTGACTGCGGCGAAGTCCTCGCCGAATACCCCGGCGCGAGTATTGTATGCGCGATGCAGCGGCAGGGCGACCTTGGGGCGTACCTGAAGGAATGCAGCGCAGACGGCAGCGCGAGAATTATTACGATTAGCGACGCGGACGTTTCTATCCCCGGCCAGATGAGGATAGAACTCCGCGCTCTGGTCGGCGACAAGCGGGTGAAGAGCGCGGTCTATACGGCGACGGTGGCCAGCAGTCTGATCGGGCAGGCGGAAACGCCGGACAGCCCCGTGGCGGACACGCTGGACAAACTCGAAGGCGCGCTGAGCAACGCGCAGGCAATTGTGGCGACCGTGCAGACAAAACTGGATAACGGCGAATTCGTCGGAGCGCAAGGCCCTCAGGGACCGCAGGGACCAAAAGGCGACACGGGAGCAAAGGGAGACACAGGCGCACCTGGCAAAGATGGCAAGGACGGCAAAGACGGCGCAAAGGGCGAAGACGGTAAAAACTTCCGCGTGCTCGGAACCTATGCGACGCTGAGCGCGCTGCAGGCGGCTGTAACCGCACCGGCGCAGGGAGACTATTACAATATTGGTACGGCTGCGCCTTACACGATCTACATGTGGGATACGTCAAAGGGCTGGCAGGATCAGGGACAGCTGCAGGGACCGACGGGTGCGAAGGGTGACCAAGGCGCGAAAGGCGACACTGGCGCGGCAGGCAAGGATGGTAAAGACGGCGCGGACGGCGCGACATTTACCCCGGCGGTAAGCGAAGCGGGCGTGCTGAGCTGGACGAACAACAAGAGCTTGACGAACCCGGCGAGCGTAAACATCAAGGGCCCAAAGGGCGATACTGGTTCTCCCGGCGCGAAGGGTGAAACAGGAAGCCAAGGCGCAAAGGGTACCGACGGCGTATCCCCGACCATTACAGTAAGCAAGACGGGCAAAGTCACGACACTGACCATCACAGACAAAGACGGCACGAAGACCGCGACCATTAACGACGGCGCGGACGGCGATGGTGCGGGCTCTGTTGGCGACATGCAGAAAGCCATTTACGACGCGAACGGCGACGGAATTGTGGACGATGCGGCCAAGCTGGGCGGACAGCTGCCGGCATATTACGCGAAAGCGTCCGATCTGTCCGGCAAAGTAAGCGCGGTAACAGGCAAGGGGCTTTCCACGAACGATTACACGACGGCGGAGAAAGAAAAACTGGCTGCAATCGAGGCGGGGGCGCAGAAGAACGTTGCGCCGACATGGACGAGCGTTACAGGAAAACCTGACGCCTTTACACCGGCCGACCACACCCATGCACAGACGGACATCACTGGATTGGAAACCGCACTGGCAGGGAAGGTGAGTGCCGTAACGGGCAAAGGGCTATCCAGCAACGACTACACGGACGACGAGAAGACAAAGCTTGGTGGCATCGCAGCCGGGGCGCAGAAAAATGTACAGGCGGACTGGACGGCGACAAGCGGAGACGCTTTCATCAAGAACAAACCCACGATCCCCACAGTCCCCACGAAGGTGTCCAGTTTTGAAAACGACGCTAAATATCTGACGAGCTACACAGAAACCGATCCCACGGTTCCTGCATGGGCGAAAGCCGAAAGCAAGCCCGCCTACACGGCAAGCGAGGTGGGGGCTGAGGCGAGCGGTGCTGTGAACACACACAACACCTCTTCTTCCGCGCACTCTACGCTATTTTCGGCAAAGCAGAACAAGATTACCGCTACGGGTCTACTGAAAGGAACTTCCACGGGGATTACGGCTGCGACGGCAGGAACGGATTACGCTGCGGCAAGCCACACACATACGGCGGCGGACGTTACGGGGCTTGCGACGGTTGCCACATCCGGAGCATACGGCGACCTGAGTGGAAAACCGACTATACCGACCCTCTATGCTTATACGGTAAGCCTGACGGCGGCAGGATGGGATGCGACGGAGAAAACGCAGACCGTGACCGCCACCCATGTGACGGCTGATAATCTGGTGCAGGTATCGCCGGCGGAAGCAAGCTTTGAGGCATGGCAGACGGCAGAGATTCGATGCACGGCACAGGCGGCAGGAACGCTTACTTTTATTTGCGGCGGCGATGTGCCGAACGAAGCGGTAACATACAACGTGGTGGTCATAGAAGGAGTGACGGCATGATATTGAATATAAGCTTGCCCGGCAAGGCGGGAAAGGCCGAGTTCACCTATACCGGTGCTTACACGCTCAAGCAGATCACTTCCGGTGGCGTGACGTATGACCTGTATACGCTGACCGGCTCTGGCACGCTGACCGTGACGGGGACGGCGAAGAATGTGGATGTGTGGTGCTGCGGGGGCGGGGCAACCTACTCGTATTACAGCGGCGGTGCTGGCGCGTATTGCGCGCAGGTAGACGCTCAGTCCCTTCACTGTGATTATGTGGTTGCCATAGGCGGTTCCGGCGGGAATACCTCAGTTGGCTCACTTGTCAGTGCGAATGGCACGACAACAGCCAACGGGGGCACAGGTGGCGGCGGTGGAAATATTGGCGCAAACTTTAACGCTCCCACAGGCGACGGGATAACTAAATACCCTTTCGGGGACACGACAAACTTTAGGTGTCATTGCGCAGGCGGCGGCGGTGGCGGCGTGAATTATTCCTCCGACGATAATAGTTGGCAATACAATGGCGGCGCTGGCGGCTCGAACGGTAGCAACGGGGCAAAGTCAACAAGCGGTATCGGCGACGCTGGCGCTGGTGGTAATTATGGCGGTGGGCAGGGCGGTTCGCGTCACTCGATCAATGGCAAAGCTGCGACATTTTATGGTTCTGGCGGCGGTGGATATGGTGCGGGTTCTATGGGAACTTACGGGCCAAATACCGGTACCGCTGGTGCGGGTTACCAAGGCGTCGTCTACATCCGCGTACCGGTATAAGGAGGGATACTATGATCATGCAGCCTTTGGCCACAGGCAGTGGCGGCGGGAGCGCGAAAATTTTCTTTGAGGCTGGCACTGCTGACCGCGGCAACTTCACATTTGATCTGGGGTTCGCTCCGACTGAATGGGTGGGCGTGGCGGATTACAGTGTGTCGAGTGGGTACTCTCGTGAAATCTGGTCTTATTCGAAAGACGGAACAGTTACTACAAAAACTGCGAATGGCGGCGCGTATGCAACGTGGGTTTTGTCGGGCACAAAACTGACGCTTACCGCAACCAGTGGAACAATGTCGTCCATTACAAATTACATTGTTTTTGCGCGCTAAAAGGAGGAAATATTATGAATAAAGTGTTTTGCATTTTGCTCACATAGGTTTTTATGATGACAGTATGCGTTGGTATCGCCGCGGCGGAGACAGCGGCTGAACCGACCGCTCCTGTGGCACCTGTGACTGAACCGGACGCTGCCGGTGCTTTCGACCTGACCGAACTGGCAGTGGCGGTGCTATGCTTTGTGCTCGGCCTGTTGACCACGATCGTGACGGGCGTAGTTCGAAAGAATTTCAACAAGAACAAGCTCACCAAGCAATACGACGAACTGTGGGCCCTCATCGGACAGAAACTGGAACAGGCGGGGCTAAAGGTCGACCGCGCGGCTATTGAGGCGGCGCTGAAACAGATGAGTGCCGCGGCACTGAAGGAGCTCGCCAAAGCGTTTAATAATGACGAACAGGCTGAATAATGAACATCAAGGTTAAGCTCACGCGTAAAACAAACGCGGACTATTATCATGCTGCCAAAGGGGATGTTGTTTCCATCCCCTTCGAGCAGTATTTACTGGGCGTTGTGGCGAGCGAGATAGGAGTCGCCCCGCTGGAGGCATGCAAAGCACAGACCATCGCGGCTCGAACATACGCGCTCCCGTATCTAACGAAGGGCGTGCCCATCAGCGACGCGTCCTCTACGGCGCAGGCGTATCGGGCGGAGCGGGCTGTAGACCCTGCTTATGAAAACGCGCATCGCGGCGTAAAAGCAACGGCCGGACTCGTGCTCTATTATGACGGCAAACCTCTGACAAGCTGCCCGTTCAGCAAGTCAAATGGCGGGCGCGAAATCAGCAACGCGGAGCGTTGGAATTCAACGGCGCTCCCATACCTGCCTTCGCAGGATGACCCGTGGGACTTGGCGGCTACAAACGGAAAGAAGTTGGGACACGGCGTGGGCATGAGCCAGGAAGGCGCGAAGTACGCGGCGGGCACGCTCGGCAAAACCTGCGAGGAAATTCTCGCGTTTTATTATCCGGGGTGCGAAATACGCCCCGCGCAAGAAAAAGAGGTGCCGATAACAATGATTGGAACGGTAACGACCGCGAACGGCGGCGCGCTCAATATGCGGAAATATCCAGGCGCTTCGGCTGACCGGATTCTGAAGATTCCTAATGGGGCTGAAGTGAATATCCTGAGCACGGAAACGATCACGGACGGGTGGTACGAAGTGGAGTACAATGGGCAAACGGGGTATGTTATGGCCGCCTATGTGTCGGTGCGTGGTGAATCCGAGCCTAGTGCCTACACGGTCGGCGTCCGGTTCGACACAAGAGCCGAGGCCGAAGCGTTCAGAGCCTTGCTTCAGCAGGCAAAAATATATTGACAGGAGTGATTCCTGGTGGAATGGCTAATTCAATTCCTGGTAAAGTATTGGGTTGAGTAGCTGCTGACGGCGGTCGTTGGAGCGTTCGTCGCGTATATCAAGAAAGAGGCGAGCACGCAAAAAGCGCTCAGACACGGAATGGTGGCGCTGCTGCGGGACCGGCTTTATCAGGCACACAATCAATACGAACATCTCGGGTATTTTCCAATCGATGCGCGCGAAGTGGTCGAGGATATGTTCAAACAATATATAACGCTCGGCGGGAACGGCATTGTCCGGCATTTGAAAGAGGCGCTGGACGAACTCCCCACTGAGCCAGGGAAACAATGAAACAAAATCTTTCTAAACCCGAGACTTCGAAAATTATTCTTTTCAGAACTTTCTGGATATTCTGGGCGCTGGTTGTGCTTGTTATTGTGATGATCGCTTTGTTTCCCGCGGTAGGGGATTATATGATCGATGTACTGCAGACCGCGGCCACATTGGCCGGGGCGGTTCATGTCGGATATTTCGGAAAAGCTGGTATAGAAAATTTCAAGAAGATTGAGTCTGCGATGAGAAATTCTGTGGACGATGATGTCTATGACGACGAAGACTGCGAAGGATAAAGAAAAAATTTGACCCTGCTACTTCCTTTCCGGAGGTGGCAGGGTCATTTTTTGTTTTTGGACGCATGCAAATGCAGGAGATGTAGTTCATTGTGTAGTATAGTAGTTCCTTACGTAGTGTAAAGGAAGGGTTCCCCTTCATAAGGAAACATTCTATTGGTCGAGCTTCCCGGCGAACTTGTAGTAAATTTCTATTTTCTGCGTTGGTTTGCCATTCTGGTCACAGCGTCTATCGTGGACTACGATTTTGTCGATCAGCGCATTGAGCATCGGGATAGTCAGTTTGGTTGGATGGGTGTAACGTTTGACCATGTTAGCCCATTCGTTAAGACCTCTTTGGGTTTCGTCGGTAGCTCGTTGTGCTTCTTCGGCGGCAGCGATGAATTCTTGAAGGGCGGTTTGCTCGTCTTGGTATTTTTTGAGCAGCGTCGAGAAATTGTTCGGAGTGATGTTTCCTTCGGCGCGATCCTCATAGAGTGAGGCGAGCATCCCGTCTATTTTTCGTAGACGCCGCTTTTTATCATCAAGCTTCGCTTGCTCCTTGTCCCCACTAGACTGAGTTGCTTTGCGCGAAGAATTCATAATCTCCTGGGCAAAATCTATTTCGTTCCCAGCGAGTGTCGAGGTCCAATACTGTATCCGTGATAGCACATAATTGTAGAGGGTAGACTGCCTTATGTAATGCGCGGTGCAGTGTTCTTTACCGAATTCCGAATATTGCCGGCAGACGTAGGCTTTATCGTCGGGAGCATAGCAGGGACGGGCTTTCAACGCTTTCCCGCAGGTTGAACATTTTAGCAGACCGGCGAAAAGCTGGGGCGTCCCATCCCCGCAGGAACGACGCCGCCGTGAAATATTTTCCTGAACCCGCTCGAATGTCTCGCGCGATATAAGAGGCGGATGGGTATTTTCTACCCGGTAAAACTCATCAGCGGAGTTGTGAATTCGTTTTTTGCTTTTGTACGAAATCTTTTGCCTGCGGTAATGAATCGTATTTCCAATGTATGTTTCATCCATCAGTATGGAACGCACGGCGGAGCTTTGCCAGAAGCTTTTCTTCTCTTCGGCGGCGTTCTCATAGTATTGCGAATACGCGCCGTAGCGGCTATAGCCAACCCAGCCCGGGGTAGGGACTTTGGACGTCCTCAGATACCTTGCGATTACATTGTAGCCGTTTCCTTCCAGCGCAAGCGCGTATATCTTTTCGATGATCCAGCGGGTGTCTTCGTCGATGAGGAGTTTGCCTTTTTCTTTCGGACTCCATATATAACCGAGCGGCGGTGTGGGGCCTAGGCGTTCGCCTTTTTCATATTTCGCTTTTAGCGCGGCCTTTACTTTCCGGCTGGTGTCTTTGGCGTACCACTCGTTGAAGAGGTTCTTAAAAGGGGAGAAGTCGCTCATACCTTTCTCGGAGTCTTCGCCGTCGTTTACCGCCACATAGCGGACGCGCTTCTCAGGGAACACGTATTCCAAGTAGCGATCCACCTGAATGTGTTCGCGCCCCAACCGGGAGAGGTCTTTTGTGATAACGCAATTCAACGCGCCTTTGTCAATGTCCGCCATCATACGTTGAAACGCCGGTCGGTCAAAATTTGTACCAGACCATCCATCGTCGACGTATTCATCATAAATCGCAATGTTGTTGTCTTCGCAATATTGATGAAGAATCCGGCGCTGCGTTTCAATGCTGCCGCTGTCGCCCGGCTCTCCGTCATCGTTGCTTAGCCGCATGTAAAGAGCGGCTACCCAGGGTTGTTTCATTCCCATCCTCCTTTCGATAGAGAAACAACCCACATTTGCATGCGGGTTGATTATAGCATAAGTGGAATTAAGACGCAATTTTAAGATTGCGAAGGATGAATTCTTTGAAGAGGTCGGCGAATGGTTGGCCGTCCGCAGCGAAATGTTCTGTTATAAGAATTTTCACTTTGCCGGCGTCAAAGCATTTTTGTTCAGTCAATAGTATATTCTTCTCTGCGATTCCGAACATGGCATTCTCCTTTAATTTTTCTCAAACAGTCCAGGCAAATGTATTCGTGCGAAAATAATCCAGCCGGTTCATAGAAGACGTTGGTCAGATCACGGCCACACATACAGCAATACAAAGCAGTCCCTCCTTTGACGAGACAGGTAGATCATTCCCCATAAAGAATTTCGACCCCATAAGCCTTAGCCGCCTCATGTTCAAGCCGGCAGCCGCGTGCCTGCTCCCAACCATTGCAAAAGTAAGCGGCATGACACAGGCTCATATTTTCAAGGCTCTTTGCGAGAAAAGACAAGGGAATCTGAACGACGCCGCGCTCGGTCATCGCCTCCTTGTTGTACCATTCATCGGTAAAGGGTGTATTGACGACAACATAGCCCATGTTCTCCAGCGCCTTAATGGCACGGTTGCGGGTTTCAATAATTTCCTGTTCGGTTTTGCCAGCCATCGGCTGAGATAACATTGCCTTCTTCATATTTTAATATTCCTTTCTAAAATGCGATGTGTTACAATGTAAGTGGAGGTGGCGCATGTGACAGACAACGAGAAAAAGAAAATAGGCGCAGAACTTGATAAGCTGAGTGAAGCTGTAGAGAAGATCCAAGAATCCGCCGATGTACCAGGGCTCAAAGATGCGCTTGAAGCAATTTATAATCTGCTGGAGAAAATTATATCCGAGGAAGGGTGGCAGTAATTATTCTGCCGCCCCATTTTTCTCTGAGGAAAACTGTTCATTGGTAGCTTCAATTTCTGCAAAGCACGGGACAAAAGTAACGCGCCTCATTTCCTTCATGGCCGCATCATATTCTTTTTGAGCGGCAAGAAGACGCTTTAAGGCTTTGCTCATTTCCTCTGGTTCAGGGGCGTTAAAAATATATTGCATTGTATTTATCTCCTTTTAATTATATTTCATTTTTTGAAGAAGGCTTCTGTATAGGGGTTCCAGCTGCGGTGAGGACGCTTTGAATTTTTTCTGTTCGCAATTATGCGTCTTACCGGCTTTATAAAAACCATGACCGACTTCATGATACCGAGAGCGGTCCATATAGGCATATTCCATTTCAATATCCGGAAGCTGCTTTGTAATGCCTTTATAAAGCATAAAGGGCGGCATATAAACCGTTTTGAAGGCAAGCAGCCGCTCATCATTAAACCCTGGATCGAATGTAACGGGAGATTTCTCCTTCACGCCGGTTTCAGGAATTGCGGGATGCTGTTTAAGATAAGCGCCGCTGGGCTTAAATTTAACGACGCCTTTCTTGCCGCACAGTTTCAGGACGGCTTCATCGAGCTGCTCTTTTGTGCCGGTGATGCGCAGATAGTTTTCCATTAAACCTTATCCTCCTTCATGTTTTCAAGCAGCAGGTTATACAGATCGCGTGTGGTGGCGAGCGGAATGTCTTTGTCCCCGTCCGTTATCATGCCAGGTTTATATCGCCGGCCGAAGTTAAGCTCCCAACAGAAGTAGCCGGTCCAGTCGTTTTCTTTATCTTTCATAATAATTTCCAGCAGGTTTACAATGGGATCGTCCAGCTGGCACAGTTCAGGAAGGCGTATGGCGTCGTCTGTTGCATCCGAAACCTTTTCGCAGAAGTCGTTCCATTCCATCAATCGGTGCAGAATTTCATCGAATAAGTCAAATGTCATTGTGTTCTCCTTATGATATAATTGTGTCGGCGGGGAGAGGAGCGGAGGCGATCGCGTTTACATAGCCGCACCTGATGCATCGGGATGCGTAGCGCTATGTGAAAGGAGCGATGTGCCAATGGAACATGTTTGTGACGTTATGATCGAACTGTTTCTTGAGTACGTCGTCAAAAAGGTGATCTCATAGATGAAAACCTGGCTGACGGGGCAACTCGAAAAGGCCAGGAAAAACAAACCTGAGCCTAAGTACACTATTTGTACTTGGGAGCAGCATTGCCGGTAATAGAAACCGGCGGGGTTAACGCGATCGCCCCTTAATATTGCTGTACCGCTCCATCTCCCCGTTCACAAAAGAAAACATTGCAGTCTGCCGCGTGTTTGTGTATAATAGCCACAGGAGGTGGCTTCAATGCATAAGCCGTTAGGTAGCAAAGAGGTTATCTCGATACTCGAAAAGTAGCAGTGGCGCAAGCTCAAAAACCGTGGTAAGGGAAGCCATACGGTTCTTGAGAACCCTGAGAACGGGCTCCACGTTACGGTACCCCGCAGCAAAGAACTCCCAGCGGGAACCTAGAAGAGTATCGGGCGGCAAACCGGTGTGAATTTTGATGATCACCGGTGAGCGACCTCGCTTCAAAATGGACGGCCTTCTACTGGGCATGTCCATTTTTGTTTGTAAACGGCAGACCGCAATGATGGGGTGGGTTAAATAATTTCGTCCATTGTTTTCACAATGATGTCGCAGACTCCGTGCTCAAGGCAAAAAACGGAATCCAGTTCCCAGTCATTGTTGCGCTTTTTATTCAGCAGCTTAGCAGGAATGTTGGTCTTCTTGAGGATATGTTCCTTCATGGCTTTTAGGGAACTTTTGTAGCTGTCGGCCGCGTCGAACACCTTGGTGCTGTCGCCGGAAAGGGAGGCGCTGCCCTCGTGGATTACAACGCGAGCGCGGGGAAGCATGAAACGCTTATGACCGCTGAGGAAGATGATACCAGCCGCTGAAGCGCACACGCCCATGTTAACCGTATAAACCGGCGTCACAGAGGATTCGATTGTATCAATGAAAGACCACATCATATCGGCGTCGCCGCCGTAATTCATCAGATACAGCCAGATCGGTTTGCGCTCATTGACCGGCTTGCCCGCGTCTTCAATGTTCCAGCGGAGGATCAGCCGCTCATACTCGAGCATGTTGATATCGACTTCGCCGTCGAGCCAGAGTTTGCGCTCTTTTTCCAGCTTGTAATAGGATACCAGTTCAGGATCTGGCAACTGATAATTGCCAACGTTATCAGAAAGAATAGGAAGTACAAGTCCGTCCATATGTTCTCCTCTCAGGATCTATGTTCTACGCTGTCAGCCCAGTTGGACACAACACCGCGATAGTTATGGGTCAGTTTACAGACGGCGGCAAAAGGTTCATATCTCGCCTCGGCCAGATAATCCACAAAGCCGGAATGTTCAGGCCGGTGATACAGATCGCACTGGCCGGTATGACCGATGACGATTGTTTTGCAGCTGTCATGGATGCGGGTCAGGGTTTTCTTGAGCTCATCGAAGTAATAGTTCTGCGCTTCATCGATGATAACGACCTTATTTTCGATGTTTTGCCCGCGGAAGAAGGTGTGGGACACACAGTCGATATACGCGGTATCCTCCTTTACGTTCATCATGTTCTCCTGCTTGACAGCGTGCATTACATCGATGCCGGCCTTGAGCGCCGCCTGATAAAACGGCTCGTTATAAACAGAGAGCTTATCCTGCACGGTGCCGGGGAGAAACCCGATCTTCTGTTCCTGTACAGGGGAAGTGACGTAAACGATGCCCTCATAACGCCCATATTTGACGAGCAGTTCGGCCGTCATAACTGCGATGGTTGTTTTGCCGCAGCCGGCTTTCGCATCGCAGAGAACGATCAGCTTTTCGGGGTCCCAGATCGCGTCGCGAAACGCCCTCTGTTCGCCGTCAAGCTGGAGGCCGAAGAACGGATGATCGTCCAGTGTCTCCGGCGGGTTAGAATAATCGATAGTTTTTCGTTTTGCCAAACCGTATCATCACCTTTGCTTTTAATGGTTGTATATTGTCGCCCCGTGCCGTATAATGAGTGCGGAGGTGATTTTCTTGAAGAAGAACATATCTTCTCGGGAAGTTATCTCAATACTCAAAGAGCACGGATTCGTAGAAGACAAACGCCGGAGGACGGGCGGAGACACTATCTTTGTTAAACAGGGCTAGACGTCACACGTAAAAGTCCCCACAGGCCGGGAGTCGATACGAATCGGTACTTAGGTTAGTATCGAGAAACAGTCCGGATTGCCCATTCGGTGTTAGCTGTAATGGGCTCCGGGCGGCTTCCGCACTCATTGCACGGCGCAGGCCGGCAATATGCGAAGTTAGTCGGATTCTACCTTCGCCACGAATTCATCAATCGCGTCTTCAACAGGCATTGCTTTGCCCGATACGCGGCTGTAAATCATCCCGTTGCGCCCATACAAGTACAGGTCCCCGCCGGCATAGGCTTTAGAAACCCGCTTGAGAACGTCCCATCCCATTGCGGCGGCAACCTCATCCAGATAGATCAATGTGGTAATCGCATCGTCAATCAGCTCATGGTCCTGGTCGCGGAGAGCGGAAAGTCCATCGATAATTTCATTCAATGTTTTCATGCTTCACCTCATAAACAGCGGGAAATTAAGGGCAAGATCGCGAACGTCTTTCGCATAATCCGACGGGTTCGCGCCTTCAAGAATATCGGCGATTGTGTTAGCAATAAATTTTACTTCCGGCTCACGCATGCCGCGCGTCGTAATGGCGGGAGAGCCGATGCGGATACCGCTTGCCACGTTGGGGCTTAGCTTCTCGCCGGGAATGGTATTCTTGTTAACCGTGATATGACACGCGCCGAGAGCGGCCTCAATTTCCTTGCCTGTCTTGCCCGCATGGGAGACATTGAGCAGAAGCAGATGATTATCGGTGCCGCCGGTGACAAGACGGACGCCGCGTTCGGTAAGAACCCGCTCGAACGTCTTCGCGTTTTTTAGCACGTGCTTCTGATACTGCTTAAAGCCGGGTTCTAGCGCTTCCTTAAAGGCAATAGCTTTGGCTGCGATGATATGTTCCAAGGGGCCGCCCTGCAGGCGGGGGAACACCGCAAGATCAATCTGCCTGGCATACTCGGCTTTGCACAGAATCAACCCGGCGCGAGGACCGCGTAACGTTTTATGTGTGGTAGTCGTTACAAAATCAGCGTAGGGGACAGGAGAAGGATGAAGCCCCGTCGCGACCAGACCTGCGATATGCGCGATATCGGCCAGAAGATAAGCGCCGACGCTATCGGCAATCTCGCGGAACTTTTTGAAATCGATCACACGGGAATAAGCGGAAGCGCCGCAGACGATGAGCTTCGGCCGATGCTGCTGAGCGAGGTCATAAACCCTGTCGTAGTCGATCAGGCCGGTTTCTTCATTAACCCCGTAGAGCACCGCGTCGTAAAGCCGACCGCCCTGGCCTTGCGGATTGCAATGGCTCAGGTGGCCGCCGCCGCTGAGCGACATCCCCAGCACCTTATCGCCCGGTTTGAGCACCGCAGCGTAGACGGCGTTGTTGGTCGTGGTGCCGCAATGCGGCTGCACATTAGCATGTTCGGCCCCGAAGAGCTGCTTCGCGCGCTCAATGGCCAGACGCTCGATTTCGTCAATATACTCACAACCGCCATAATAGCGCCTGCCGGGATACCCTTCGGCGTATTTACAGGTCAGAATAGAACCGGCCGCGGCCAGCACGGCGGGACTTGGATAATTCTCCGAGGCGATCAGTTCGATTCCGCCCGTCTGACGCAGATATTCTTTACGAATTAGGGCAGACACTTGCGGGTCAGTCTGCTCGATCGTTTCCAGTTCACTCAATTTCATATCCGTTTACAGGCATTTCCTTTCCGGCCGCAGACAGCGGCTCGTAGTTTTTTGCAGAACGCCAACACCATTGACGATTTTCATAGACGAGGAATTGCGGGTAGCCGTTCTTATCGTTACGAACAGCATAAACTTCGACGTTCCGGCCTGTGTGGAGCGCGGAAACAATGAAGGAGTTGGTCATTCGACTCCGAGCGCCTCCGCTTCGCTATAGCCAGGCATCCCGCTGAAGCGTTCCATGACGGCGTCGCGCTGCGACTGACCTAGAAAGTGTTTCAGCAAATAGTCGCAATACAGATTCAGGTTCTGACAGCGGACAAGCGTGTGCTCGTAATCTCGAACGAGCGTTTTATACCTCACCGCACAGCCGCCTTTTTTACAGGAGCAGACGCGTTTTACTTCGCCCATAATATTAACCTCCAAAGAAACCGCCCCAGAGGAGCAGGCCGACCATCATTCCTGTTCCTACAACCGACCCGATACAGCCGGCTGCTATTTTAGTCGGGTCTTTCTCTTTAAGAGCGTTTAGCAAATTCACAAGGAAAGAAAGCGAATACAGAATAATTACAATAATTTGAGGAGCACCCATCACATCAAACCTTTCTATGTTGGAATTTATAAGTGATATTGGAGTAGTTCATTGCCATACCGTTTTTGCCGGATGACAGCAGCCACATGGACTGATTGGTGTTCGGTGAGTCGAGCCCACCGCGCTCTTCAATGTAGGGGCCGATTTTGTAGTAATCAACCCAGCACTGAAGGGAGAGATCGAACACCTGCGAGCCGGAATAGAGGCAGGTTTTAAGTCCCGCCTTCCGCACCGACATCAGGCATCGCGCCAGCGCGTCTCGGTCATTCCCCTCACCCATAAAGCAGACGCAGGTAATTCGGCCCGCATACTCCTTGAGTAAAGTTGGAAGATCGTGCTCAAGATCATAGCCGACATCCTGCTGCAGCTCCGGCGAGTGACAGCCGGGGCAGCGATGCGGGCAGTTTGAAACCTCCACCGCGAGACTGATTTCATCAGGGACTTCCTGCAGGACGACGCTGTAACCGGTGTATTTAATCATCGGCCGGTACCTGCACATAGAGGCCGCAGCAACATTCCTTTGTCGTCCGGAACGCAAGGCACGGACATTTGTTATCATCAGTCTTCTCGACCCGGCAGGGGCAATAGCCGTTGTTAGCGGCTATTCTCCCCCTGAGCATCGCGACGAAATCCTTATCAGGATTCAGTTTGATTTTCATATTCCTGTCCACCGAAATACCTCCGGTCATATTCATTCTTGCGCTCGGCCGACCACTTCGACACGCGGGTCAGATAGCCGATGATGCGCGTGGCATAATCCAGATTTTCACTGCTGCACTTTGGGCACTTCTCCAGCTTGTGCTTGCTGATATACCCGCAGTCGTTGCAGATGGTATTGGGAACGTTGAAGGTAAAATACGAGCAGCCTTCATGAATCGCGTTGAGAATGAGCAGCTCGTACTGGCGAGCGGTGAGGTGTTCTTCGAGGTTGATATGGCAGGCGCTGCCGCCGTCGAGATTGCGGATATAACGATCGCCATGCAGCCGAATCTTATCAAGAACCGTTGTTTTAGGATCTTCAACCACGAAGAAATAGCTGTTATAACACGCTCTCGGGACGGAGAGCCCGTCGGCTTTATCCCATTTGGCGTTCTTCACGCCTAAGCTTTCGGCTGGCACGTACTCCGTGTTAAACATAACGCCCGGCTCGGCATCGGCCACGTTCCGCCGGTGAATCGTATCAAGGATGAGATCAGTGAACTCGCCGTAAGCCTTGTTGTCACCGACCGGAATGCCCAGATACTCCGCCGCCTCGACCAGACCGTTGATGCCAACGGTAAGATACTGCTTCTCCGGCGAAACGAACCCTGCGTCATAAAGCGGGATCATATGCTTGGCCTGCGCATCCTTCACCATCGCGTTATACGCTTTCAAATAGCGATGGACATGCGCGGTCAGATCGTCAAGCGAGGCTTTGACCTTGGCCAGATCGCCGCCGCAGCCCTGAACGAGCCGGTTGATATTGATGGTCATGACGCGCTTGGAGCCGGTCGCGATGCCGCCCGCGCCAAGGCTGTAAGTGAACTGGTTTTCAACGATGTTGTTTTTCAGGCGGCAGTTATGCGTAATTACTCCGGAGGGAAGCATGAAGTAGGGCTCGCACCCATCATCAACCTCGAGGCAGTAAACATAATCGTATGTATTGGCGCTCTCGATCACCTCAGATACCGGGCGGTATGTATACATCCTGCTTTCGGGATCCCAACACTGGACTTCATCCCCCTCGACGAGCTCCTTCGCCTGGACGTCTCCGCGCCGGGTGGGGAAAAGATGGTTATCCGTCACCTCATACATATGGCGGGCGTTCGGCTTGACGTCGATTGTGATAAAATACATCTGACGGCCGGGGAGACGAATGAGAGTCGCGGGAACCACTTCCTCACCGAGCATAACCCGAACACGAAAATCCTGTTCCTGTTCAAGCATCTGGTAAAGACGCTCTGCAGCCCCGACAAGCAATGTGTTATGCTGGTCCCAGACGGAGAACAGTGTATCCGGCGCAAAGCAGCACGAACTCAAGCTATCCACGCTATCGCTGGTATAAGTGAAAAAACTGTGCCCTTCGGCATACATCTCGGCGATATGCTTCAGTGCCCGCTGGTCAACAGCCGTCTTGCCGTTGTTCAGGAGAGAGAACGTTTCGACCGGGAAGGTGATGATCTTGCGGAGCCGCTCCTGATTAAACCACTTCATAAACCGAACCTGCAGCCACCAGAGGGACTCCCAGAGATCGGTCATTACTGTGCCGTCCGGGAAGGCGAAACCTTCGAACAGCCCGCGGAAATACGGCTCATCAAAATAGGAAATATTCCAGAAGACGGCCTGATTGCCGCGCGCCGCCGCCGGTTGATTGACCGAGTAGACAACCTGCGCGAAGGTATCGGTGATCACGTTATCAATGGTGCGCTTGCGGCCGAACAGTTCGGCTTGCGTATCCGGCTTCAGATAATAATCTTCGCCGTATTCCTTGACGAGGAAATAGTTCATATAGGCGAGAAACTCCGGGGTGGCAATCGCGCCGAGCACCTGAGCGGAAGCGGCGAACACCAGATTGACAAACCCGCCGGCGAAACTTTGCAGCGTCTTGGGAGCGTCCGACGTGCCGCCCAGCCCCTTCAAGCCGTGCAAAAGAAACGGGTACATAGTGATGCTAGCGCAATAGATCTGCGGGGTCTGGCCGGTTTCATCATGGCAATAGACACGATGGGTTTCGAGGTTATCAATGTAGCTGTCGGCCTCTTCCTCGCCGTACATGGCGGTGAGCATATCATGCATCATCAACCGGCTGGTATAGATGCGGCCGCGCTTACCGCTTTCGGACGCGAGGGTGGCCAGATTCTTTGAACTGACATTGGAGTTTGGATCATAGTCGCTGCTTTCGGCGGCGCATTTTTCATCCATATAACGTCTGATGAAATTTGCTTCCGGACGATAGCGCGCATATTTGTCGGGGATCATTCAACAGATACTCCTTTGCTGAGATATTTCATGGCCTGCGCAAAGTTCATGAGATTGCCGTCCTTGTCTTCGAGGGCGGGGACAACCTGAATGCCTTTTGCCTTCAGCTGCTCCGCATCGGAAACAATATTGCATGGGATCTAAAGCTGCGCGAGCCGCTCGGCAAGCAGGTCGCACATGGGGCAGCCGGGAAGAGTATAAAGCGTCATTTCGGAATCAAACTCCTTTCATATAATAAAGGGAACATTTTCATGCCCCCTTTTTCACATTTGAAAAATTTTATTTTGAATAAGCCACGCGACGCCTACCGCAACCGCATCAGATTCGTCGTCGCAGGCGTAACGCTGAGGGCCGACATAATCCTCAAGCATCTCGGCCACGCGGTCTTTCTCCGCATTGGCGTCGCCGGTGACGATGCGCTTGGTCATGCGAGGATCGATCTCTTCAAACTCTCTGCCTGTCAAATGCCAGGCATAAAGATCGGCCACGCCGACAACCTTATGCAAAACCCCGATGGTCTTCATCTGATAGCGGCCGGGGTAAATCGCTTTCTCTCGAACCAATATGGCGTCCGGATAAGCGGTCATATATCGCTTCTATTCGCGCGCAATCTCCAGAAGCATCTGGCCATGCGTTTTCTTGCGGGCATACTTGTTGTTGACATTGCTGAGCTCGCGCACGGTGATCGTATTATTCTCACAATGAAGCAGCGCAAAGCCGGGGCGATGGAGCGAGAGATCGCAGGCGAAGACATCGACGGCGGTTTCAGGCACAGGGCGTCCCCTCGCTTTCACGCGCCAGCTTATCCGTCTCATAGGCGAAGAGCGCGCGGACAATGGCGTGCGCCAGATGATCATCGCTGATATCGCCGGCAAGATAAGCGTACAGATGTTGGATGCAATGCCCGATATGCTCCTCGGGCGGGATTTTTGTATAGTTACGGCAGGCGAAGGTTTCGCCGTATTTCTCAGCACCGGCCTTCGCGACTTCAGCCGCGGCAAACATTGCATGCACGGGCAGAAGCTGGAAAGCATAAGGGCTGCGGCTTTGCTTGCCGCCTTCGCTGTTCACGACGACGGGGACGTCTTTACCGACCCCGAAGATTACATTATCGCCAAGCATTTTATCACCTCAGAAATCAATAAAATCATGATACAGAAAACGGGTGCGGGGCGGCACGCGGCGATCAAGATGCCAATGCCCGCAGAACCATTCAGGCTCGAGCGCGGCGGCGTCTACCTCGTCCATCCAGCGTTCCATGGTATAATCGGGAGGGCCTCCATAAATATTGGGAGCGCATCGATCCCACGGAATCATGCTCTGGGGGCAGGTATGGGAGAGGATAACATCGGGGCGATGGACGCGCGCGGTTTCCAGAATAGAATCTCTTTCAGGTTTTGAAAGCTGCTCATCAGGGAACCAGCGATATTGCGGGAACCCCTGCGCCTGACGCTCGAGCCGGATAAACTTATCGATGCTGTAAGCGCCGCCGATCACCATGACGCTCGTGCCGCTGAAATCATACAGGCCGCCGTCTTTCGCATAGAGAATATTTGGAAACTCATCCTCGACGAGCACAGGGCCTGAAAGATAAGAACTGACATAGTCTTCCTCGCGGCAGACTTTGCGGCTGGGGCGCTGATCATGGTTGCCGCGAACCATAAAGAACGTCAGCGGCAAAGCGGCGAGCTCGGCCTTGAGTTTTCTATCCCGCTTACCGCCAAAGTAATTCACCCCGTTATCGCCAAGCACAACCATGAGATCTCCGCCGGCGTCTTTGCCGACGTCGTGAGACTCGCAGAAGAGTTCGACGGAACTATAATCGCCGTGTTTATCGCCGGTAAGCCAGATCATTGCGTGCTCCTTTTTAATCTCTGCCCGCATTGCGGGCAATATCGATCGGTTCGTTTAACTTCGTTGGGGCAGGCGGGGCAGCGCAGTGTATGAAGCTTGCGCCGCCCATCATCCATGGTTTGTTCCAGCGGAGGGAGGGGATTATCCCGGTTCTTGCGCCATTCAACCAGCTCGCTGGCGGGAACCAGTCGGAACTCTCCGCTCTCCCAATCAAAGCCGAGATAACCATGGGAAACTTCGACGCCCGCCGGAGGCCCCAACGCGGGGAAGCCCAGGGAAATGAGGACTTCCACCTTGTCAGGGTCACACAGCGTACCCGCAACCGCCTGGCGCACAGCTTCGTTTAGCTGAGAAAGCGTCATCTGCGGGCATCGGCGAGCGTCACGTCATAAGCGACGTCGTCCGGGATCTCCAGCGAGAGAAGCATCTTGTAAAGAGCGGCGAAATAAGCGGCGCGCGTGCGGCCGGCGTTAATCGCCTGCTTCATCTCCTCGGGCAGGTTTTCCTTCGGTTTCGGGGATTCCTTCACTCCCTCCGGCTTTGCCGGTTTCTCCGTCTTCAGGGAAGAGTCTGTTTTCGGCTCCTCCTTCTCCGCAAGAAAGTTGAGCAGATCCCACAGTTCTTTCATTTCGTTTGCCATAATTTCGAATCCTTTCACCATATTTAATATCAATCCATGCGCGCAGGAACGTGCCTGCAACGCAGACCGTGACGGCCAGCACCCACGCGGCCACATAGGAAACCCAGTGCGTCAATATCCAGATGAGCGCGGTAAGTACCGCCGCCCCAAGAAAAACGCCAAGGAAATCAATCAACATCTACATTACATCACCACCTCGGAAGAGAATGATTATCATCGTCAGGGAAAAAATAGGCAAGCGCGATACCGGAAATAAGGAAGAGCGCCGCAGCCCATGGAGGCAGCCCTAATTCCGCAAACCGTCTATATACGACGCCTGCCATAAAACCAACTGTAAACATATTACACCCCTGTGCTGCCAAATCCCCCGTTACGCACACCGGACGCAGTATCGTTCGCGGCCGTCAGATAAGGGAGGAAAATGCCCTGCATAAACTTCGCGCAGCCCGGCAGACGAACGGGCTCTTCGGCGGTGAGCTTGGCCTGAATATGCCCCTCATTAGACGAATAGTAATAATCGCTGTCGACGATCCCGGTGCTGTTGCGCAGGCGCAGGCCATATTTGAAACCGAGCCCGGATTTGGGAACGATCGCGAGGACTACGCCGGGCGGCATATGGCAGCGGATACCTGTCGGCAGAGTGAGCGGATACTCGGGGAGGACTTCAATTTCATAGGGAAGGAAGAAATCATAGCCCGCCGAACCGGCCGTTGCGCGGCAGGGAAGCGGAATCGCCTCCCAGATCTTACGCGTTTCAGCCACGCCCAAAGGGGCGATTTGCCTTCCTTTTTCGAACGTCTCCCGGAACTCGTCAAAGGAAACCTTTTCAAAATAGATTTCGTCGGTATTCATCAGACATACCCCTCGTTTACAAATTCTTCATCCACGTTCGGATTGCGGATATACATGCCGCAGGCGCAATCGCCATGCTCGCGGAAGTCTTTACAGGGGCACTTCGTATCCTTCGTCTTTTCCCTCTTGCAGGGGCAGAAACCCGAGTTGGCCTTGATTCGTTTCCGAAGGTTCCAAAGAAATTCAGAGTCTGGATTCTTGATAAACCCATCAAGCATTCTTTTCCTCCCATGTGATATCATCAAAAATAACGGGAAACAGTTTCTGGAATTCGCAAAGCAACGGGCGCATGAGCGAGCGCATTTCCGGATAAGCGGCCGACGAGGTGCGCAGCTGAAAAATATGCCGCCATTCCCGCAGGTTTGCCTTCATGACGATGATGCAGGCGGTAGAATTGGGGAGCACCTTGCGCGCGTCTTCCGCCTTCATGCCGCACTCATACCTGAGATACCGGTAATAAGTTTCGGCATGCTCCATGGACGCATCCCAGCCGCGGGAAGCGCACCATGTTTTCGCATCCAGATCGGGGCCTTCGGCTGGAAGATAGATATCCGGCCGGATGAAGCTGATATCTCCGGTCTTATCATCTTCGACATAGCGCTGGCTCTGAACGCAGAAACTGGGGAGCCGGTGCCGTGTGATCTCGGCCAGGACATCGCGCCCGGTGACGAGCTCAACCATGGCGTCGCCAAACTCAATAGGGGCTTCATGCCCCCGCTTTATAAGCCCGCCAAGAAACTTGCGCCAGCTATCGGCCGTGATTTTATCATGCGAGCGATAGCAATTACGGGCGGCGTATTCGATAAGGCGCAGCGTTTCCAGTGCGCGCTCCGGCGTGGACGGCGAGAGAATCTTAAAAGACTGGTTAATTACCTTCATCGAAGGTTGATTCCTCCTTTCCTTCTTCATTATTAATGAGGGAATCCGCCTCGACGCCGTCCGTGTTTTCAGGATCGGTTTCAGCGTATTCGCTATCCCGATCATAGAGGTTGCCGCGCATATCGCCGTTGAGGCGCATGAGCAGCGTTTCAAACCGGAGAGAGGAGAGCATAACGGTGCCCTCGTTAAAGAGAATGACGGAGCGGATTTTGCGCCCGACCGTCGCATCCAAGAGATGCTTACGGCCTTTGGCAGCTTTGACCTATTCTTTCGAAGTCATGGTGCGCGGGTTAAGAACGGCAATGACATGATTGGCGCAGACGGCATGCTTCAGGCCAGCGTTGACAAAGCGCAGTTCTTCCATTTATTCTTCACCTCCAAGGAGATATTGTTCGAGGATGTCGGTAAGGTTTGCAAAATTGAAGCCGGTGCCGCCGCCGAAATTGGGCATCAGCTGGCCGTTCCATTTTTCGATCATCTGCTGCTGGATTACAAGCTCGCTCAAGCCGGCCTTGCTGGCTTCCAATTCAGCCTTGGTGGCTTCGGCGGCATCCAGCCTGGCCTGCTTATCAGCCGCGGCACGGGTCTTGATCACATAGGCTTCGTTATCCACACGGATCTTTTCAGCCTCGGCGGACGCCTGTGCGTTGATCAGCGCGACAGCCTGATCGCTTTCCGCCTTGATGCGTTCCTGCTCGGCTTTCTGTTCGGCCTGTTTGACGGCGACGTCGTATTCGGTTTGCGCGGAAATTTTTTCTTTCTGTTGGCGCAGTTCGGTGTTGGTGAGTTCAGCGCTGAGGCGGGCACGCTCCTCAAGAATGGCAGTATACTCCGGCGTAAAATCGTACGTCTTCATGTTGACGCGGAGAATATTGATACCGTACGGTTTCGTGATCTCATCCAGCCGCTCGGCGATCTGCGCGGGAATTGCTTCCTTATTATTGACGATATCCTCGCTATCATAAAGGGAGAAGACCTGTTTGATAATCGCCAGAGCGTTGGACTCGACCAGGACACCGGTGTAATTCTTGCCATAGTTGGTATATACATCGTAAGACTTTTCCGGCGCGAGCTGATGCTGAATCTCGAACTCAAAGACAGGCACGAGCTGACGATCTTTTGTTTCGGCGGTATCAGACGTGGTCGGCTTCGAAGTGCCGCTGGCGATGCGCAGGGTTTGTACCTGATTAGAAATCAGATCAAGCGAATCGACAAACGGGATTTTAAGAAACCAGCCTTCTGACACGCCTTCCTTCTGAACAACTCCCGCCCGACGCAGTACGCCGGTATGGTTATACGGAACGACTCCCACTGCGTTGACGCTAAGTACAAGCACAAGAAGCGCGCAGGCGGCGATAAGAATTATTTTTTTGATACGTCGAGATCGGATGCGCTCACGCTCGGCGGCCATATCTTCCACCGTTTTGCGCCAATTTCTTGTTTCCATAACAGAACCCCTTTCAAAATTTTCTTTTCATATAATAAAGGGAACATTTTTCACCCCGCTTTTTCAGTTTGAGCGGGCGAAACAGAAATTTTTTTGTAGCCGTCCATCCAAAGCTCAGTCACGCCGGGCTTGACAGAACGTTTGCCATCCTGATACTGATAGGCGGGCTTCTTCTGCCAGCCAAGGAGCTTGATGACGTCGCCGGCCTTAACGGGATCTTTAGCGAAATCAGGCTTGCGAATTTTCATCACACCGGTGTCTCCGGTGGAGACGCTATAGAGCTTCAGCTTGGGGCTATATTTCTCATCCACATCAATGACGGCGTAGCAGCCCTTCTTTTCGGGATAGACGCTGAGGGGCGCGCCGAAATAGTCGCACTCGAAGGGAATGATTTCCTCCATGGGGAGATCTTCATCCGGCAGGGAAGACTCCAGATCGCGCAGGACGGCGAGACGTTTCTGCTGCGTCTTCTCGACGAGCCCTTTATAGAACCGGTTCTCGCCGGACTTGAACTCCTGAAAGAGCTTGAGCAGTTTGGCGGAGCCGCCGAAATCGCTGAAGTATCCCATCTTGATGAGCGCGGTGATGCTGGTGGCGTCGAACGCCGGAGACATATCCATATCGTAAAGCAGATCGGTGAAGTAAAGATACAGCGTATCGCGCATTTTATAGAGCGCGTCGGCGACTTTTCTACTGACGTGCTTGACGGAGGTGAGCGCGTCGGCGATGGTGTGCGCGCTTTCATCGATAAAGAAATCGCGGTTATCCTGCCCGAACTTGCAAGCGACGACGCGGATGCCGAACGCCCGACGCATTTCCTCCTTGGCTTTGGCGATGCGGTCTTTATCCTTCTTGGCGGCGTAGGCGCGAAGCAGGGTGGTGTAATACTGATAAGGATAGTGCGCCTTGAGCCATGCGCCGTAAAGACTATCCAGCGCGACGCAGGTGGCATGCGATGCATTAAAAAGATAGGAGCAGGAATCGTTGATGATCTGCCAGATTTTATCGGTGGTGGCGAGAGCTTCGGCCTCAGTGACATGCTCCTCCTCCACGATGCGCTGAGAGAACGTGGCGCGGAACTTTTCCTTGAGAGCGAGCACCTTTTCGGGATGCTTCTTCGAGATGGCCTTGATGGCGGCATAGGATTCAGCCCCAGTGAAACCGCCATGCTGTAGGACTTTCATGATCTGCTCCTGAAACATGAGGAAGCTGTCGGGAATTTCTTTCGTCTGAAGCAGGTTATCCAGCGAGGGGATACCATAATCGAAATGCCGGCGGGCGAGGAATGTATCGATCATCGACTTGAAGCCCGGGCGGATGGCGGCGACGAACGCGGCCAGCTCGGTAATATTGCGCGGCTTATAGCGGGCGACCTTTTCAGTGGCCTTCTCGCGCTCAACCTGATTGAGCCCCATGGTATAGCCTTTGGCGTACATATCCCAGACTGGATCATCCGGCGGGCACATGGCGAGCAGTTCGTTAACAGAGGGGAGGGGGATATTGGCGGCCTTGTAGGCGGCGGCGTTGATGTTGACGACGGTGACGGAAAGAAGATCGTTTTTTAGATATCCGTATCGATCCGCTGTCGCCCCGTCGATAAAAGCGGCATAAATAGTTCCCTTCTTGCCGGTTTTGCTATTGATACGATAAAGCCCAATTTCCCGGCGGATATCCTGATCGGTCAGAAGATAGGAACAGGGGCTGGGGGAGATGGAATCGACCATGCCAAGATATTTATTGGACATGCGCAGCTGCTCATGATACTCCTTGGGCACGTAATCGAACGGATCGATGGCTTCGCGGTCTTCATCGTCTTCGGCGTATTTTACATCAAGCTCATACTTTTTCAAGCTGTCAGAGATGGCGTTAGCCGTTTCGAAGGCGACGTTGGTAGAACGGCAATACATCTTCCAGGCGGAAAGCCGTTTGAGCGTGCCAAAGGCGACCATCTGCGCGCTATGCCACTCGCCCATGACCTCGGCCTGCGCTTTTTCAAACACCTCAACGTTGCCGCAGTTCAGATCCAAATCCGGCATCTGACCGGTGCTCAGGCGCTCTTTGGAAATAAACCGGTCGGGGTACATGGTGACGGGCATCTTCAAGCGATCAACGGAGGAGAAGCCGAGAAGCATATTCGTCAGGAAACTGACGCCGCTATTATGGACGACCATATGATTAAGTAAGTAGCTGTGTGAATTTTCGATATGCAGATCGTAGACTTTGCACTTCTGCCGAGGTAGAAGATTGATTCCAGTAACTGGAATAAGCCAGTACTTGTCGTTTTCAGATATTTTGCGTGACATCCCATAAGGAGTTGAATAAACGGGAATAACCCATTTATATGAGGTTTTGCAGTTATAACCGCGTTTATCAAACCAACGATCTCGCACTGTAAGCCGCGGCGGCTTCTCTCCAGCTTTCATACAAAGAATATTAAAGGCGTTCATCAAGGAAGGAGATGTATTGTCAAAGCATTTACGATCCGATTCAGCAAAACAGCCATCGGTACGCATAAGCCCCGATAAAAAAGCTTTTGATTTCTCGTTATCAAGAAGCAAAATCTCATCGGGGACAACTTTATCGTTTCCCTTTTTTGAAATGAAATACGTACAGCCAAGATATTTAGCAAAGGAAGAAGCATGCAGGGTAAGTTGAACCAATTTTTTATTTTTAGCTTTCGCTTCATAAATAGTTCCGCCAACCCGCGATGCCATAGTCTCAAAGATTTTGCGATTGTAAATATTTTTTTCGTTCTCCGCATTGATGGCAATACCACAGACATAACTGCCGTCGTTTCTATGTCGAACCCAGCCGTCTCCATACATCATACCAAGGAATTCGTAATAGAGCGCGTCTTTAACGACCCATCTGCTCATCAACCGAAAACAAGTATCCTTATATTTTTGCGTAAGCGCTTCTTGAGTATCAACACCATAATAATCGAGTATTTCTCTTTTTGCTTTATTGAGATATACCCCAGGGCCACGACGAACTTCCGCGGAAGTTCGCCCAACAACAAAATTGTATAACGCTGAACGGGAGATGTGGAATTTTTTCATCAGGATTTCCCAGCCAAACGCTTCGCGCATCATGTCTTTGCGTAATTCAAAAATATGATCTCCGTCAAATATAGAGGCTCTGCTAATGTATTTGCTGAGATCAACCACTTCGGCAGTTTGTGAGGCCGGCTGAACAATCTTCGGAATACAAAGCAAATCCCCTTTCTTCAGCCGCGATGCTTCCACCCAGTCATAAGAGCCGTTCAACCGGCAAACGAGAACACGATGATCCAACGTACATGTAGGATAAGAGCCAAACATCTTATTCGCCGGAGCCTGAATTTCAACAAGGGGTTCGTCAATATCATAAGAGAAGGTTTCAATTACTTTTTGATAATCCCCATCCTTATCAATTACAACGTCTCCAGGAGCCACTTGCGAAATTTGTTTCAGCCCGGTCAGTGTTGGCACACGCGCAGTGTCGGTGAAACAGCCCCTTCCAGATTGGGTTAACACCCCGCCTTCCCGCTTGGCAGTATCGACAACGCGGTTATCAATAAGAAAATAATCCGAAGTGTTGGTACCGGTAACGGCGTCTGTCTCATACCGGATCGCTTCTTCGTATTCCGGCCAGCGCTCCTGCGGCACTTCAGCTTTATACTGATCCCACGCCTGATGTACAAGGTCGAGATATTTTTGATTGCGCTCTTCCTGCGTCATGTCGGGATAAGCCGCGGGGAGCTTGCGGCGTTTACCAAACGAGACATCCTCAAAATCCAGGAAGACGTTTGTGTTTTCCATCGCTTCATTAATCTGGGCGACGGACAGAACGCCCTGCGCCTTGAACCTGTCGAGCAAATGCTTTTCAGAGGGATAATCCATATCCCAACCCTCTTCATCTTCATATTTAAGATGATGGGACTCAAGCAGCTGATCGCGCAGTTTGGAATCCTCCGGGTAAATGAAATGGGAATCGGTTGCGGCAATGAGCGGGATATTATACTTGCGATAAAGATCGAGCACGAGCCGGTTGACATCCTTCTGCTTATCGACGTTATGCGCCTGAACCTCGAGCATGAAGCTGCCGCGGAAATGATCGTTCAAGAGCGTAACGAGCCGTTCGGCCTCCTCCGCGCCGTACTTCCAAATACCGCCGACGCAGGCTGTGGTAACGAATACATCCTTCGGATCGAGGGCCATGAGCAGATCCAGATCGACGCGGGGGCGATAGTAATAGCCGGTGATATTCGCTTCGGAGAGCGCATAATTCAAATCGCCGACGCCTTTGCGCGTCTTCGCTGCCAGAATGAGATGGCAGTTGGATTTGTCTTTTTCGAAGCGGTCCTTGACGAAATAGGCTTCGGTAACATAGCGCCACTTCAGGCCATACTTTTCAGCTAGCTCGGCGCACTCCCAATAGTTGCCCTGCGTGCCATGGTTACAGGAGGAAAGAACCGTCTGGTTCAGTTCGACGGCGCGCCTGGCGTAATCCTCCATGGTGGCGACGCTGTCGGCAAGCATGATATTGGAGATGTGATCATGTTTATGATAATTGACGTACATAATACCTCCACCCCTTGTTATTTCAAATGAGACATGATATACTTTGTTTATAATGCACGAAAGGATTTGAACGACAATGGCAAAACGGTTTGTGGCGATTGCGCTGAGCATTATACTTCTGCTTTGCGGCATCGCAAACGCGGAAACGCTGAAGATGCTGGATACGGGAGACGAAGTGCTGGCCCTGAAGAAGGCACTGACGGCGGCGGGATATCTGGAAGCGACAGAAGAGACGACGAACGTATTCGACAAGGCGACGAAGAACGCCATCGAGGAGCTGCAGAAGGATTTTGAGCTGGAGGAAACGGGAATTGCAACGCCGGAAATACAGGTGATTTGTACGCTGTTGGGGAAACTTACGGAAACGAAATCAACCGCCGGACAAGAGGAAGCAGATGCCGACATGGTAGTTATGCCGGATGTTTACGGCATAACAGCAGAAGACGCAGCAGAAGCATTGAAAAAGCTTGGCCTCTATGTTATTTTTACGGAAAGATATGACGACTCGCAAGAAGGAACGGTGTGCTATACCGGTTGTAAACCCGGAGAGAAACTAAAAAAAGGAAGCAAGGTAATTGTGCGCGTTAGCAAGGGGCCTCGCAGGATTGAATCCAAAGCCAGCACCATTACCTGGTGGCACGTGAAGGGGTCTAATAGTGATGATTACGAATTTGAAAATCCTTACATTTACGAAGATACGCTCATCATCAAACTTGACGTGACACTCAACTCTGAATACAGCCTGCGTTGGCGGGGATATGGCACAGCCTGCATTACGGACAGATTTGATAAGACCGTTCCGATAGAGGTAAAGTATGAAAACGAGCAAATCAAAAAGGGCGAAACACAAACAATCACTCTGAGAATCCCTCTGAGAGACCTCGACGTTAAGAAGCCGACAACCTTATCTGTCGAGCTTCAGCTATACCGCGGTAAACAAACCCCGACGCAAATCCGTCTGGATTTCACAATGACATGGTAAATGAAAGCACAGCACAAAATGACCATTGACGTTTTGCGCTCCGGCGATGTATGATATAAATGATATCCGAGGTAATATTCAGTCCCTCCCAAAGGAGAATGAATATGAAAAAAGGTATCATTATCACGCTCGCGCTTGTTACATTTCTTGTAGCTGTTTTCAGCTTTGACATTCCGGCAATATCCGCGCTGGGTATTGCTTAGGCGCTGGAAACATTCCTGCGCAAGTGGGATGGCGCAAGTACAGCCTGTTTGATCGTAAGCCTTTTAGGAATGTACTCTTCTCTGTTTGGATGGATCGGCGTCGCCCTTGCTGCGCTTGATCTATACCAGACATAGAGGAAACGATGAAACAGGCGGAGAAGAAGCCCCCCACGGGGCTTTTTCTTTTATGGGCTGGAATAAACAGACAGAATATGATATACTATCATTGATATCCGAGAAAATATTTAGTCCCTCCCCGAAAGGAGAATAAATATGAACAAAGATATCAAAACCAAAGCTGCGCTGTTCCTTGCCGCAGTTAACGTACTGCTGGCGATTGCCGGTCTGTTCTTCCCGCTCGCGTCGTTATAGACGCTGGCCTGGGCGCTGGCTGGCTTCCTGCAAAAACAGGACGTCGAAACCGCATGCTGTCTCATTGTGGGCCTTTAGGGGATGAGCTTCTCCGCCTTTGGATGGGTCGGACTCGGCATTGCCGTTGCCGCCCTGATACTGGCGCGGAAAGCGCAATGAGACGAAGACGGAGCCTTGCTACAAGCAGGGCTCTTTCTTTTTGCCAATGGCCATTTTGTGCCGTGCTTTACAGAGTTAATTTTTCAATTCGACGAGATACTTGACGGTCGTCTGGCATTCCTGATAGACGATGATCTCGTCGTTGCGGAGCATTGCCCCTTCATGCGCATGCAGACAGTTCGCGCCGGGACATGCGGCCTGAAGTTTTTCATAGTTGAAGGAGTTATAAGCGCCGGAGAAAGAATGAACGTCGTACGGTTTGCCGTAGGCGACCTCATACAGTCCCATAAAAGCGCTGTTCTCACTGCCTTTAGCCCAATAAGAACCGGAAAGGGAAGTGTAACCAAGCGACTTGCGCGCCTTTGTGGCGAAATAGATACCGTAACCGAACATCTTGCCGGTGATAACCGCGTTGGTGGGCTTGAGAACAAGGCCGCCGGTGAGGATGGACCACCAGTTTTCATTGCGGCTGCCATGCCAGAGCAGCTTGGTAGCGATATGAGCAGGCTCGACATAATTATCGAACGCCTGCTGGGTACGAAGGTTCCGAACCCGCCACGCCTGACGGAATTTATCGGCGCAGGAACCGAGGCAGGACTTGATTTTAATGATGTCTTCGGGCGTTGCTTCTTCAAAGACAAGACCGTTCGCCTCGAGGACGGTCTGCTGTACTGGAGCAGTATCGACAACTTTTACCGGCTGCGGGACATAGACCTGACCGCGCATAATATCCAGCAGATCCTGTTCTCGGCGGATAATATCGCCGAACTGGTCGACCGAAGTGGCCAAATGAGAGCGGACGCTGGCCATGCGGCGGGGAATAATGCCGAACAATTCCGACAACAGCAGATTAAAATCATTCAAGCTGCGTTTATCAACCAGCGCGTTCAGCATGAGCTGCGCTTCATCGACCATCGCCATAGTGACCTTGTTGGACGAGATGGTGTAGTTCTCCGCAACCGCCTGCCGCGCCATTTCTCTCAGCCGGCGGACAATTTCAGCGATGGGTTTCTGCAGGATCGGCCGATAATCATCTGTAACAGGCTGTACTTCAATCAGGTCTTGCACAAGCCATGTACGATCAACATACCCTTTGGAAAGCTTTTCGTTGTATTTCTTCTCCCAGTCCCGGAGGGAGTAAGTCCGGCGCTGCGGACTCGCCCCCACGCGGCCATAAGCCGCCTCCCAGACGAAGCCCATCGGGGTCATATCATAATATTTATTATTGTTGGCGTCGGCGGATATTTTCACCAGCCGCCGCGGCGTATATTCCATCACAGCGTATACACCAGAATATCGACGCGCGTATCCTCAAAGGTTTCGAGAATCAGCTCACGAACATCATCCCAGTTCAAACGATCGAGCCCGCAGCCGATGCGCGGCATGGCGAGGCGGGTGATCCCACGCTCCTGAATGTGCCGGCGGAGATCGAACAGAGCGGCTCCAAGCGTTTCAAGCGTGGGTTTTTCATAGCACCGTTCTTTGGTGACGAGGTTATAGACATCCAGCACAGGGAGCGCGCAAGGCCCCCAGCCTTCAAAATCATATTCGCCGTACATCTGGCGAAGCTTTTCCTTCATATTATACTGGGTATCAATCTGCCTGGCGACGCCAGCGCCCAGAGCAAAATCCGCGCTAATGCAATGCACAAGCGCCCAGCCGCGGGGCGCGCTGAGCAGATCGCCTTTGATTTCAGAGAACGTCAATTTCGGATTACAGGTTTCGCACATATCAATTTCCTCCTGTCAATAATAGCTGACTTCTTTGCCGGGCTCACGCAGATCTTTGAAAACCGGGAAACGGAGCGACTCGACGCCCGATTTATCCTGCGTGACCTCAAAATACTGCACCGTAGCGACCCGACCGATAAATTGGGACGGATTCGCCCAGACCTCGCGGCGGAAAGAATCCGTCATGCCGGAGCCGACACGGACGGGATTGCCCTTAAAATCCACCACCAATGCGCCGAGCGTGCCCTTGAAGCGGCCGCCGCCTTCTTCAACACCGGTGATTGCAAGATCACAATCCTGCATGGCTTTAACCTTAAGCAGATTCCGGGTGCGCTTGAACTCATAGGGCGCGTCGAGCAGGTTGATCATCACGCCTTCATGATTGAGGCCGCGCTGAATTTCAAGATGGCGAAGGATTTCATTCGCATCGCCGCCGACATAGAGGACGGGAACGACCTTGATATGCTCGACATCATGGACGATCGCTTCCAACTCCTGCCGGCGAAGGTAATACGGCGTGGTGCAGTCATGGTTGAGAAAGACGCTGTAATCGACGATATCGAAAGCGTTGAAGACGACGCCGCGCTTCTCGCCATCCCGGCGGACGACCTGCACGGTGCGCTTATACTGCTCTTTGCTGGGAATATTCTCCCTGTCCGCGATGAGCAGCTCGCCGTCAAGCACAAAGCCAAGCGCGCCGCTATCGGTAAGCGTGAGAATATCATCTTCCAACTCGACAAGCCCTTCGATGGGCTGACCCTGCCGGGTATAGAAACGGGGCGACTTGCCCTTCTCGGCCACGCACTGACAGCGAACGCCGTCCAGCTTTTCGGTAAGCGCGAAACGTTTGCCTTCAACCGCTTCGGGATGCTCGAAATATTTCTCGGCCAGCATGCATTCATACACGGGAATAACCGTGCGGCCAAGAACCCTGTTGACCGTCTTGGCGGAAATACCGAGCGGAATATCTTTACAGAGGAATCGAACAAGGAACTCGCGCAAGGCCGGGTCGGCTATATTGGAGAGCGTATATTGCAGCTTGGCGAGAACTTGCATATCTGCGGCGCGCAGGCCGGACAAATATTCGCACATGGTAAAAAGATCATCCCAATATGAAGCCAGCGTGATATTCAAATTTTTCTCAAGCGACCTGCGCTGAACATGAAAGACGACCATAGGATCGAGCAGAAGCTTCAGGGCGGAAAACGCCGCAGGACTCTGGGCGCAGGCCAGAATTTCCGGCTCTTTCGCCTTGCCTCGCGCGGTTTGAATCGCATCGAAGCAAGGCCTGATTTCGTGAAGCTGAGATTCAAGAGTGAAAGACATGATGTATTCCTTTCTTGATTGATGTATAATTGCGTTATGCGGCCAGAGGCGAGGGAACCCATTTCGCACGATACGTTGAAGGGAAGGAGGCCACAGCTTCAAATGGAGAAGATAGTAACAATTTAGAACATTATTCTGATTGTGCTTCAGCTGATTGCAGCTGCGTTCGAGTTGGCTAAACCACAGGACACCGCTGTGACCATCCATGTTGAGGGCAATAACAACAACGTTATTGTCATTGTCAACACTGGGATGAAGTAACAACCGCCAGTGATGACGCGCCGTGTTACTTCTCCGGCGCATAACGCAAAAGGAATTGCGCGCGAATCGCGCAAGGAAATTACACAGATAAATACCAGGCCATTACCTCTTCAGGCGAAGACCACAGATCGTTCGGCAAACCACGTTCGTCCCGCGCTTTCAACATCCGGTCGAACGCGCGAAGATACGCTTCTTCATATTTCGGATATCGTTCAAAATCGCGCTGGCGATTTTTTACGGAGCCCATCGGGCAACCGATACAGCCGAGCCGGCCATAGCCTTCATCATACAGACGGCAATGCGGAACCTGAACCACATCGTTCAGGAAAGACCAGACTTCCTCTGTCGACCAATCGATGATGGGGTTGACGAGCGTTTTCATGGTACGATAACAAACTTCCACCATACGGCGGGACGAATCGTTATCATCGTTCAGGATGATACCGCCCTTCGAGCCTTCATGGAAATCGATGCCGCGCGTTAACGCAATCCGTTTCGCCCTTGCGGGCTGCTGGAGGATTTCCACAGAGCCGTGCATGGCGGCGCGGCGAGGGCTTTCCGCCCAGCGGACGCCCGTTATTGTAACACGCCCCTACCCGCCGGACTCTTTCAGATCGGCACAGCAATACCGCGCGCTCCGGGACGGCGGCTTGCCAACGGCGGGAATCAAATTCCACATGGTGATCGGGTTTCCGGCCGCGTTATACGGGATTTCCCGCGCTACGTCAGGATAATGATCCCGAATGAAACGAACCAGTTCAGGCGGGTCCACGCTTGTGACGCGATAATGCGCATCAAATTTAACGCCGGCCATTTCGCACAGATGATAAACGCATTGAGAATCTTTGCCGCCGGAGAAGGCGACATAGTACCCCTCTTCGGGCTCGAAGGTACGCAGCTTCAGGAGCGCCGCGTCGATTTTTCTCTGATCGATCATCATCTCTCCAATATCTCCTCGCAGAGGGGGCAGGAATTCAGCACGCCGCAGATCCACCGGCAGAAATACTTATCTTTATGCGGCCTCCAATCAAACTCAAAGAGAATTTTCTCGATCGTATCGACGACCCAGGCCATGGCGGCGTTATATGCGGCCGCGTCGAACGGTTCATCAATGAAGGTGCCATCCCGGAACATGTTGAAGCGCAGCCGGGCGGGGAAAACGCCGAATTTCTGCTTGACAAACGCGGCGTAAACATAGAGCTGCTTGCGATAAGTATCCAGTTCCTTTTTCATGGAGCTCATGGACTTGGATTTATGATCGATGACCTCAATTTCGCCGGTTTCGCGATTTTTGAGCACCAAGTCGGCGATTCCAACGAAAGGATAACCGCCGATTTCAATTTCGAACCGCTCTTCAGCGGCCAGAATATCATATTGATCACCGAAGCCGGAGAAAGTCTCGAAATATTCAAGGCCAGCGTCGTAATATTTCTGCGGCATGCCTTTGGGGAACGGGGGGAAGGAGTGCTGAAGCGCCTGATCATATCCTTCCTCATACTCGGACGCCATAAGAAAGTCGGGGAGCTCGCCCTTCGCCCATTTTTCCAGAATTTCATGACAGTGCGTACCGTATTCGGCGAAGGCGTTATTCTCATTGGGGACGCGATCGATATACTGGAGTTTATAAGCCAGAGGACATTGTTCAAAGGTTGCCAGACGGGAAAAAGACCACTTGGTTTCGGGAGGAATAGCGGCATCACCTCGATGGATATGGTATAATGGCTCTGCGCAGACAACGCCGAGCCAAGCCTTTATAAAAAGGAAGGTGTAACGACTGGACACGGAGCGCCCTGCAAGGGGCGAAGGCACAGTCTGAACTTACGGGCGACTGTAAGAGCCGCAAGGCCCCGCAGACAACAAGGCGGGTAACAAATTGCGAAAGCCGGTGGGAGAATTTGGAGGTTTATCGAAAGAATGTCAATTTTAATTTCATAGGCGTTGTCCTATTGGTTGCAAGTCATAGGAAACTATGACGGATTGGTTCACTTGTTCCCGACCGCCGCGGCGACCCCGCCGGGCAGATTGTTGCTGATGGCAATCGCTATCGCGCTTGTCGTCTTTATGGTACTGTACGACCGACCCCACCATGAATGGTCAAAAATGATGGCCCCATACCGCGGTAACGCGGTATTTGGAATCTCCGTAAATTCGGCGAACGTCTGCGCGTTCCCGTTACACCTTCGGGGGGGAATGTTTTATTTATCAGCCTTCAGCGCGGTGACGGCGGCCAGCTTTCGGGCTTCCTCTTCGATATAAAGCTCGCGGGCGCGGCGCTTGATACGCGCCTTCAGGCGGCGCTTTGCTTTGGCGCGGAGCTTTTCTTCTTCTTTCTCGCGCAGTTCGCGCTCCTTCGCCTGCATGGCTTCGAAGTCATATTTATCGCAGATCTTTTTGGCGCGGGTGGTGCTGCCGTAAAGCTTCTTGACGACGCAGGCGCAGAAGGCGGCGTATTTATCATAGGTTTCGCCGGGCATGAGGCGGACGGAGGTTGTGGTATCATCGTTCCAATGAACGACGGTGGTATTGTTGGGGTGCGCGATTTTAAGGATATCGGGGAGAAGCTTCGCCGGCTCCTCCGGTGCTTTTGTTTTAAGGGGCGCGGAAGCAAGACAAACACCGACAGCCTCCGCCGGGATTGTAACAGAGTACGGATAAACATCTCCGACGGTACACGCAGTCGACGAGAACGTGGGAAGTTCGGTCATAGACGAAGTGGTAAAAACGGAAGCGTCATTCATCATAAGTATCAAGTCCTTTCATTCGAATATCACGGAGGTGACCACGGAAAGCGTATTCGGAAACATGGAGCAGGGTTTTAAGCTGGTCGCGGGTATATTCCCCACCAAAGCCCTTGTAGAGATGGCGGATAAACCACTCATAAACATAAGAGCGGCACCCGTCCGGGTCGCGATAATATTTGCATGCGCTACAGTTTCTGCTATGCCGGTCGAAGCAACCGAGCATCAATGTGGAGACGACCCCACGATCCCATCTGCGATACCTAGCCATTGTTTTCCCTCCATTAATTTTGTCCGAATTCGCGCGCCCGTTTCCGCGACGCGCTGCTGAACGCGTTGGCGGCTGAGCCCGAGCTCGTCACCGAGCGACTGACAGGTTTTGCCACCTATATGATAACACAGATACAGCCGCGCCGCATCCTCGCCGACAATGGATTTCATATAAGAAACGATGCGCTGCGCATCCATAAAGGCGTCTGCATCGGTGATACAGCGCTGATCGCCGGGGAGATAATAGTCGATCATCATATCGGAAAGAAAACCGACGCCACTCTCTGGTTTACGGGACTGCGTGTTATTATACGCGTTAAGATGGGAGAGCTCGCTGCGAACCTGGTGCCAGAGATAAGTCGACCAGGCGCATTTGCCGGGGACATAGCTCTGCACGGCGCGAACCGCAACAAGATGGACGAGTCCAAGCGAATCATCGAACCCCAAATCCCGTCGATAACGCGCAAGCTTTGAAGCATAGAGGACAAGCAGCCCATAATTCCGCTCGAGGAAGGCGCGCTGCGCATCAGTGAGCGGCGGACAAATTTTCTTTCTCATTAGAACGGCAATGTCTGAGCCAGCATGATGCCATACTCCGGCATGGAATCGGCGCGCGGGTCAGGCTTCTGCACTCCCTCCTTATTCCAGCTGAAATTATTCAGATCGCCTTTATCGGCCTGATAGATGCGGCGGCTATCGCCGCAATAACAGCACTCGATGAGTTTTTCAATGCCGCCTTCGCGGTTTTTGATGATGCGCAAATTCGGGCGCTCAACAACGATGGCGGAATCTGCAAGGTTGACGATCTGTGAAGAACCGGCGACATCAAATTTCCCAAATTGTTCGCCCGCTTTACGCTTGCGCGGGTGACAAACGGCCAGCACATGGACTGAAAAACGAACGGCAAACTTTTTGAGCGCGCCGATAAACTTGCCCTGCGCACGGGTTTCCTCATCGACGTCAGAGAGAGAAGTCATCAGGTTATCGACAAGAAAAAGCTTGCAGCCATAGCGGCGAACCGCCATGGTGAACACTTCGAGAATGGATTCCGCCTGATTATGCTCGAAGATTTCGTTATTATCGAAGAGAAAAAACTTGCCGCCGTAATATTCCGAAAGCCGCTGCTGAACCTGCCAGCTGAGAGACGGCACCTGTTTTTCTCGAACAGGATCATACTTCAGGCCGATATAATCAGAGCCGGCGCACTGGAGATTGATCCATTCCTGAAACTTCTCCTTGCGAAGTTCGCCGGAATAAGCACAGACGCTATAACCCTGCTCGATTGCGTTGAGAAGAAGCAGCCCGGTTAGGGTACTTTTACCGTTTCCGGAATCACCCGTAAAAACGGTGAGGCCGCCCTCGACAAGCCCGCCAATCGTCGCATCCAGCGCAGGGATCATCGTCTTGATTCGGGGAACGGTCGTCGGGTCATACGGGGTGACGGTGCCGAGATCGAGCAGACCCTTGATGGGAACCTGTCGGGCATTCTCGACCATATCGATCAGTTCGAATGGGCCCAACGCAAAGAGGATTTCGTTCGCGTCCTTACATTCCTTGCCGCGGTCTTCCCAGTAAGGGTAATCCTCAACGATGGCGCACCGCGACTCGTCCAGCCGCTTGGCCACCTGCTGAACCATCTTGCGGCCGGGGTCGTCGTTATCGCCGAAGAGAATAATACGCTTGAATTTTTCCAGCCAGTCCCAGCAGTTCTCGATCCAGCTGAAATCCTCGCAGCCGGAGGGGACAGAAACGACGTTGGTGACGCCGGCCTCATAAAGGGACATGGCGTCCAGCTGGCCTTCCGTGATGACGAGCGGCTGGGCGAAGGAGCACATATCCATCCCGAAGAGAACAGCCTTTGTGCCGGGGGCGCGCCACTCCTTTCCCTTCTCGCCCTCTTTCGGCTTCCACGGCCGGCGGAATTTCTCAAAGACGTTGACGCCGTTTTCATAAAAAGGGAAGACGATCATGCCGGCGTCGTCGGACTGGATCTTAAAAGCGTCGACCGTTTCGCGGCTGATGCAGCGCTTCTCAAAATACTGATAGATCGCTTCCGTGGGCGGGTTGAGATGCGTATCGGGGAGCTTCCACGCTTTAGGCTTTTGTTTGGCGAGGCTGGAGGAGCGAGCGGAGCGGGCGGCATTGGTATCGCCGAAGAATTCGGCCAGCTCGTCAAAGTGCCCGCGCTTGCCGCAGGTGCCACGCTTGCAGACAAACACTCCTTTATCGATGGAGAGCGCGAAGGTTTCCTTATCCCCATTATCCCCGCCGTGACAGAAGGGACAATACTCCGGGACGATTTCTTCGCCCCCATCCTGCTTGGGTTTCACCTTAAAATTGCCGAGATACTGATCCGCGAACCGGATCATCTGATCTCTGTTATTCATATCAATCCATCACATTCGTTCGGAGAGTATAGCTGCGGCTATCGACCAGCTCTTTACAGGCGCGGCATTTGCCCTGCACCTGCGCAAGCTGGTTAATGGCCTGCTTATCGGCGAAGAAATCATAAACCGGCTTGAGCAGGTCCATTTCGTTTTTACACTGCCGGCGTTCCCGGCGGACAGCGGCCAGCCGCCTATACATATCATAGCCTTTGGAGGCGTTCAGATTATCAGACAGCTCGATAACATGGAGAAGATCCTGCGTTTCCTGATCGAACTCCTGCCAGCGGCGCTCGTTTTCCTCATAGCGGGTGACGGCGGAGCGGGCGAAATCGAGAAAGGCGCGAATCTGATCAACCGGTTGGAGGGTATCGTACTCCTGCTTGCGATATAACCTGAGCACGGGGGCAGGAGCGGGGGATGCGGAAGCTGACGGCGGCTGCTCCGGGTTTGAATTCAGGATATCCTTCACAATCCGCTGCGAAAGCGGTTTATATTTGAGCTTTTTCCCCATATCACTTGAGCACCTCCCAAACAAGCAGGTAACGATCGCTGCGCAGCTGCTCCATGAGGCACTGATAGGGATCGAGCGTGCCGGACATGACCATCTTTGCAATGTTAGGCGAGAAACCGGAAACGAGCGCGACGCCGAAATCATTTTCCCTGACGGGAATGGTATCGGTGCGGCCGCAAACATTCCAAAAGACCAGGCGGGGCAGGGAATAACCATAAAAATCGTACTTCTCCCTCACCTCATCGAACAGACTGCGATTGAAGTGCGGATAACACCCGGCGTCGAACTGCATATCGGAAATGATGAGGATATTTTTCGGAAGCTCTTCCTGCCTGAGCTTATTTTGAACCGCCGTATCAAGGATAAGATCAAACACAGCCTCGATATTCGTATTCGAACATTCATCATGCCGGCGGGCAATGCGCAGCTTGGACAGCAGCGTGCTCGCGCCGGAAAGATCGACCAGCTGAGGACGCACGGAGAAGGTGATATAGCGATTACGGTAAACGCCATGCAGCCGTTCGGCAAAATAAATCGCCAGACCGTGCGCGATATCGAGCGGCTGAACACCGCCGGCTTTCAAACCGCACGTCATACTGCCGCTGCCATCGGCGACGACGATGGTTTCCGCTCCATCGGGGACGGTATCAGGGAGCGCCCGCCAGAGCGCTTCAAGCGCGTCGTCCACACGCCGTTCATCTTCGTCATATTTTGCGGCGATTTCATGCGGCATGAGGACGGAGGAATTAATCTTGACATCCTTCACGCCGGCCTTGAGATCTTCCAGATATTGCCGCCGGCGATCTTCATCATGCTTAAGGAACGCCTTGCGATAAATCAAATTCGCGCGGGAGGGGACGGTATTATAATTGATTTGCCCCCACTCGCCGGCTGACATTTTCAGCTCGATAACATCCAGATAGCGGCGCAGCTTTGCGACGGCGCGGCGATAATTGCGCGGCGTGACGTGAAACTTTGCGGCCAGCAATTTTGCGGCTTCGCGATGGGAGGGGACGCGGCTCTTTTCGGATGGAAGCCATTTGGCAAGGAGCGAAATCGGCCGCTTTTGCAGCATATCCGCCGTATCCTGCCGCATCTGATCGGCAAGGATATCGAGAACGGAAGAAGCGAGCTGCGTATCGAGCAGGGTAAACAAATCGTCCCAGCGGCCATACTCCGCGAAAAGCGGGAGCAGGCGCATCAGGGCATAAGGAAACTCGCGCGCCAGATAGCGGGCGCAGACGCGAAAGAGCCGCCGTTCGCCCATACCCTGCCGGCAATCGCGGGCAAAGAAGAGCCAGACGATCGCCGCGGCCATATCTTCCGCACAGGCGGCGGCAAACATCGTTTCGATCTTCTCTTCAGGCGCTTCCCGCAGAGAGGAGACGGCAAAATTCAGATCAAGCAGGGCATGGCCGCTGGTGCGATAAACCTTCGCGCCGTTATCGGTATAAGAAACGTTCGCCGAACTATTCACGAGCGTTTCATTCATCTTATCATAAAAATTAACAGCCATTGAAACCTCTTTCAGGCGGCGAACGCCGCATATTTTTTTCGGATACGCTGCAGGGTGCGCATGGCCGTAGCATCGCCAAAGCCGGCGGCACGCCCCGCATCGCGCGTGGTGGCACCGTTCATTTTCTGCTGGACAAGTATTCTTTCAGGCTTGGAAAGGGTGCCGAGGAAGATATCGAAATCAGCCTGTGTCTCGATATCTTCCGCAGTAGAGCCTTCTTTGGCATAATAATCCAGCCCATCGAACATAATCGACGAATCAACGGGATAGGAAATGGTTTTTGTGAAATCAGTCGTGCGCTTGGGGATATGGACGACATTCATCTCCATCAGGTAGCGGCACATTGCGTTCGTCATATCAAGAAGCGGGGCTTTGCGCGCCGTTTCGATATCGGGGCTGCGGCGGATATGCTCCAGCATAACAATGGACGCTTCCTGAAAGAGATCCTCCGCGCAGGCGCTATAATTTTTGTCATTGCGGCGTCTAAACTGATGGACAGCTGACCAGACCAGATTTATACAGGAACGAAAAATCTGGTCTTCCTGACCGGGAGAAAGATTCATTTGGCATCCTTTCTGCCAGCAGCCTGATATAAACGTTTTCTATGGGCGATTTACGAAATTACGGGATGAGGAGAAAAATTAAAAGGGAAGATCATCCTCATTGAAACGATTGGCGGGAGCGGCAGCGGGCGCAACAGGAGGCTGCACAGCGTAATTATTATAAGCGGGGACGGGCTGGGCGGGGGCATAAGCCGGAGCGGGCGGAGCGTATCCGTAAGGCTGGGGCTGAGGCTGAACTGGTGCGGCGGCCTGCGCATCCTTCTTAGATGAGAGGAACTGCACCTTGCCGGCACGAAGCTCGAGGGAGAATTTCATTGTGCCGTCGCGCCCCTGATAGGAACGGACGCTCGGCTCGCCATCACAATAGACGGGATCACCCTTATGGAGATACTTGGCGCAGGCGTCTGCCTGCTTGCCCCAGACGGCGACGCGATAAAAGGTCGCGGCTTTTTCTTCGCCGTTGCGGGGCTGATAATCGGGGTCAACGGCCACGTTAAAGTTGGTGACCATATTTTCGCCGACCATACGGTTTTCAGGATCAGCCGTGAGACGGCCGATGATTTCAGTTCTATGAAGACTCAATGCTTTTCCTCCCTTTCTCAGGCGGCAAACGCGGCGTAAAGCGCGTCGAGCGTAGCCTGATCTTTAATGGTACGATAATTCGCGGTGCCGCCGGTGATCGATTTGACTTTTGCCAGCAAATCGGCGCGTTCCATCGTTTTTGAAGCGGCCTTGATAGCAGCATCTACCATTTCCGGCGTGACAGCCGAAGCGGGGATGGGAGCGGGCGGCTCGCTGAAGGGGAGCTGCGATTCATCCATCGGGGATGCGGCGGCGGGCATCGGCTCGGAAACGGGAGCCTTTACGGCGCGCTCAATAGGCGCCGTTGCGGCTTCCGGCTTTGCGCCGGCCAGCCAACCGTGAATCTTCGCGCCGACTTCAGGCGTGATGACGAAATACTGGCCGTCGAACAGGCGGGTACGATCCTTCGTGGCGCATGCCTGATGCGCCTGATCAAGCTCGAAGAAGGTGGTGACTTCATATTCCAGACCATCGCGGAACTGAATGCCCATACCCTTCTGGACGACCTTCTTGCGCCCGTTTTCCTCTTCCATAGCGTACTCTTTCTTGGAGCGCGCAGTGATGATGACGTGCATATCACACTGAAGGATTTTATCAATGAGCTTATTGTGCAGCGGAGTCACATCCCGCCAGGCGGTGTAGCTGTTGCCGCTGCGCTTGGCCGCGTTGGCCTGCATTTCAAGCAAGCCGCCTTCGCCCGTCCATGCATGAGTGAGCGAATCGATAATGAGGAATTCCATGCCGGCGCGTTGTGCTTCGTCAATCGCGTCAATGTATTTCTGGGGCCCGAAGGGCGGAGTGATATCAATTTTGCAGAACTCTCCGATTCGCACATTGCCGACCTGCTCATCGACGAACAGATTGGCGGAGCGGTTTTCGGTATCGACGACGCAGATTCTATCCCAAACCTGCGCGTCCGGCCAATCGGGATGGTCTGCGTGGACAAGACCATAGGCGAGCAGGAGAGAGCTCATCGTTTTGCCGCTGCCGGAGATGCCGCCGATGCCAAGCTTGATGCGTACCTGCGATTTTCTCGCTTTACTGATTGCCAAGGTAAAATACCCCCTTCTCGAATTTTGTTTTTCAATAATAAAGGGAACATTTTCGGCACCGTTTTTTCACTTTTCGAAAATTTTCTTCGAAAAAATTTTTATTCACCACGGCAGCGTATTCACCGCCCTCGCGAGCTGCTCGGGATGGGAGTGATCATACCGGTTGGTAACGCGCAGAGACGAGTGGTTCGCGCAGTCCCTCGCCACGCCGGCGCCGTTACGCTTTTCAACCTCGGAGATGAAAGTATGCCGCAGGCAATGAGGCCCTGTGGCAAGGCCGAGCTGTTTCTGCTTGAATGCGAGCGCGCCGTAAACGGTTTTGCGGTTCATCGGCTGACCGTGCGTGGAGAGGAAGAGCGGGCGGGAATGATCGTCCGCGTCGGGGCGGGTTTGAAGATATGCGTCGAGCACGTCGTAGAACGAATCCTTAACGTAAACATCCTCCCAGTTGCCGCCCTTGCGTTTGCAGTAAATTTTGCCGCGTTCGCCGTCGAGCACGTCGCCGATGGTCAGGGCGCACAGCTCGCTCACGCGCATGCCGGATTCCAGAATAAGCGTGCAGATGGCGCGATCGCGCAGTTTATTGCGGCCGGGCATATCGCCGAGCAGTTTGCGCGTCTGCTGGACGGTCATGTATTTCTCCTTGCGCTCCCATTTGGGGACGGCCTTCTCATTGGGGAGCTTATGCGTGGTCAGCACGCCGCTGAGATCTTCCGCCGTGGCCTGCGCGACCTTCCACGCCCAGCGGAGGAACGGGTTGAGCATGCAGACGTAATTATTGCGCGTCGTCATCTTGCAACGAACGGACAGATGGTTATAATACGCATCCAGCACGGACGGCGTAAGGCCGGAGAGTTCGTTCTCCCCGACCTGCACGCCGTAGTTCCGCTCCAGCTGCCGGAGGATGCGGTTCAAGACCTCGGCGCAATGCGCCGCTGAAACATCCGAAGCGCCGCCCGCCTTATAGCTTGCGGCGTAGCGTTCAACCAGCCTGTACATTTCCCTGTTCCCTCCTTCTGCGCGCGGCGACGATCTGCTTATATTCCTCAACGACCTCATTCAGCCGGGGCGTGCGCAGATAGCGCCAGTAACGCGTGCCGAACTCATCCTTATAGGAATTCTCATAGCGGATATCGTGGACGTGGATGAAGGTTTCGAGGGCGAAGTTGTTCGTTTCAAAGATTTCGGGATTCTGATTCATCATAATAATTTTGTCCTCCTAATTGTTTTTCGGTTTCGGAAAGATAGAAGAGAATTGCCTGCCGGATTGCTTCCGATCTGGTAAGCCCCGCCTGCCGGCAGAGGGAATCGACGCGATGAACAATCCAGGGCTCGAGCCGGAGATGAACGCGTTCGCTGCGGGCTTCCGCCCCAAGGGTTTTGCGGCCGGCTCCGCGTGGGTTTTTGATTTTGTCACACATAATTAAACACCTCGTTTCTGCGACATATGATACCCGACGCGGAAGGAATTGTCAAGAGGAAATGCGAACGAACGTTCTTATTTATTTAACGCCGCGTCAAAAATTCGCGGCGGGGACGGGCTATTTTTGACAGTTTTGCTCAGTGCTTATGGAAGACGACGGACTGGCCGCCGGCAAGATCCCAGCATTTGGCGCAGGCGGAACAATTGCCGCTGCAGGGCATGGCGTCAGCAGGGACGCGGGTTTCGCGCCCATCCTGCATGAAGGCGACGGGATAATAACCCGGCAATGCACTAGGCATTTCGACGCCCGGCCACGCGCTGAGCACGAGACGGAAATTTTCGGGGAGGGTTTCGCGATCGATTGCGGCGAAGAGGTCGTACCGCTTAGTGAAGGCAAGAAACTTGGTGCTGGGATGAGAACGAATAACGCGCAGCCACATATCGAGATATTCGCGGGAGAAGAAATCGCCGGAGACATGAATACGGAACATACGCGGGGCGTTAGGGGAATCAAAATACCAGGCGAGATAGGCTTCAAGGGCGGGGAGATCCTCTTGAGCGAGGGAGAAGTTTTCCGCATAGGCGTTGCGGACGCTGGGGCGGAGGCGTTCCAGCTTGCGGGCATAGCAGCCTTCGCAGAAGCAGGTTTTGCAGGCGGAAGAGGAACAGGACGCGCCGGAAGACAAAGAAAAAGACGGGATCGCTCCCATCTTCGTGTTGCCGGCGCTGATATGCACGGGAAGTTTATTCATTTGTCAGGACTCCTTATAGGTTGAGACGGCGGAGAGGGAAGGAACCTCCTTTCTTTTTGAATTGAGGGGTAAAAGAAAAGCCCCCGGAGGGGCTGTCAGGAGAACATGCCGCTTTGGGCGGCTTCTTCGAGGACGGGGGCGACTGCGGAATAAGGAACCGGAGAATGGAGGAAATAGGTTGTGATTTTCTGATAGTCCTCCTCATAGACACGCGACCGTAAGATTTCGTGAAGCAGGGCGGGGACGTCGGCTTCCGGCAGAGCGGAAGGACAATTCCCCATTTGAACGCGGGCGGCGCGGACTTCCTGAACCAAATCGCGGAAAGCCGTATCGAAAACAACACGTGGACGAATCATATACAGATCGTAAATATGCCGCGAATGACGAGCGATACAGGGAACGCCGGTTTCATTCTGTTTGAGATAGTAATCGCAGACGGCAAAGATCTTATCGATGAACGTGCGGGAAAGGCTTTGCGTCTGCATGACGAATGGGGCGAGGGAGTATTCTTCGACGATATCCATGTTTTCCGTCTTGAGAAACTGATAAACATAGCTGTCTACCATGCCCTGTTCGACGGGGAAAGCCGAAGAACCCAGCACGACCTCCATGATTACGCCTGAAGCAAGCGCAGTTGGCTGGAGCTCACCGACCGGTGAATAAGCGAACGTATAACGGTTGAAATCGCGCCGGCTATGCGAGTCATCCCAGTCCTGAATAGGAACGCCGAGCGCTTCAGAAATGCCGGCGATTGTTTCGTGTTTTAATTTGTGGCGCTGCCCGAGTGTTACATACTCGGCGAACGCAATATCGATATCTTCAGAGAAGCGATCGATCACATGATGGCATTTGGAGAGCGAGGTGCCGCCCTTAAAGACACAGCGCGGCGCGCGTTCGTTCAGAAGACGAAGCACCATGGTGACGTAATAATCTTTTTCGATGATCGGCACTGGCTTGCCAAGGCTATCGGCGGCGGAGAAAAGAACGTCTCGGAAAAGATCTTTTTCTTTATGAAGAAGACGCATCAGTTGTCACCTCCTTTAAGAATGCCCGCTTCATACATCATTCGCAGCGTTTTTGCGGGGAAAAGCGGAAGGTATTTTTCAAGCTGAGGAAGCGTCAACCCCACATTTTTCATATACCGGCGAATAGCTGGGGCCGTCTGGGCGACCGAAAGATCAGAGTAGGAATCCAGATCTTTGAACAGATCGAGCAGTTGGAGCGCTTTGGCATTTTCCGCTGTGACGGTGACGCGCGGCTTGCGAAGAACGAATTCCTGATTGCGGATTCGCACCGTCCTGCGCCACGAATTCGTCCGATTGGTTACAATTTCCCGCACCTGCGGAACCTGCAAGCTTGCGCCAACCTGATTGGCGAACGTGAAACCGGAATAGTATCCGTCCGTAGCGCCTGCGCGGCTGATATATTTGCGCAGCGCCACAAGATCGGGGGACAGCGATGCGCCTCCCCTCAGGCGCGTCTGCGCCGGAATATAATATACACCGTTTTCATAGCGGACGATTTTTCCTGCGTCGCACAGCGTTTTGAATTGCTGGCGGAGACTGTCTTTACGCACGCCGGGGAGAGAAACGTCCGAAAGAAAGATGGGCTCGTTCGGCCGATACTGCGAACGCAGATAATCATACAGCATGCGGGCACTCCTTTCACAAGATACAAATTATTTTCTCCACTTCTGTGATTATACAGCGCCAAAACTATTCCGTCAACCGGGGCTTGGTTATTTCATTTTGTTGAGAATGTTTTCATCCGGCGCATGTTCCATCATGATCATGACGTACATGGTGCCGTCCGGCTTGCGGAAGGCGGTAATGGTATCGGGCGGGAGGATATCTTTCAGTTCTGAATTCCCGCTGGCGGGAAGAGCTTTGCCGTCGCGATCCTCGTTATCATAGAGGAGCTTGAGACGGGAGGCGATGGCCATGGGGTCGGTATCCCAGCAGAGAAGTTTGTTACGGTTACCGGTTGCGCGAATCAGATAATAATACATTCGATCACTCCTTTAGGATGAAGTATACTGTTCCAGGCACGAGGTGTCAATTGTTCAGGATGCGTTGCCGCTGCTCTCCAGTTCTTTTAGCCGTTTTTCAAGAGCGATTCGTTTCTCAATTTCAAACTCCATGCAGCGTTCATGATATTCAAGCGGGACAAAACCGGCGCGGACAGAGGCTCTGTAATGCGCACCAAGCGCGGTTTCATCCGGCGGGGACTCCCAGCCGCAGGCGTTGCAATAATAATGATAACCGGGAAAGGCATCATCGCGATAGCCCAGCGCTCGCAGAGACATCGCTTCGCCGCAGCCGGGGCAGAGGATTTTTTCAAGTTCCATTCGGGCGTTCACCTCTTATAGACAAGTTGATTGCCGTCTTCGAACTCGACGGTAACGCTGACCGGGATACCGGTGCCGCACTGTGTATAGGAAAGATGCTTGCAGCGCACAATCTTGACAGGCTTTTTATGATTACGCTCGCATTTTTCTGCGTCGGATTTGGTTTTATACTGCGTGCCGCAGACCTCGCAGACATAGAGGGTGATAGGGGTCATTTAGTTCTCTCCTTTCATTCAGCCGATGACCAGATCTTCATTAGCGCGGGCAAGATATTCTTCGAGGAATTCCTCGTTGGGGCAGGGAGCGACGGCGGCGTGCGTACGTTCGCGGGTTTCGTCGTCCATCGCTGCGACGACAACGTCCCAGAGGTTTCGCTCGGCGATTTCGAGGATTGCTCCACGGGCGGAAAGGAAAGTGTGACCGTTATCCAAGCTGATACGTTTCATTCTTCATCCTCCCAGTATTGCTGTTTGCATTCCGAGTATTGCGAAAAACATTGTCACGCCAAACGCCAATGCTGTAAATTCTACCCACCACCTATCGTCCCGGCTGACTGCGGCAAGTGCAAAGTAGCCTACAAGCCCCATAATTGCCGGCAGAATTGGAATTGTGACGGTCGCCGTCGTCATGTCTGTTCCTCCTTCAACAGTTCTGGCGGGCAGGGCATAGGCATCCAATGGGTAACATAGCAGTCATAGCGCCGCCAAGTCCCATCGATAGTCCAATCTTGCGCTACGGTGTAGTCAATTCCGCAGATATCTGCCGCGACAAGGCAAGCATCAGAACAAGTGAAACCAATGTCGGGCGTGGGCCCATAATGTTTTTCGGGCGGCAGCCTGTCCTTGACGCTGATCCAAGTCTGCGTGTCCTGCTCCAACATGTCAGCAGCAAACCAAAGCAAATCAGACGTGTCACGTATTCTTATTGTAACGGAATCATCTTGCCAAAAGGAACATGATGCATCGCATTCGGTTTGCGGACAATGCCCCTCGCTAGAAGCACATCTCAATGCTTTTACCATCTCTTTACGCGTCATTCCCATCCTCCTTTTGTAGCGGTTCAGGCGGGCAGGGCATGGGCATCCAGTGGGAAACAAATTTGTTTAGCGCCCAGCCCTTACTTAGTTGTATGTTTGCTTCGGAATCTCGCATTTCCGGGAAATATGCCAAGACACGTTCGCTGCCTTCTGGCATTCTGTCCTTGACGCTTATCCAGCCGGGCGCATCCCGCTCCAGCATGTCGGCGGCAGCTTCGAGCACGTCTTCGACAAAAGCGTCCTCTACATCTCGCCCGTCAAACTGGTGGACAAACTTTCGTAGTCCTTTTACGATTTCCTCACGCGTCATTTGCATGTTCATCGCGCAGCCCCTTTACCATATCCTTCACGGCTTTGGTGTTCCGCAGCTTTTCGGCCAGCAACGACGCGGTCGCCGTTACAATTTCCGCTTTATGGTCTTCAAGGAATTTCTCAGTGGTATGTTCGACGAGGACTGTCAGCGCGGATTTCGGATTACGGTAGCGGTAATACTCGGCGCAGAGCGCATCCTCAATTTGACCGTAAAGCTTATCCCGGAGCGCGTTGACCACGCTTTTCTGAACGGCCTCATCCTCAAGAACGACGCCGACGGTTACAAGATGTTCCATTACGCGCATACCTCCTCGTTATTCTGTTCGATTCTGGGAAGAATCCCCTTCCGTTTCAGCAGGTCATAGAGAAAGAGCCGGCCTTTCTGCGTCCAGTAGGTGTGAACGTTGCAGGCCCCGTCATCGTTGAGATAGGTCTTGGTCTGCGTATATCCCTCCGGGGCGTACTTCTGATACAGCAGCCACACGCCGCCGCTTTTATACTGCACGCCAAGTTCGCGCAGCTTCTGGTTCATTGCCTGCGCGGAGAACCCGTAGTCCTTGGCAATCTGCACGATGGGCATGACGGACTGGTTTTGCAGGATGAGATCATAGTAGCTGACCTTGGGCTGCATTTCCGCGATCTGCTGGGACTGGACGGCGTTCTGCGTGGCCAGCTGAGCGGCGCGGGCGCGTTCCTCTTTGAGATCCTGCAGAACCTTGATGAACAGATCAGGGTTGGCGAGCAGCTCATCGGCGGCGTAAAGGCCATGCTTGCGGATGGAGGGGATAACCTCATGGGTGATCCAGCGCCGGAAGGCTTTGGCCTCAGGTTTGTTCGATTCGATAATCAAAGAGTAAAGCCCGGATTCATTAACACACCACGCGAAAAGGGTATTATTTGCGGTGCGTATTCCTCTGAACACCCTTTTGTCTTCATCATCAATTCGTTCCATTGCCTGCGACGTGTCAGAAAGCGAAAGGATTCTGCAAGCATCCGCCGCTACAAACCATGGGTCATTGTTTTCATCTCGGTGGACGCGAACAGAACCGAACTCTGCACTATTGTAAACCGACAGTTCAGACGAAGCGCAAACCGTTTCCTGCTGATAGATATCGTCAAGGCTCCACCGTAGACCAAGCGCCGGGAAAACAGAAGTAGAAATCCAATTCTTGAAGCGTTTTGCAATTTCTTTTCGGCTGCCACAAACGATAACAATCAGCCCGTTTTTGTTGACAAAGTTGAGCGTCTGCTTTCCACCGGATGTTTCAATTTCATACTTCCGTTTTTCTTCATCATCAAGACGGTTGATAACGCTGGAAACATTACCCAGACCAATACACCTACACACATCGGCGGCCACAAACCATGGTTCGCCGTTCTGCAGTACCGTTCTCACGTCCCCGAACTGTTCGTTCTTAAAAAGCTGAATCTGATTTTCCATCTTGAACTCCTTTCAGTTTCTGATCTGCGGTAGTAGAGAAGCCTGTCACGTTTCACGGCACCCTTTTCGCCGTCGACCGTGAAACCCGACACGCATAGAGTTAAGCAAAATTGAACCGGGTTTGTCAAATGGGCAGGCAGGATGATTATTACCACATAATTGTTAAAACAATCACATTTAAGCAAAAAACTTAAGTGAACGAATGGTAATGGTCTTGAGTAGAGTAGGATATATACTTCGTATATAGCGGACTTAGTGAATCCGTATCGTCGCCTTTCCTTCGGAGCTCAGCTTATCGGTGAACTCGACTGGGATTACCTGCGCTTTGGAGCTTGAACCTGTCTTGGCAGATGTCGCGCTGTACGCGTTCCACCAGCGTTCCCGCTCGGACATGAGATAGTTCTCATGCGCGGCTTCCTTATTGCGGCGAAGGGCGCTGCTGATCGCCTCCTGTTCATGCCGGTGATAGAGATTCGAAATGCGCATGCCAAGGAAGAAGGACGCTGTGACGAGGGCAAGGACGAAAAGGACGCTGAGAATACCGGCTGTAAGGGTCATGGTTTTACGCTCCTTTGCTTTACTTGGTTTCGTTTTTCTCTTCGGGTTCCTGCCATTTTTCTTTGTTGTGGTTCATCCAGACACTGAGAGCTACAAGGATGAGCGCGCCGACCCACATTACCGGCACCGCCCACAGCGGTCCTGTTTCCAGTACTGATACGCCCGGCACACGGGTGGGCAACGTTGCGCCGCAGCCGGTGAACAAAACCGCGCAGCCGAGCAGCTTTATAGAATCGATAACATCCCTGACCTGTTTTCTTTTCGCTTTGTCGTTGTTATCCTGCATATGGATACCTCCTGTTTTATTTGGCGCGTCCAGCGCCATAAGATCATGAGCGGAACGTTGCACACCTGTTCTACGTATGGTATAATGCAAATAAGAGCGCTTGCGTTTCTTTTCCTTTCGCCATTTTGTTTTGGGAGGAGAAAAGAAAATGATAAAGTTGCTCGATAAATATTCCGCGTCGGTTTCACTCGTACTGAGCTAGGCCGGAGCGCTTGCGCCTTTCCCTGTAAACTTTGCGCTGAATTCAGCTGGGGTTGTCCTCGCGGCACGCGGGGCGATGATTCAGCGCAGCCTGATGGGTTACATCGGGGTAGGGTTGGCGTAGCTCGGGTTTATCCCGGCAGAGTGGCTGGCGATTGGACTAATCATTATTTCCTGGCTGGGATGGTTAGCTTCAATCACGCCGACAAGGAAGGAATGGGGCGGGTAACAACCGTCCCGTTTTTGTTTTGTTCCGCTCATGATTTTATGACGCCGGATTATATGATATAATCAAGGGCGAGGTGGTTGTATGGATACCCTTAAGCTTACGAAAAAAGAGCATCGCGATCTGGTTCGATTGAAGCGCGGCGAGAAGCTTACGCAAGAAGAAGGTTTCCCGCTTTATCAAAAAGGACTTGCAACTCGTAAATTTCTGAATTTTCAGTGCGGCACCCCAACCGAGGTGCAGTACTATATCAGCGAGGAAGGGGTTCAATATTTTCGCGATAGATTTGAGAGGATGAGATCTTCCTGGGGGAGGGCGGCAATCGCAGTTGCCACAATCGCCGGCGGATTAGTTGCCGTAATTGAATTTTTATGCAAGTCCGAATGAGCGATCAGATGGATTGCGAGCGATCCAAAGGAGACGATAAGCGCGACAATCAGAAGTGCCATAGCGCTGCGCCATGTGGTTTCGTCCTTGCTTGGGATGCAATAGATGCTGTTTTTTTTGAAGAGCGCGGGGACCACGTCGTTGCCGAGCCAGTCGCCGTATGCTGTGGCTTTCGGGGATGTGCTGAACGCTGTGAGCCGAAGCGCGTTGCTGAGCGAGACGCACGGCCTGTCTTCCCGCCAGACAATACCAGCCGGCGCACAATGGTTTTTCACAGCGGCTTCCGGATTTTCATATCCGAGCGAGTGCGCGATATTCAGCCCGGAAAACCACCACGCGCCGTTTGTTTTTATCGCCCAGAGGTTGCCGAAGATTGGGTCGTCGAAAAATTTCGTATCGTCGATATCAAGTTTCATTTCAAGGCTCCTTGCATGTTATAATGTTCATGTCCACGGTTGATGGAAGAAAACGCCGAGCCGTAAGTTTTTAACCAAATTGATGATTTATCTCTTGCGTGGCGTAACCTGCGTGTTACAAGCTGTAAGCAATTACAGCGGCTTGGTATTTTTGTTCCCGACCGCCGAGACAAGTCCTCTCGGCGTCTTGTTACTGGCAGCAATCGCGATAGCGCTTGTTGTCTTTGCAGAACTGCACGACCGCGGCGAACCTCTTCCATCAACGGTGGACATGAACTGTCCACGGCTTATGCGCCGGCCTCCAATCGTTCTATGAGATATTTCTGCCCTTTGCCGGTGACGAGCGTGGTTGTCCGGATGGTTTCCTCAAAGCCGGTGAAGACCTTGCTTTCCTTGACAGCGAACACGCCCTGATCGACATACCGCTGATACGGTTTATTATCCGGCATGAGGTATTTGTTATCGCGCAGCCACTTGAAGAGCCGGTTGCGGCCGATGGGAATGCCGCTGTTGGCGGCGACCTTGGCGAAATCGCCGAGCAGGATGGCGGCGTCGCTGGCGGAGATGGACTTGCCGAAATGAGTATAGGGGCGATCTTCCTCGATCTGCGCGCTGAGCGCGGCAATCCTTGCTTCGCGCTGCTTGAGCTTCTCGGTTGTGATAATGAGCGCCTTGGCGACGAGCTCATCGTCTGTCATGTTTTCTTCGCCGGCGATGTAGCCGCCCGTTTTGCGGATGGCGGGAAGTATTTCGTCGAACACCCAGCGTTCGAATTTTTCTGCATCCGGGAGTTTACTGTGGGTGATGAGGCGGTAAACGTCGCCTTCGGGAATGAAAATCATGTCGATTTGTTTATCCGCGGCCTGCGGGTGAGGTATACTGCGTTTTGCCGTATACCGGCAATGCGCGGCGATCGCGTCATTAGGACGGGCATATCCCAGCGCCTTCGCTACATCGCTGCCGCAGAACAAGAATTTCCCGGCTTCCTCGATAATCCTGACGTTTCCAAACTGTTCGTTGTTAAAAATTTGCGTCTGGTTTTCCATTCAATTTCCTCCTCGGAATAAAGTTCAGGTTCTTTTACAATGATTACCGCCTACGCTTTGCTAGGGGTGTTCATTTGTGTACCCTCCTTTGCGGATTGCTGCAAATACCGTGGTTAAAACTACGGTACCCCCATCATCCAGCCGGGCAACATTACCGCCGTCTATGGGGTATGGTATACCCCGTTTTAAGGCACACCGCATGGGGAAGGGTCTTCCACTTTGGAAACCCCTTGCAATGAATGAGCCTCATTACGCCGAGTGGTTCAGCTGCTTCCATTTCTTCGCCGGCATGGACAGGACGTCATAGCCGATGCTTTCCAGCTCGGAGGCGCGGTCGTAGCTGGGCACATCCTGACTGAAGCGGGTGACGGCGTTGCTCAGGCCGTACAGGCTGAGATCGCCGCCATGAATGAGGTAGCTGAGGACGCTCTCGCTTTCCTTTTTGCCAATGGCATATTCCTTGGCGGTGAGCTCGACGAAGGCGGGGATGCTTTCGGCGGTGATCTTCGCATCGCGGGCTTCCTGCATCATGGCGACCACCTTATCAAACTGCGTCTCATCCACAATAGCGCGCACGGTATCACGCACCTTCAGCATGAACGCGCGGTCGTCCGCCGTAATGGTTTCATCCGCATAGAGCGCATAGTCTTCGCCCTGCTGGGCTTTGGCCCCAATATGACGGCGCTTCTGCGCCGCATCATTTACAACTATGCCGTTGGAACACACCAGCCGATAGACGAGCGGGGAGGCTTCGAAACTGCCGAGGCCGACCTCCGAATTGGTGATGCAGATACCGGACTGCACAACGTCGCCGGGGGTTACGTCCGCCTGAAGGCGCGGGTTGACGGCCTTGATATACAGCTTGCGGTCGGTGACCTCGCAGCTGGCGATTTGCACATCCTTGATTTCGCCGAGGATGGGGAGGACGATGTTGGCGATTTCGTAGTTATCGATGCGGCGATAACGATCGGAGAGGAAGGCGCGGGCAGTGTTATCCAGCGTGCGCACCATGCGGCGGCGCTCCTTTGCGTTTTCGTCGCGTGCCCAGTTCCGCATCCAGTGGTTGACATTGGTGGCGAGCAGGCCGGGCGCATCGCTGAGCATCCGGCGATAATAGGGGAGCGGAATGCCCATCTGCTGACCAATTTGCTGGTGGGCGACTTCGTTGACGTGAAAAGCGTAAGCGCTGTTATCGATGTTCAGGCGGACTTCATCGGTTACATCAAGCCCCATGGTGAGCTGCGCGGTATCGACAAGATAGTCGCGCTTAGCATTGTTCTGGCGTTCGATTTCCTGCGCGAGTTCCATCAGGGTGCGGCCGTACTTCATATTTATACGCTCCTTTTAGAATGAATATTCATATTCGACGTGCAGGATATCCTGCGGCTCGATTTCCAGATCGGGATCGTCAGTCAGTACCGCGTCCTGATGTTCGAGCACTTCCTCCTTTGCTTTATCGGTTATGTCGTAGTCGTTCATGCCATCGTTTGCATCTTCGACATACACCCGGTAGAACCGGCGGATTTCAACTGTGACTACGTGGGTCATTCCGCGAGCGCCTCCTCTTTTCCGTTCTTCCGTTCCGCGTCATAGGAGAGAACTAGCATCGCGCCGGCGGCCTTATCCTCTTCGGGCACGGCGGGGTCGCTCATGCGGCGGCGGATTTCGGCCTCGAGCGCTTCCTTGGCCGCGACTGCGGCGTTGACGAGCAGCTGGCCTTCCTCGTTATCGGTGATTTCGCCGCGCTCGATCTTCTCGAACAGTTCGTGGTTCTGTTCCAGCTGCTTGATGAGTTCGTAGCACAGGTCGATGAAGTTTTCAGGCATGGGATCGACCTCCTTGGAAAATTGTTTTCTCGTATAATAAAGGGAACATTTGAGCCCCTGTTTTTTCACCTGTGCAAAATTATTTTGCGGAAATTTGCTTATCGAGCTGGCCGGCGCGGTCGACATGCGGCTTGAGCTCGACGATCTTGGCCTTGAGCGCGGATTCCTTTGCCTTCATCTGCTCCAGTTCGGCTTCGGCGGCGATGTATTCTTCCAGCATGCCCTGCAGCTGATAGCGTTCGCGCAGCTGTTTGCGGAAGCGGCGATCTGCGGCCGCGGCGGTGAGACTTATGTGCGTGATGGCCTTGGGCTGCGCGCCAAGCTTGGTGAGCACGTGCAGGTAGGACTTGCCGATTTTCTGGGCGATTTCTTCATTGGTATAGCCCTGCTTGCGCAGGATTTCCATGCGCTCCTTTTCAATCTCCGGAGAGGGGAAATTGGAATGCTTCAAGTAAGCGCGCGGGTTCTGCTTGCCGGTGTGCGACGGCTGATAGCGGGCGGGGTTGTAGCCCATTTCCTTGGCGGCGTCTCGAATTTTCTGAACGGTGGCCGTGGGGAGCGTGTTTGGGGTGGATTCGAGCGCGTTGTACACAGTGCTGACCGCATAACCGGTGCGCTGGGCGATATCTTTGGCGGAGACGTAGCCGGAAGGTTTGCTGCGCTTCTTTTTCCGGCCGGGGATATAGCCAAAGCGTTCTGCGGCGGCGCGGACATAAGCGATGCATTCGGGGGAACCTATCTTGCCATGATAATATTGGTTCACGTTGCCGCCACAAACGCCAATCAAATCTCCCAACTCGGTAAAGGACGTCACGGGAGAGGCCGGAACAGGAATTTTTTCCAAATCGGCGATGTTAAAATCTTCACCCATACGGTAATGTCGGGGAACATAATTCATTTTCTTCGCGGTTTCACGAATTCTCTCGGCTACTGGTCCATTACTTGCGCCAGTAAGCGATTTCTTGACATAGCTTACGCAACTCCCGGTGGTCTTGGCGATATCTTCAAGGGTAACACGCTTAGAGGCTTCGTTCACGTTCACGTTGACTTTCTGCATAATTATAACCTCCGTTTGATTAATAAAAAACCGCCGCAGAGTATTTGCGACGGTTACATGGAATGTGCTATTGTTACCGGACGAATGACTGACTTGTTCTACCCTCCTTGCTGAGTATATCGGTGTACCGACACATGTTTCATATTCCAGAAAAAATCCGCCCGGTCTCTGGGCGGAACTGTTTTATAACCGGCGCACTCCTTTTTTGAATTCATCCGGAGTGTCAACGAATCGATACGGTTCATATTCGCCATATGCGGAAGGGCGGCTGATCGTTACGAATTGAAGCTTCTGGTGACCGAACTCCCGTTCAAGCTCTCTCTTCAGCGCGACAACCGAGGCTCCCGGTTTCATCTTGATTGCGATGCAGCCAACTGAATCAACGTTTTTCGCTATGACGTAACAGCACATTGCTCTGTCTCCTTGCTTTGATATATCAGAAAATTCGACATACTCCCGACCTACGCCTCCCATTTCACCCTCTTCGGCTCCGGCATAAACATCACCGCGTAAACCTTCTCGATCATCTCGCCGCCGGCGAAGTATTTATCCCACACATCGTCGCGGTTTTCACCTTCGCCGTGCAGCTTGAAGAGCGCGCCGGGGAAACGTTCGCTGAGCTCAGCCATATCGTCCTCATGACCGTACCAGCGCCATTCTCCATTCGGTTCCGCGTTAAAGACCTGATACTGCGGGTCGTAATAGAAATCGCCAAGCGGCATATTCAGCTCCTCGATAGCCGCTTCTATCTTTTCAACATCCTGCGCCGCGACATGCAGCGCCTCCATAGAATACGAAGTCAGATAGCCCATTCTTTGTCCTCCAAGCCCCTGCAGACACAGGGTTTCTCATGCTCTAGTTCGCGGTGTATCCTAACCCCTATCCGGTGCGACATCTTCTCCGCGCTTGTGCCGCATCAAGGATTCTCAGCAAAAACGGCATCCTCCCCAATCAGGTCTTTTACGACTGCGCCGGCCGGGAGATACATATCCCGCTCAACGCTCAAACCAAACCCAAACGGCGGGAACTTCACTTCTTCCAGCTCCTGCAGGCTGAACCAGCCCCATTCCCAGCCGTAGCCGAGATTCGCAAGGCCGTAGAAATCCCAGCCGCCGTCGTCGGTACGTTCCGCCTCCGTGACCAGCCATGTACAGGCGCTGTCGCCGAAGAACTTGACCAGCACCTGCGCGCCTTTGCCTTCTCCGTCCTGCGAGCCGAACGGATATTTTTCCAGCCGGCGTTCGATTTCTTTTGTGATGAGCTTCATTGTTTTCCCTCCACGTTGAACTTGATTTCGGTCGGTTCTACGGTCAGCCCGTATTCATTGCAGCACCACTCCACCAGCTGCGGCGCGAGCTGTTCCGCCTTTGCACACGCTTCCATCGCGCGCTTCTTGGACTGGCGCGAAACTTCCAGCAGGAAATGCTTAACGCCTGCGCCAAGCATATATTGCCTCACATATCCATGCGCATATTCCGGCGTGGCGTGCAGGTAATACCCGCGGGGTTCGTTCTTGTAGGTGAAACAGTTGGTTCCGCCCAAATTATAGATCACGGAGAGCCGGATACGGTTGGCCTTGGCATCCACCATGCGCGCATTGCGCGCCTTACTGATATCCACGCCCGCAACGGGCACGCAGCACTCAATTCTCATTCGCCGGTTCCTCCTTCTTCGCGATACGCCGCTGTTCGCGCGCTTCCTTAATGCGCAGGGCGCGTTTTTCTTTCTCTTCCTCTGTGAGCGCACAAGGCATAACGATACGCACCCACTTCTTGGGGAAAGTGTACCGGATACCACCGTCACCCATTTCTTTCCGATGTATATCGGAGGATTTTGAACAAAATCCATCCAACCTGCGCTGCAATGCCGGGGAACAGGTGAAGCAGGTGCAGGTTTTCTCTTCCTCATTCCAGAGGATGCTGGTTTCCATCTCATACCGGCTGAGTTTGCAGGTCATTTGTGCGCCTCCTTCCATTCGCGTTTCTCGGCTTTGCCCCATTCGGACAGGCAGGAATCGTCTGCAAACTGCGCGACTTCGCCGAAGGAGTAATCAGGCAGCATGTCCGCCAGACGCAGCACCAGCTGGTCTTTGCTGGTGTTGTGGTTGGTATAGGCGTCGCAAATGACGTTCCAGATAAGTCTCTCGAACATCGGTACCTCTTCGCAGCAATATTCCTTGCACGACATTTCAAAGAAGCCGAGCTTGTCAAATCCATTTGCCATAATTCTTCCTCCTCCCGTGTTTACCAGTGATAATCCAGCGTACCGCCGAAGTAATAGCGGATTCCCGGCTTCGCGCGCCGCATGAACTCGTCGCGGGTTTCGAGGCCATTCTCCTCCGACCAAACGTAATCGCCGAACCTGTCGTTATAGTCTTCATTCAGATTGAATACGCCCTCCCAGATTTGACCGGTAGCAAAATCGGAAAGAGAATACTTTTCAAGTCCGCGTAATTCGTTGAGAAATCTTTCATGAGCATGCCGAAAGTACGCTTCGCGGAAACCTTCCCGCAAGATGAACCCGTCGTCCAGAATGATGATGGTGTCGCCGCAGCGATTCGCCAGATTTTTCTTCAGCCAAGAGATGGAGCTGGTGGGATTCGGGTCGTCGTCCACATAATCCGCGATTTCGGGTTTGATATCGTCCAGATCCCAGCTCATGCTCAGGGCTTCGTCCGGAACGAGCGGATGGGTTTCAATCTGATAAATTCTGCCGTGCATGGTCAAGCCTCCTCATCATTTTCGGTCTTCGCTAGCGGCAATGGGTCTTCCTCAAAGCAGTAATACCAATCCAGCAAGTATTCCGGGGTATCGTAATCGGGGAGCAGCTCCCAGAAATCCTTGTCGTCGAATCCGGGGTGGTCTTCCCGCATTTTTTCCTCGACGAATTCGAGAAAGCCGTCGAAGAAATCGCTAGCTTTGATTGGGTCGATTCCGAAACTGTTGCGATAGTTTGAGAAAAACAAAGAACCCAGCTTGATTTCCTTCCGCAATTTCCAGAGATTTTCCTTAGACATCATTTTCCCATCACCACCCCCACAAGTTCCGCGATCTGTTTCAGCGTGCCGCGGATAGAAACCCCATTATAGTCAAATTCAAAGTCGGGCATGTCCTCCGGCACCAGAAGCTCATAATCATTTTCGTCATGACGAACCAGAACTCCGATCATCTTTGCTTCTTCCATTCTTCATCCCTCCGGTTCTTCAATGTCGATCATAACGGTGTCCGTGGCAACGAACCCCCACGTTCCGTTCACCAGCTTCGCCGCCATTTTGCACGTCCAGTAGGCGCGGTCGAACCGGTCTGAAATGTACGGTTTGCGGTAGACTTCTTTTGCGCGCTCCAGCGCGTTCAATAGTTCAGAGCGGGTCGCCGTAGTGGTGAACACGGCCACTTCGTCCTCGGTGTCGCATTCCGGGTAATGAATAATCACTGCGTGTCTCATTTGCACCCTCCCGGCTCACGCCACATCCGCCGCCGCCCACATGAGCTCCTTGGTGAGCGCCAGCGTATCCATTCCGGCCACGTCCACATTTACCAGCCGGTTCGGGAACAGCAGCACGGCCTGCTCCACGCCGGCCGCTTCATCATAGTAATAGCCGACGTGTGCAAGCCGCGGGTTGACTTTGCGCAGAAAGTCCCGGCTCGACCGGATGAAAGCTTCGCGATTTTCCTGTTCGCGCAGCCGCCGCTCTGCTTCGCGTTCGATTTCCGGTTCATCGGCCCCCAGCGCCTTCGCAATGCGGGCAAGCTCCTCGCAGATACGGTTCAGTTCTTCCATGGTTCAAGCTCCTTTCGTTTCGTCGTTGACCGCAAGACTTTGCGAAGTCCATGCGGAGGTTCGTATGCGCACATTTTCCGCGCCGACCAAATCGCACAGCATGCCCTCAAGCGCCGCCCGATAGCGGGGATAGTGCCGCCGCTGCTCATTCCGGACAAAGCCGTCGTCGCGGGGCGAGAGGAAAATAGCCGCGCCCCATTCATTATCGGCCACGCCCACATAGAACAGTCGGTTCTGCGCGAACGCGTGGCTTTCGCGATCCAGCCATTTATCGCAGGGGCCGAAAGAGGCGTACCGCGCCATAAGCATTGCGCGGATATTTTCGGGGTCGTCGTCCCAGTTCCAGACGTCGTTGTCCACATACCACTGATAACCACAGTCTCCGCCATGGGCGAGATAATTTCCGCGTCCCATTGCTAGCCCTCCGTTTTCACATTTTTCGAATCCAGCGTCCATTCGCCGACGCAGTTCCCGTTGCTGTCCATAACCTTGCCGCTTCTGCGGCCGGAATAAATGAGTCCCTTCAGCCGGTCAAGGCAAGTGAGCACTTCCGCGATTTCGTAATCGCCCTCGAAGGCCGCGTTGCCGGTTGCAAATTCGATTTTTACCATCACAGCACCCCCGCCTTTTTGCACGCCGCAATGGCCAGCGCCGTAATATGCCGGTCGTTGCAGCCATACTTGTCGTACCAGTCGCAGATTTCGAACGTTGTCACCACTTTGCGCAGCACATCCCACGCGAACCGGGTTTCATAATCCTTATATCCGCCCTTTTCCCGCAGTCTTGCGCCATACTGCTGGAACCAGAGCGCATGCCGCCGGATTTTCTCAACCAGCGGTTCAAGTTCCGGGGAAAGTTTCAGGTTCCCACCCGCCATATCACTGCACCTCCTGCAATTCGTCGAGACAG